TTCGGTCACCCTGCGAAGCTGGTCTTCGGTGAATTTGTAGCCGGATGGTCCATCCCCTCCGTCCGTTCTATTGCGGAGGATTCCCGTCCCGTTGTCCTGGCGACCGAACAACTCGATCAGCGCCATCTCGGATTCGAAGGCTTCCGCTTCGTTCAGCATCGGGAAGATGACGATGAGGGAGCGGTCCTTCGGGGGGCGGACATTGTGCTGGGCGGAACAAGCTCGATTGCCTGAGCCTTTCCCTGCGTAGTAGGGAGTTCCAGCGGGGGCGAAGCCGGCCTTGCTGCGGAGCCAAAGATAGGAATAAAACGTCGTCGTCGTCGGGTTCCCCTTGAGTGCTGGATTGTGTACTACGGTGTTGGGCATCTTGTCTTGTCCTCAATTCAAGTATACAGGGGTCTGGGGATTTTCGTTAGGTACTTAAGTACTGCTGGTTAAGATGTTGATTCGTTGTAGGTTACAGACTTTGTGGAGTCAACTGGATAATTCCCGAAACTTTAGGCCAACTCTGACTTCGAGGTGGCATTTTCAGTCGCCATCCTCGGCTCCGGCTGTCCCCACTTGTCGCGGGCGAAGGCCTTGGCGGTCGCCTCGTCGTCGTATGTGTAGTTCGTGGCTTCGGTCACCACGTACCCTTCGGCGGTCTTGACTATAAAAAGCGTCCCCTCAGATATCATGCGATCCTCCTCTATGACTACTTTCGGTCGAGCATAGACCATTGTACCGCGAAAACCGCCCCGCCGAGCGCATTCGAAGCGGGGTTGTCGTTAGAATGTTGAAGGTTTCCCACCGCAGAGTTCGACCGCGTGCTTCATCGCTTTGGCAAATCGTTGAGCATTTCCATATGTGTCAATGTTCACTTGCCAGTTGCTTACACAGAAATCAAATCTGTAGTTGCAGGTTGATTCACCCGAAGGACTGATCTTGTCTTGTGCATTTGTAGTCTCGAATGACACAAGTGGAAAATTCTCCGATTCACCCTTGTAGCCTGAATAGGCTTTAATGGATGTTGGGTCTATATCAGCCAAAGAGAACATTGTAGTGGATGCCTTTTCATCATCACCAGTGACGGGCTTGCCTAATTCATTATGCATGGTTTGTCTTACCGTGCAGCCAGTGATTTTAATGGTATCATGCAACACCTTACCATCAGCGTTAGACCAATACGCATGGGTTGTACCGAATGCTTCTAGCCATTGAGCTGTTTGTTTTAGGGATTGAGCCGTAACCGACGTGCACAGAACCAGCCCGAGGATCGTTGCGATTGCGATTTTCATCTTTCCTCCCAAATCTGCTTCCGATCAAGCATGGGCTATCCTATGTGTTTTTGTCAACGATTATCTTGCGAATTACGAAGCTAAAGACACAGCCAAACTGCTCTTCCACCACCTCTGCGGGTTCCAGTAGGTTTTCCACTATTGAGTCTGCCTCTTCTTTTCCAAATCGAGTAGCCTCGCTAACATCTGACACCCAAGTGCAGTGCCAGTGCAATCCTGCCACAAAACGAGATTGCGTGAGGAACATCTCCGGGTTTTCTTCTTGTTTAAGAAACATCATTTCTCTTCTATCAGGGTTTGGCTAAGAACAAAATCAGTAAACCAGCCAATTTGGAGCGTCCCATAACGTTAGATTACGTTGACTACGCCGTCTGCAAATCTTGGGACCCCGGACGGGATATGACCCGCATCCCCGCTTCTAGAGAGCGATGCTCTGTCATTGAGCTACCGGGGTGCCGATGAAAATTAATACCGCACAAACCCCCGCACGACGCCTAATCGATGATGGAAATAATGTCCTTGCCCTCTTCATCGACGACGAATGCCCGCACGCGCCGCCGGGCGGTCGCGGTAGTTCTTCACCATGTTGTTCTCAAGGTCCTTGCCGACGCTAAGGAGACACTGGCAGTCATGCATTCTCGTCCTCGTTCGCGAGCACGGCATCGTAGTGCTCGGCGCACAGCCACTCTTCTTCGAGCTTTATGGGTGCCGGGCGGTCGCAGTAGATCGGGTCGCCGTCCTCGCCCGGCTCATCGTGCCAGCCCACTACGTACTCACAATTGTGCATGGGGCCTGAAATCCTCCAGGTCGATGGCGGCGGGGCACTCCTCGGGCTTGACCGGGAACATGGCTTCCGCGAATCTGGACTGCATCGAGACGATGGCCCCCGTGTCGTCCTTGAACACCGTCTTCCCGTGGGAATCCTCGGAATACATCACCCGGAAATAGGCGGCATACACGGTCCCGTCTTTCCGAGTGACGAACAGCCCGTAATAGTCTCCTCGGTTCAAAGCCGCCCCTCATTCCTCGCGGGCCACTTCCCCCTGCAATTCCTGCTTGAACATGAAATTCCAAAAGACCCGATCAATGCCAATCGGATTACCCGCGTCATCAAGTTCAACAGTTCCTTCCCAATAGACCGTCTTGTCCGGATTGAACACCTTGAGGCGGTCCCCGGTCTTCAGCGGGAAAAGCCCCTCGTAGGACCACCGCTCCTTGGGCGGGGGCGAGATGAAACGCTCGTCCTGGAGGGCGTATACTCCGGGGATGCCCGTCTCCGTCCAGAAAAACAGCGTGCCTTTGATGACTAGGGGTGCCTCTGCGGTGAACTCTATCATGATGTCCGGGGCCCGAGCGCCTTCCCGGCCCCGAGGTCGAACCGTTCCCCAAGAATGCTAGCAACTACCACTGGTCGGTATCCCATGGAAAATCCTCGATGTGTAAGAAGAAGGAATATAATTCGGCGGAAAGGTGGCATACAGAACCGCCCATTCGTCGCCCTCGCGCGCTAAAAAGAGGCAGCTTCCCGAATGCGCCTCAATGCCGTATCTCTCCCTCAGGTACGCGGTCTCAGCCTTTGCTTGTTGGAGAGTCATAAATTCCTCCGGCGATCCTGCCGCATCCCTCGCACGGGTGGGTAATGTGGTGGAGGCGGCCCGGATGGTTGCACGGCTCGCCTATGCGCCATTTCGGGCGCTCCTCAAGGCTCCAGTCGAGGAGTCCCGGTCGGCCGGGAATGCTTTCAGGGAGGCTTTCGGAAATTGGAATCCTCTTCTTGCTCATGCTACCTAATACTCTGGATCGGGCTTGTATGTTTCTTCTTCGCCAGCGGGAGCGGGCACCACGTACTTGTCCGACGCCCAAGCGCCCAAGTCCAGCAGTCGGCAGCGTTCGGAGCAGAAGGGAAACTCCGCGTCCTTCTCGGAGTCGGTCGGCTTCTTGCATGCGGGGCAAATGTGTTTCATGGTCAGTCGCCAAGGACGCGGCCGAGGCTGTCGGTGTAATTGTACCAGATTTCCCTGAGATGCCGGGGGGCGAACACGAGGTAGACGAGAAACCAGAAGGACCAGATAAGGGTGAGGACGCCCCACGCCAGCGGAGCAAACAGGATTTTTACCGTGCGCTCGGCATCCATGGTCATGGAACGCGTATCGGAAATTCTCGTTTTAGAAATCTTCGTCGACGACTTCGATGTACTCGGACGGGACCGGGGTGCCGACCACGATTTCGTAGTCGGCGGTCGAGGGGAGGATTTTGGCGTCCGATGGAAGCGTGACCTCAAGGAGGGCCAACGGTTCCGCCTCGTTGAATTCGTCCCCGAGCCAGTTGGCGACCACGTTCTCGGCGTCTTCCAGCGTCTTGAAGAGATAGATGCCGTCTTCCTGCTCCATGACCCCGGCCCGCTCGCCGGTCCGGGGCCGGAGCCCCTCCTTCATGACACGATAGACGTTGGACGCGGGCGTGACGTGGAATGGCATGGTCTCAATTCGTACGCCAAAAAACCCCGCCACCTGGCAGGTCGTGGGTGTCGCTGTCGTAGGACGACAGGAAACGCCCCATGCCATCAGCCGCAACGACGTCAGTAGCCGCATCTTCCTCGTTGATCCCGGCGATCTCGATGGCCCGCTTCGCGGTCTCGTCGCCGTAGATGTCCTTCAGGTACTCCATGGGGTCTTTCAGAAGCTCGTCAACCTTCTCCTCGATCCACTCGTCGGAAGGCTCGGTCTCTTCTTTCTTGTCCCCGATCAATTCATGGCCCCCAGAATCGAACTTGCCCTCTTCGTCTTCTTCGCCTTCCCCGTTGTAGCGGGCAATCTCCCCCGGCTCCCAGCCGTAGGAATCCGGGGATTCCCTAATCATCCCCTCGACATCGGGGCGCAACCGCGCTTCAAGCGCCTCCTTGTCGATATATCCTTCAAGCCAACTCTGCGTGAACGAGTCGGGCTCGTCCCTCAACTGCTCCCGCACCAGCGCTGTGGCGAACTCCTCGGCCGCATCGTAGGTGGGGGCGACCACGTATTCCTTGCTTCCGAAGCTGATCGTGGCGAAATTGGAAGCCTCATGCCAACCCCACATTCCTTCCTTGATTTCGAATCCGTGGGCGTGGAGGGGGTCTTCTTTCTCTAGGAACTCCATGACGGCCTCGACGGTCTTCGGGTCCGTGATCTCCGCTTCCACTTCCCTGCGGACTTCGGATTCGTCGGTTTCCATGCGAAGCTGCTCTCCCGGTTCCGGCTCCTCGGCCGGAACGGGCTCGGGCGTTTCAACCGCTTCTGGCGCTTCTTCGATCTCGGCCGGGGGAGGCTCCACGGCCGGGGGCGGGGCGGTGATGTGCGGGGCTTTTGCGGCGGGCTCGTCGCGCTTCACTTCCACGGGCTCCGGCGACGGCTGCTCGGTCGGGGCTGGTTCTGGTTCTGGTTTCTCATCAGGCGGCGCGGCGGTCTTAGAGGCGGCAGCTTTTTCTGCGAGGTACTCCTCCTCAAGCTCATCCTCGTACGAGGCGAGGTTCTCATGGAGGGCGACAGCGTCGAGGGCGGCGTTCTTGACAGAGCGGAACTTGAACTGATCGGCGGCTTCTAGCGCCTCTTTCTTGATGTCGGCCATGGGGATTACCTCTATCTAAAGGCATTGGGAAGCCAAAGAAAACGCCCGCTTGCGCGGGCGTTCTCGAACCCATGCTTCTGTTACTAGGCGCACGGATAAAGCCCTAGCTACGGTCAGCTTTATGCTGCCGCGGCAAAAGCCATTGCTTTAGGAGCAGTGACAGTTATAGGTTCTGTGCCTGTTTTGCGGGTAGCCACAGCGGCCCGGTCCGTAAGCATTCGCAACGATCCTCCGTCGAAAGGCAATTTTCGGCCCCACAGATTGACGGTAATACTGCCGTCAATTGGTGGAGCCGGGGGGTCGCCATCCCCCGTCCGAACTGATTATCACGGTGCTTGTTTTCTCTTACGAGAGATTTCCGAACAACCTCTATAATACGCTGGAAAGTCCGAAAAAGCTATAGTTTTGTGTTCAAAGGACGCAGAGTAAGCTAGTCCTCCACCAAAAAATCTCGTTCCTGTCCTACCTGCATCGGTGAGTCGGATGCCATTTTGGATGCCCCAAAGAGTTTCAATTCGTCCTCGATCTTCGCCTTGCGGATTAGCGGGTTCTTCCAGCGGTTCAAATAGTCCTCGTCCCCGAGCAGCCCGCGGCCGATTTCGGCTGCAACTTGCTTATGACCGGTATCCAGCTTGACCCCATGGGCTGCAAGGAAAACCATGACGCCGAAGGCGCGTTCCAGATCATCCGTATTGTGGATGCCGGGAATCCACTGGTCCATGCCTTCCAGCAGGGCTTTGACCTCTTCCGCTGGCACGGGCTCCTCGAAGCCCTTGCCCAGCCCCCCGAGGAACGGCGTGCGGTATGAGTCGAGAATGTCGTGGGCGGAGTCGTTGTCGTACGACCTTTCGCCCCATGCGCCCGCAACCTTCACCTTGCCTTTTATCAGGGGACCGATAGGGGTCTTCGGATTGACCCGCAGTATCTTGGCGACGTTCTTCGCCCAGTTCGGGTCTCCGTTGCTGTAGATCAGGCCCGCCTTCTCAAGGCTCATGTCGGGCTTGAAGTTCGGGTTCTGCCCGTCAGCGATCCGGTTCAGCGCCTTCTTGAGGGCGCGCTCGCCCAGAGCTTCAGTCTCGAACCGCATGATTCGGCCGGAATGGAACCCCACGAGGTTGCCGGGGTTGTGAAGCTCGGGATCGGCTCCTTCGGTGCGGCAGATCGCATCCACAAACTCGTCAAGACCTATCCGCTTCTCTTCCACAATGGCTGCTGGCGAGTACCTTGTTGGGGCGGCGGGGTCTACAGCGCCGGGCATCAATGCTAAAAGCGCAGCGGGGAGCAGCGCCCGGTTCAACGGTCCTGCCGTCTTTTCCGTGGCTCCGTGGCAGCCGCAGCCGCCATCGGGATCGTTCTCGTGCGGGCAGCCAAAGTCCGGTGGGTGGGTGTGAATCTCGAACGGATGCCCGCAGGTGCACATAGCAGCGGCCTTGCTCAGGCTGGCTTCGAGTTCCAAGCTTGCCGCCTTGTGCTGCCTCATTTTCTCTTCGCAGTCGGGGCAGATGCCGTGGGAGACGGGCTCGACGCCCTCCCGCATTACCTTCCCGCACCAAGCGCAGACTTCCTTGTGCTGCTCGGCGAGCTTCGCCTTGATGCCCATCCGCTTCAGTTCCGCTATGTCGTCGGTCAGTCCCGGCTTTACGGGCGCTGCTGGGGTGACTACGCGGACGGACGCCTCGTCGGCGGTGAAAATCTCAAGCTGCTCGGTGGTACGCCCCTCATCCACCAGCTTTCCGTTCTCCTCGTGGACCGAGAAAAACGGTTCGCCTTCCGGCGCGTGGTCGATCACGATGTAATAGTCAACCCCGGATTTCGTCCAGCGCTCCTCCGTCGCGCCCGAGGGGTACCAACCGTGGGTGGAAAGAATTTCGCGCCACTCGTCGTCGATGAAACCCTTGGCGGTCTTCGTGCTGGAAACCTTGGCGATGCCGGACGGGAACAAGTCGGCGGCGGCCTTCTTGCATTTGGACATCGCCCTGACGGCTTCCTTGAGTTGGTAGGGGTTGAGTTGGTTCCTAAAGGCCCACGCTTTCACGCAGCGTGCGGTGTTCCCGAACTTTTGCAGGTAATCTACGGCGTGCTTCGCATAGCCGTTCGCATAGGCGGCAGACAAACTGTCCGTGGTGATCTTGCCTGCGTCGGTGAACAGCGGTTGCTGCTCCTCCACAAGATCGATGGATGCCGGAGCCATGTCTACGGTTGTGCCGTTGTCCCACTTGACCCCTATGCGAACGCGGGTCTCGGGGAATGACCTGTCAATGCTGGGAAACGTCACATCGACGCTCTGCACTGTGCCGAGTGCTGCGCCGGGGTGAAAGTGGCGAACTCGGGAACCGATGGGGAACTCCTTGAGCATGTAGGCCTTGAGTTCGCGAAGGTCACGTGGTTCTTTAGGATTGGAACCGCTTTTTAGGAGAGAATCGCGCATCTGTGCCTCTATTAAAAGCAAACAAAAACAGTAAACTCAAAAGGCAACTGTTGAACTCATTGAAAAGGACTACCCACGAGGAGCTTTTTAATGAATAAGAACGATGCCCAAAATAGCAGACGAGCAAAAGCTAAAGCCGAAGGGAAATGCAGAACATGCGGGGTTAAGCCCACCCCAGTGGGATACGCCACATGCGATTCTTGCAGAGCCACCACCAAAAATTATTATCAACGCCACAAAGATAAGATGAAAGCCTATTACCAACGCAACAGGCAAAAAATCATCGAAAGAACCAAACAATATGATGAGGCCCATCCCAGCGAACGAAGAAAGCGACTGAACAAACGACGCCGACAGAAAAGAATGAAAGCCATAAAACTTCTTGGAGAACGGTGCCGTGGGGTGACTTCTGCTGGTTGCCGTTGGGTCAACGAGGACGGAACCTACGGATGCACCGATGTCCGCATACTCCAGATCGACCATGCGAAGGGAGGAGGAGCCGATGAACTAAAGCATGGACGAAAAGCCTTCATCGGTAGCGATGGAGTAGTGATAAAAATCTTACGCGGAGAAACCAACACCTATCAACTTTTATGCCCTAATTGCAATTGGCTAAAACGGGTTTTGGGAACTGCCTAGTTTATCCTGATTTTGTCGATTGGCCTGTCTTGGGGCGTCTCGACCAGGCCGTCGTTGACCTTCTGGTCGATGAGGTCGGCGTACAGGTGGAACAGGCGGGCGAGGTCATGCCCTCGCTCCTTGCAGTTGCCGAGGGCGTATGCGCCCGGAGGGTCGAGGCTGATCGCCATCCCGGCGAAGCTGACGCCGTGATTCGTGCAGAGGAGCGTGAAAGTTTCGTACGCACGCCTCAGATCATCTGGCATGTCAGGCATTAGTATCCCCTTCGCATCGGGCAGTTCAGCTTGTGGGGAAATGGTTTCTCCATCGGCTTGCCCACCCGGCCGCACTTGTTGCATTGGAATTCGCCGGTCAACTTCCCATCCTTTTCGAGCATCAGGTAGGAGAAGCCGTCGTGCATATCCTGCATGGCGCATTTGAGCTCGGCTTCCATCTCCGGCGTCAACTCAAAATCGGAATCGTCAAATTCATCGAAGTCGTCTGGCATTAGCCCCACCCGGTCCCGCCGCAGTCGTCGCAGCCCTTGCCGCCGCATGCCTTACATTGCAGCATCTTTTCAAGCTCCGGGTGCTCTTTAACGATCTTCATGCACTTCTCGGCTTTCGCCTTGTGGAACTCCTCGATGAGCCGCTGGCCCTCCGGCGTCTTTTTGAGCCCCGCCGTGAAGCTCGTCTTGAACACCGTCCAGGACTGCTCGGACCATGCGTCCCAGAGCTTCTTTAGCAGCCAAGTCGCAGCCGCAGCGAGCGCCGCCCAGAAGACCTGGCTCCACGAGATGCGCGGCCAGAAGGTCACGAAATAGAGCATGGTCGGGAAGCGGAAAAGCATGTCAAATACCCTCACTACAGAGGTTGCAAGTCGAGTTCTTAAGCCCCCGGTTGACATGCCAACGCTTGTGGCAGGACCGTTTGAAGGCTTCACTTATCGCAATACTGCCACTTGAAGACATCTGATGCTTTTTGCCCCGATGCGCGTTAGCACAACGACGATGATACTCAACAGCATCCCTCTTGTACCATTCTTCCCAAGAGGCCTTGCGTTGAGATTCATCCTGTTGGGCTCTGGCCTTTTTGATTTTATCTACGGCTTCTTGAGAACCGTGGTACGAACCGCTGGCGATGCGCTCCTTGACAGAGGCACGGAAGCCAGCGAGACGACATGCTTCTTGTTCTGGAGCGAGCGGTTTGCGCTTCTTGCCTTTGTTGGAGGCGCTGATCTTAGCGCGGGTCTCCGCCGAAGGCTTCCAGCCGGTGGCACCTCGTCCTCCCGCGCAAATGTTATAGCCACATTTTTGAGCGGCCAGCATCCTCACCATTATTTGCTCCCATGCTAAGCACTCTTCTTCGGAAGCAAAATCGGAGCGCAGAGAGCGGATAGTGAAATTTTCCCATCCGTATTTACGGACAGCGTTGTACAAGTGGGGCTTGCTAGCACAGGATTTCTCAGGATGAAAAATACGATACTTCTGGTTCGACCAATACCGGGCTAAGTCGGATTCTTTGGTTTTCCCGATGTAATACTTCCAGTTAAGGTTGTTCAGAATGAAGTAAACATGCATGAAAATGGCTCCCTGTTTAGGGGAACCATGGTCGTGAATCCTTTTGCTATTATACGTAAGTACTTAATAATAAAGGACTTATACTCGTCAAAACCTAACTATCCATTCAAAAATTATATTGACTCCGGCCGGGAGCAATAATGGGGGTAAAGTAACGTAGTTCACAAGTACAACGCTACTGGGGTTCGGCCCCTGCCCTGGTCCGCTAGTATCAGTCGGATCGAAGTACGGCGCGGTAAGCATGTTCGTCGGCCCGCCGTTATTGATCGTGCCGCCGCCGATCAGCCCCATCTCGCGAATGCCCTGCGTGATGTTATCCGTCGTGGCGTTCACCGTGGTCTGGAAGCTGACCGTGGTGGAAAACGCGGCAAGAGGGTTGTAACTGGAATCCGTGTACTGAATCTTGGAAAGCGGCTTGCGGAGGATTTCCTGGATGATCGCCGTCTGCACAGGGGTCGGGTCCGGCTGCGTCTCCGGAGCCCATGACGGGTCTCCAGCGCCCAGCGCCAAGCCCCATATGCCGTAAAGCGGATCGGCGTTCGTGTCCGTCGTTTCCCCGAGCGGATAGGGCGGATTGGCCGCGTTGGGGTAGGAGTTCGCCATGAGCCGGGCGAACAGGAATTTCACGCCATTGACAATGACGTTGGGGCTCCGATAGAGGACTTCGCCCGTGTCCGTCCGGTACACACGGATTTTGCCGCTCGGCTTGTACTGCGTCAAATCTTCCTTGAATTGCATTTTTATTCCTTCACTACGCTCTGGGTAGTCTGATTCTCGGGTTTCGGTGCCGTCCCCTGACCAACCTTTCCTACAATCTCAAGACCTGACTAACTCTTCAAGCTCAATACTCTCTTCGGGCTCCGGAGGAGGCGGAGGCAGGATCGTCCACTTGAAGCGGTTGCGGGGAACCGGGAAATTCAGCCGCCGCATGAGCCGGAACGTCGGGCGTCCGGGGAAAATCGCCGAGCGGCCGTCCGGAAACTTCACGAGGTAGTCCTGAGGCCCGTGGTAGAGCGCGATGTCGGGCACCGCCACGCCCTCCGGCAGGTATGTCATGTTGCCCACGGAAATCGTCTTCGGGATGCCCGGCGGGAGCAGCCCGGCCTTCAGCGTTTGCTCATCCGGGAAGCTGACCGGAGGAATGAACTCGACCGCGCCCTTCTTCGTAAGTTGAAGAAGCCGATTCTTGAATCCCGGGCCGATTGCCAGCGTCCCCGTGGGCTTTCCCTGCATGTTGTAAACGATCACGTACATCGGGCGGCCTTGCTGCTTCAGGCTGCGGCTGCGGTACTGGCGGATGACCCTGGCCGTGTCGTCCACCGTGGTCTTGGGCTTCGGGCTGTAGGTCAGTTCGATGTGGCGGACCTTCGGGGCGCGCTTGATCTTGGTCGCCCCCGTGACCACCTTCTTCTGCGTCTCGTTCACGAACGACATGGGCAGGTTGAACGTGCCCTCGAAGGTTTTCACGGTCGGGTCCGCCCCGGTCTCGTCCTGCTCCTTCGAACTGTCGGCTTCGCTTGACATCCCCTTGAACGCGGCGAGCACGGTCGCGTAAATTTGCACGATTATCTCTTCGGAAAATTCCACACTCAGCATGAAGGACGCCACCTCGTCCAAAAGTGCGTGGACAGCCTCGGCTATTAAACCGGACATCGCTTTTGGCTGGTCTTCCACAAGCGGAATCTTCATGGAAAACACAGTAAAATTGGGAATTCCGAGGTCAAGGTTGAGGGACACACGGGGATTGGCGTCCCGAATCGTCGTAATTTCTAAGATTCCAGTTGGCGGGCTGACATACGAATTTTTGGCGAGTTCACTCATCTACTTATGAAACCCCTAGCTGACAAAGATCACCAGAGCCCCCGCGGGAAGCCCCTGCCTTCAGGCATGGGGATGAATGCGGGGCAATTAGGTGCCGTATGCATAACCGTCTCTCCTTTGAATTATCTGAACGTACTTGGCTGAGATTCCATCTGTCTTTCCAACCTTGAAGGAAGGTTTGGCACGAACAACTACCCGTCCTACGTGGGTGCCTTTGTTCTTTCCGGTTGGAACAACAGCGCGAACAACATCTCCAGTCTCAAATCCGAAATGCTTTTTGACACCAGAACGATGACGAGTTGGGAAACCAAATTTATCCGTGCCGCACATTTGACGAGAGCCGTGTCCCGTGGCGCGAATCAACAGCGGCTTCGCGTCTTCAGGCACGATAATCTTTGTGCCGGAGACGCCGACACACGCGGCGTCAATCCCATGTGCCTTCGGCAGTCCTTGCTTAACACGATTGAACTTTGTTCTACCGCCTGTGCCAACTTCGACAGGCAGCCCGGTTGCCTTGAGAGCGTTGAATAGTGCCCAGCGGGTTGCATTAACAGCAGCGGCGTCTTTGAGCGGAGCCTTCACTTGAGTTAAAATCTTCTTCAAGCGGTCGGGGTCTTTAGCAAGAAACTTCTCGATGCTGTCTGTGTTCTTCTTGGGATTGCACTTTTCGCAAGCCAAACACAGGTTAGAAATGCGGTCTGAGCCGCCTTTAGCTTTTGGATGAATGTGCTCGATTTGCAGCGGCACATCTTTGGCATCGCAGTACGAGCACTGACGGTTCCATTTCTCCAACAAGTACTCCCGAACCTCGTATCCTTCGAGTGTGCCCTGCTGGTATTCAACACCGGCAATCTCGGGATTTTCAATCTTTTGCATGTCGAAGCGAACTAATTCTTGCGACAGTGTTTCGACAGGAGCCAAGCGGCGAAACCGATTAACCCAAGTCGTGGTGGTGAGCACGCGGTGCATCAATGACGGGGCAAGCCAGCCCTCGGGTTTGGTGCGGTTGAGAAAGCGTGCTTGCCGATACCGTGTCTTGCGATTGCGCCGCCCTCTGCGAAGTGCGGCACGAGATTCCAACGAGTTCTTTATTTCCTGTCCTCGGTGCTGCAACTCTGCACGAGAGACAACCAAGCCAGCGTTGTTGACCAACGCAATGCCTGTGACCTTTGAGCCGGGGTCAAGCTTCAACCGCAAGGGCTGAATGACTCCGTCCGAAGGTGGACGTTTAAGAATGATGGTGAATGGATAGCGACGAAAAACAGCCGCGTCTCCCGCACTCAACAGCAAGCGTGCGCGTGCCGGTGTAGTGCAGGAGAGCGGCGTCTTATCTTGTGCTAAAACAAAAACTGACATCTAAATGTCCTCTCGGATTGCTCCGGTAAAGTTTGCCTCGACAATGTTTCTCAGGTTTGTGTATCAGCGACCTTCCCTGCTTTATCTTTCAGGAGCATGATTGCTGAAGACAGAGCCAAAAACTGGCAAGCATTCTTGGGTGTCGTGGCCTGTGAAACGTAGTTGGTTAGAACTTAGTCTGGTCAATGTGCTCGGTGGAACTCACCAAGCCCCGCCCTTTAGGGCTGGGGATTATTGACTACGATAACCCGTAAATGAAATACTCATCTCCGCCAGAAATCTCCCATGTTTGACTCAAGCGGGGCGCAACAAGCCCCGCCGGGTGGGTGATGTCCCAGTTCGCCACTTCGCCCGAAGGATAGGGATTCAGCGGCGTGTTAGTCGCCTTATCCACGCCGATGACCGCAATCCACCTTGTCGGCGGATTGAGCGTCGGGTCGCTGAGTGGCGGCAAGGAAGCGTCCTGCAAGAGGACGTATTGGCCGCCCTGAAGCGCATAGGCGCTCTGTAATGTCGGGGTAACCGTGCCGCTGCCTGTCTCTGTCGCCAAAGCAATCGTCTGAGCCAACGGGATTTGGAACGTGGTGCTGGTCACGTTTTGAATCTTGCCCGTGGTGTTGAACGGCGACTGTAGCGACGAACCTGTCAAACCGTTCGTGCAGCCCACGATGGTGACCCGCATGCCTTCGTGCAGGTCCAGATTCGGCGGGACGACGGTAAGCCCCCCAGCCAAATTGTCGAATGTGTAAGTTGCATTGATTCCGTCTGCAACTGTCTTTATGACGTTGAACGTGATGGTCGGCAACAGACCCCAGTCATGCACCGAAAGGGCCGGGGACAACACCTCGCCCCAAGCCGTGACCGTCGTGGTGGGGTTGGTCGGGTCAAGCACGGGGGCTTGGATGAGCATCGGGGTTTCCGGAGGCTCTTCAACCAGTCGGATGAATATGCGCAATGTGTCCTCGATCCCGCTTGACGAGCAGTTTGTGTTCGTGTACTGCTGCTGGTAGAGCGGTTGCAACACGGACGGAAGGTCGCTATAGGTTAAGAGGTTGATGGAAGCGGAAGGCAAGTAGCCCACTGTGCCCGCCAACTGTGCCACGGAAGCCGTGGGGGCGTGCGTAAAACCGAGGGCGGCGGTGAAAGTCGTGGATGTGGAAGTCAGGACGCTAAGCTGCACGCCGTTCAGGAACGTGAAGTTCGGATCGGTCAAACCGATGAGCTTGACCTGCTGCAAGATAGTAAATGTCGGCGCATACTTCGGAGCGAAAGTCACAGTAACCGTGGTTGGTATGGCTGGGCTTAACGACGCTGCATTTACAACAAGGTTGGTCACCGCGGGGGAAATGTTGGTCCATGTGATGGGGTTGGCGATGGGGGGGCTGCTTATACTGTCAACAGTCTCGCCATCGGATGCTGTATTCCACACCGGTTCAACCGTGCCAGGCTTTCCCGCCGTCGTCACCATCTGGAGGTTGCCGTTGGTGTCCCGCAGGAACGTGTACAGGTTGAACGGGTTCGAGGTGGGCGTGCTCGCCTGCCAGAAGACCGGAGGATTGACGAGCACGTATCCCGTCAGGGAATATAGCGACTGCTGCGTCGGGGTGAGGGTGATGTACTGCTGTTGCGTGACGTACGCCGGGCTGATGAAGCAGTCGATGTCCTCGTCTTCGCCGAATATCGTGGTGAATTCCAGCCCGACGTGGGCTGGCTTGGCAAGGTCGATTGCGCCGTAGAGGCTCTCCACGATCTGCTGAAGCTGGGTGAGCGTGGCGATCTCGCTGAGCGAGTTGTTGCCCACGCTGACGCTGACCTTGATGGCGTTGCGGTCGGACTGGTCGTAAACTCCGTTGCCGATCTCCTTGTAAAGCTCCTGCACCTGTATGTTGATGCCCGTGTAGGCATGGATCACGTCCTGTATGCCCTTGGCCGTGGAGCCCTCGCGGTATGCCGAGATCAATTCGATCAGCATCGTCTTGAAGTCGGTGTCGAATTGCGTCTTGCTCGGCCAGTTGGAACTGATGTAAAGCGGATCGTTCCAGCGGCGGCGGATGTCGGGCGGCGTCAGATAGCTCGGGTTCTTGTTGACGATGTCATAGGAATAATAGTAGTCGAGCTTTCCGAGTTCCTGCGCGAGGGCGCGGAGGAAGTTCCCCCAAATTGATTGATCGTTTCTTGTTGTATAATAGTTCGCCATGCCCTGAATCAGCGAGTTCATCCGGGCATCTTCGTATTGCAAAAGTTGCTCGCGGCTTTTCAAGTACAGTTGGTCGGGAGAGATTTTATTGTTAACCATGGTTAACTCGCCCCCGAGTCCAATTTTTGCTTATTTTGTTGGGGTATATTAGCTTGCTTACACCCTCAGGACTAGTTGCCCAAATCCGCCCAATCAGTGGGCTAATCCTAGTTCGGTTGTACGCTGCCATTCTCAAGCTGTATGCTCTGGGTTTGGGCTTGCCTTTGAAACGAACTGAAGTGAGCGTCCGCAATTTTTCTCTGAAAAGTCGCCCTTCCGGGGTTTGAAACCTTTTCTTCGCTGCCCTACTCAAACTAGTTCGATGTGCTATCGATTTTGGTCTGCCCATCTGCGCTACGCTTTGTAGTTTTTTCGTCTCCTTAGAGTGCTTTTTGCCTCCAAAACCAGCACGGCCGTACATATGGTTTTTCTTTCCCGTACGATACCGCATGATATTATCTTCGCCACCCAGTGTCATATTGTATCCGTTTTCTGGCTTATAGGACTGATACAAAAGAATGAAGTGGGTTTCCATCGCATTCAACTCGTCAAGAGTCTGGGCTTGATGAAGCACTTCAATCCTGAAATTTTCTCGACCGTATTTACGAATAGCGTGTGAAAGATGCGAATGATTGCCAGCTTTTGCAGACCTATAATGGCCTCCCCAACGTTGTTGTATAGATTGCATAGTTTGACCGATGTACACTTTGCTGTTAACCGTATTTGTTATTTTGTAGTCCAACACAGGCTAACTCGCAGATGTAACGTAGTTGATTGTGATACGCCCGTTCGACAAATATTCAGTAGACGATACCGTCACGTCCTTGGCTCCGCCCTCGTTGAACACTTGATAGGTGCAGAGATACGACAAATTGCCGGGATTCACCACATCTTGTGGCACGACCAGCATGACCTTCTGCCAGTAGGCGGACGCCAGCGGGGTGCTTGAGTTGATCCGGTCGTTAGTGCCGATGATGTAGAAGGAGCCCGGCGTCGCCGTGGAAGCGATGTGGGCTGCGGGAATGCTGTTCGTGAGGAAATCCTGCACGGATGTGGCGCGGCGGAAAATCTGCCCCTCGTAGAGGAAGTCCACGACGGCGATTGCCTCTCCGCCGGAAGGCACAGTGCTGTCCGGCAGCACTTGCGACGTGCTGATCCAGCTATTTTGCGGAACAGTCAGGCCTGAGAAAGCCGGGTCGTTGCGCAGCGGCGTCCACGATGTTCCGGTCGGGATGACGACGCCGATGTCATACGACCCGTCGCTCTTGGCGCACTTGATAAGCGGAATCTGAACGCTCTGCACGCCCGTAATTGCCTGTATCTGGCCGATGAGTTCCGACTGGTACAGCGTGGTCTCCGCATTATCAAGCACGATGTTGGCCACCGTGCGGATGGTCGAGTCCACCGCCTCGGGCGATGCATTGGCATCCAAGGTGACGGCCAAGGTGATGTCCACCGGGTTGGCTGTCATGGCCTTGACGAGCACGTCCGCGGCGGCGTGCTTCGTCGCCGCAAGCTCGTTGACCAATATCTGCACGTAGGCGGGGTACTGGGTCGAAAAGTCGAACGGCTCAGCGTAGAAGTAGCTGACATTCACCGTGCCCCCGTCCGGTATGGTGCCCGTGAGGATGCGGGCGATGGTCGCCGTCCCCGATACAGGATCAACCGTCAGGGTAAAGTCAATGCCTTCTTTCTTCACCACGTCAATCACGTCGTTATTGTACGTGACCTTGATGTAGCGGCTGGCGTACGGAATTTGAGCGCCGACCAGCCCAGCCGAGCCCGCGACATCCAGCCCACCGTCCGCGCCGTACAACCCGTCCCACCCATCAAGAATGAGGGCGAGGTACGGATCGTTCACGGGATACGTCCATGCCTGGCTGCTGCTGTAGCTTGCTGGCAACCACACATTGTTCACGAACCCGTTATTGTCCAGCGTCGTCGGCAAGGTGCCGTTCAGGACTTGCGTTTCAGGCACAGTAGTGAGAGTTTGACCAACATATGTCAAACGCTCGTACAGCGCGAACTTGTTGTACGCCACGACGACCGATTGGCTGTTCCGTATGGCGCTGCCCGTTGCTAGTCCGTTATCGGCGGTTGTCGGATAGGATGATGTAGACAAAGAAATAGTAAATTGGGTCGGAGTGGCGGATGCCACAGGCACATTTGTCTGACTGTTCAAAAATAGGTTGTTAGGATTAACAAATCCGCTAAAGCTGACTAAAGACCCAGCACCAAACTCATTATTCGCCACAAGAGTAACGGTGCTGCCGGTTGCGCTGACACTGGTCACTAACACGGACGAAGCAAGAATCTGCAAGCCGTAAGTATGATACGTGCCGAGGGCGAGGTCTGCCACTGGTACGATCTTGTAATCGACACCCACCTTGTACAGGGTGGACAGGTCAGCGCTCCGCACGGAGAGAACGTCGATTGGATTCCCGTTCGGATCGAGCGGAACGTCCATGCCAGTATCAATCGTGACTGCGTTGGCGGACAAAGCCGTGACCGTGCCCTGCGCCGGAGAGCTTACGATGTTGACCTGAACCGTGTCCCCGGCGGCATTCGACCCGCCGTCGAGCAAAAAGTCCGAGGTGTGGATCAGTTCGATGGCTGAGCTTGGAACCATGCCCGTCAGGTCGGATTGCCCGACGATGGAGTAGATGTCCAAGACCGGCTGGAGCGTGGGCACCAAGGTGAACGGCGATTCGTAGCGCGCGAACATCGTGATGGCGTATGTGCCGCCCACAGCGCCCGTGAGGGCCGCCGCCGCGGCTTGGTTCGTCGCCGGAGTGCCGTTAAGAAGCAGGGGTATCCTAGCTTGAGTGACCGTGGAGCCCGCATACTGGTACGCCATGTCGTTGGGGTTCAAAATAACGTCCCCGTTGACGTTGTCGAACTGCGCCCGTTCCGTGCCGAGATAGAAGGTGCTTCCCAGACGGGTGACCGCGATCTCCACCGCATCGTAGAGCGGGTAGGGGAGCCCGCTGAACCCCGTGATCTGGAACTTCAGCCCGCTTACCGGAAGGAGCGGCAGGTAGGTGCTGGTCTGCCCGTAGGTGCCCGTGTTCTGGTACTCAAAGAACGCCGTCTCGTCCTGCTGGGAAAGCGTCGTTCCGCGGGTATAGATATCCACGCAGCCGAAGACGTGCTTCTGGCGGATCGGGTCCCAGTCCCGTATCATTTCGAGGTCGCCAGCCGCCACGACCTGCGCCCCGATGATCCCCGGCGTGCTCAATGCCGTGCCGAGGTACCCGTGGCGGGTCCCGGTGTCCACGCCCGTCACCAACCGTGCTTGGATGCGGGCGGCAAGATGGGAATTGGATTCGTTGTCCGTGCCGTAGGCCGCCGGGACGAGGTTCGTGACGTTCAAGCCCGAAGGCACGCCGCTCACGACCTGCCGGATCGTTCCCGCCCCGACGTTGCCGTTCGAGCCCATGGCGCTGCACTGCGCCGGGACGCTGACCGCCCACCAGCCGTATTCGGAATTGTAGAACGAAGACAAGTTGGAGATGTTGACCGTCGCTTGCCCCTGCGTGACGAAGTTCAACGCCGGGGTATTGGCGTCCGCCACGGTCGCCACCACGGCTCCCTGCGGCACCGTGAAGCTGGACTGCGGCTGCTGGTACGTGTAGAACGTCAGCACGCCGGTGGATTGGCTGGCCGCCAAGGGGATCAACCCGGCCTGCTCGCCGAGGATGACGAATTGCCCGTTGATGAGGGTCTGGGTGTCCTGCGGGCTCAGCCCGTATGCGCGGGCGATCTGCTGCTTGTAGGGACTGGACTGGAACGGATCACTGACCCCAGTGCCCGTGGTGTCGTCTACTTGCGAGATGGCAGAAATGGACGTGCTAACGCGGGCGAACCATTCGCGCACGCTCATGTTCGCGCACTCGATGGAGAACGGGTCGATGAAGATGTCGCGGATTTCCGAGCGGGGCGACAGGTCCAAGGTCGGAATCTGGCGTACGATCTGCCCGATAAGCCGTCCGGCGATGTCCTCCTTGCGCTGGAGCGCGGGGACGAAATCCGTGGGACTGACGACCCTCAGGTTGACGAAGCCGCAAAGCAGCGGCCCGTTCTGCACGGACTCGTAAAGGACGTTGGTGCCCATAGTGTCCTGAATGACCGTCGAGAACAGGGCATAGAACGTGTCTTGGTTGATGAGGCTGCTGGGGATGTCCACGGAACTGAAGTTCGCGGCCATGACCGTTTGCTTGCTGGTGACGGTGTTGGTCGAGATCGTGCTCGTCGCCGTCCCGGTGTTGGGTGCCGATGGATAATCCTGCGCGACCACATGGGCGGTGAACTGCGTGCCAGTGGCGGTGTTCGCCGTGACGATTTCGTCGTTCAAAAACACGGCGTTATTCAAGCCCGTCAGGACGAGGACGGTGCCGGGAACAAAGCTGTTGATGGCCGTGACGGTCAGGGTGCCGTTGCTGATTTCCACGTTCGTGATGACCGCCGTGGGCACGTTTACGGCCGTGTTGGTCACCGTATTGATGACCGTCTGTTCCGTGTTGCTGACGGTTGTGACGAGGTCGCCGAACTGGGTGTAGGGCGGACTGATCCCGGCTCGGTCCGTAGAGATCATCACCCGCACGCCGATGAAGCCCGGATAGTCCGGCGTGACCCATTGCAGGATGCAGTCGGTCTGGTTCTTCTCCGCCGTGATGCCCGAGGGGGGAGCGATGGCGACCGCGAGGCCGCTCTCATACGCCAGCAGGGTGAACTGGATCGTGGGAGTGATGGCGATGACGCCGTAGTTGGCCCAGAGGACACCGCCGTCCGTCGTGACGGCATTGGCGGTGCCCGTGTCGGCAGCAGACAGATAATCGGCATGAATGTATGTAACGGTAAATGCCACGCCGGGAGTCACAACCGTCACGATCAATCCGTTCAGGAACGTAGCGTTCGTGAGCCCCGTCAGGTACACCTGCTTCCCGGCTGTGAGGGTGTTGCCCGGAGAAGTGATTGTGAGGGTGTTGCTGCTTAGTTGAATGTTGGTGATCGTCGCCGGGGTATTGGTGATCCACGTCGGCTGGAGCGATCCGGAGATGCCCGCCTGCACCGCGACTTGCACGTTCCCGTTCGTGTCGGCGTACCGATAACTAGCGGCATACGTAGTCAAGGGATTCCATGCGGCATTCGGATCGTAATTGCGCCCGATCAACTGGACGGCGGTTTCGAGTACGGTCTGGTCGATAGCGACGCTGGTCGTGAAAATGTTTCCATTGGAAGATGCCGTGTACGTGGTGATCGGCGTCGTCGTGTTGTACAGTGAAAGCTCGATTCGGGTTGTCTTCGCGTCCGCCAACACAGTGACGGGCAGAACAGTGGAATCCACCGACATCGTGGTAGTGCTTGGAGGCAGGACCGGAGTCACCAGTTGCAACGGGGATAGAAGTGTTTGTGGGGTGGTAGCCATTATTGCCTGGACTCCTCATCAAGAATGAGCGGTTTGAGTTCTTTTACAGTAGCGTCTGACCTAAGCCGATTAGCTCGATTTGAAATCACTCTTACATTTCCTTTTGTGTAGCCAAGTTCCCGTCGTATCCGATCAACACTTGGAGAATTGTCAGTCGGTCCTGCCTTATCTTGATGGTTGAACTCAAGTCTTGTTCCAAATACCGGAAAAAATTCTGGCACCATAAGGTCTGCATCCGTAATGTCTAATGCCAGTCCCATCTCTTTGGCCCTTATTTTGGCTCTGGACACCGCCAGATACATAGGACGAGTACGTATCCAAGCGTCTCTCTGTTCTTTGCGATTTAAGTATTTTCGTTTCATGAATTCATCCGTAAAGTAAATCCTAGCGGCGAAGCAGTCCCGGCGTACGACGACACCGTCGCCGACACTCTCACAACGGTCGGATCATTCGGATCGAGCGTGACGGTTATGCCGATGATATCCTTCAAAATCTCGGCCGGGTCCAACGACTGCACGGTGGACTGGGCCTGCTGGACCCGCTGCATCTGCGTGAGGGCGTTCACGATCTGTGTCTGGATGTCGGTCTCCGTGATTTGGATGCCGATCTTCCGCCCGATGTACGACTTCAACGCGCACACAAAGTTGGGATAGAACGGGCACGCGGATGTCAAAATCCACTTGAGGGCTCTTTGCACGAGCTTCGTGTTCCGAGTAGCTTGCAAGAATCCTCCGGACGACAGCTTGAAATCGTTCAAGGAGCCCAAGGCACTGCACTTCAGACAGAGCCCCTGCCGAGTGATGTAGGAGACCTCGATCAGGGGAACAACCAAGCGGATCGCCTTGTTGAACATGATCTTGTAGAAGATGTCGCTTTCCTCGACACGGTTGGTGTCCACGACCACCTGCCAGCCGTATGCCGGGTCGTCGGAGTAGACCTCCTCGCCGGAAATCCACATCCGCACCATGTCCGCGCCGTTGATCGGGGCCCGCATGTTGATGCTCGGCAGGCTGGCGTAGTTCAGCGTGCGGTGGTCGTTCTGGTTCACTACATATCTTTCAAAACTTATGTCATGCGAGCAGGCTCCTATAGGCAGTCTAGTCACCGGATCGACCGTAAGAACGTTGTAATCGTAACTAATGTTACACCCCCGCTCCAAGTTTTAACTGTTGCTTTCTGAACTTCCTTAGGGTTTTTCCAACCTCAACCCACTCTTCATAACTAAAATGCTTTCCCTTGCCTTTATTGCAACCACAACTGTTCGTTTTATTTCTTTTCAAGTTACCAGCGCGAGCCGTACTCTGATTTCCGCATTCACATTTACACACCCACATCGCCCGACCTTTATGAGATGGAGCGGCAGATATTACTGTCAGCTTTCCAAATTTCTGTCCGATTAAGTCTTCTTTTCGCATTACTGCTGAATCTCCTGCTTGATATTGACCGCCGCGCCCGGTGCTGAAGCACGTCCGAGTTGCTCAAGCTCCCACTGCGTCGGGGCATCAAGCTGGTGCACACGGAACCTCGGCTGGGACGACCCTGCGGGGTACACATCAACGGTGTCCTTCACTAGAACAGCGTCATATTCCGGCTTGTTGAAATAAGTGTTGATCTGGGCGAGAAGCTGCGTGATGCTGCGCAACGGATGGTTGAGCGCCTCGTTGGCCCTTTGAGCCTTATCTTCTTGTTTTTCAACAAGATTGCGAATATGATTCATGTGGAATACGGCCTCGTCCTGCCGCTGCAACTGCTCCCGCATGTAGTCCTTGATTTGCGCCATGGCGACCATCGGCAGATGATCCTCGCGCCAAACATACGAAAAATGCCCCTGCGGGCCGGGCTGCCAAGTCTCCTTCTGGAAAGTGGGAGCCAATTTTTCATCGTTGACGGCCTTGTAATACTGCTCCAGCACCCCGGCTGTCTTGCGCAACTGGGCGGCCCGGATTTGGTAGAACTGCTGGACCGCCGCCAGCTTGCCCGTCCGGGCGTTGATCCACGAGGCGAACGCGTTCTGCTGCGTCTGGGAGTGATGCCCAAGAAAGTTGAACGGCGGTCCGGGATAAGAATAAATGCGCCCGTTAGGCATGTTTTTCCTCCGTTTTCAAAGGTGTAAGCGTGCCAAACTTCTTGCCGGTTAAATCCTCATGTCTAGTATTCGCCATAGGTCTTTGCCGCCTCGAAAACGGAAGGCCAAGCTGCCAGAAGCTCGCCGTACTTTTCAATCGGGAAAGCCGGTATTTCATACGGGGCTGCTGCACGATATGCCCGCTGCACCTTTTGACTTTCCCGTGCTATAAACTCCGGCAACCCCCCTGCACGGGCGGAAAAAAGCCCGATGGCTCTTTTACGCCAATCATCAACGACAGCCACTTTGAACTTTTCATCATTGGCTATTTGCCTGAGAACCTGACCAAACTCACCCAGACTTTGCGGATTGATCTGGCACACTAAGATGTAAATGAATTCGGGAAAAGTGGGAAAGGCTATCGTCTCCAAGTCACGAACTAAATCGGCTTTTCGAGCGGACGTATGCCACATCGCATAATTGCAGTATGCTGATGGCTTCTTAAGACAATTCATTAGCATCGTCCCGAACAGGACATCTTCCCCACGTCCCATAGGAAAAAACGGGGGGAGAAGCGTACTCGCATCCAGTCCCAGGCTCATTCCCGGACAGATCACCCAGTTAACTATTTGTGGGTTAGTCGTTGACCGGAGTACTTGTCGATTGCAAAGCACCTGTAGCATGCGCTCATAAGAGTCGAGCTTTGACACGACTTCCGGAGCGATCAGTCCGTAATAGGCGTTTGTAGCCCCCGAATCCCCGACCGAGCCACCCGCAACAAGAGAGGGTTTAACCGCGGCGTTAAACAATTGCTCGTGCTTGCCAATGAAATCTTCGTCGCTTAGACTCTTTTCATCAACTCCATCGATGATCCAACACGTTTGGAATTCCCGGGTAGGCTTGAGCGAGTAGATAATCTCGTCGCTAGAGCCGGGAACCGCAGCGAATTTGCATACCATGTCGTCATCGATCGTGATGAATTGTTGTCCCGCCAGAACCAGAGTCAAAAAATTGCGCACCGCACCCATCGCCACATCGCCGTCGGGCAGCAAGGCATAGCGAAGAAGCTCTTCTGGGCATCCGGATCGGCGTCCCAAATCCTGAATAAATCCTTCCCGGCATGCGCGGTCCAGATGCGTGAAACTAACACCAACTTCTTCAAGCGTCTGACGATTTGGCGTTGGGTCAGTCGAGTCGTCCGCCACAACAAATCGGACATCGTGGCCGAACTCCTCGGCATTATCCCGAAGCGTCACAAGGCAACGCCTAAAAGACGCTGCCTTGTTCTTCGTTAGAATCGCTAGGGTGTTCATGTTTATTTCACATACAGGAGGTTGTGTGTGTAAATGTACTTGCCTGGCTGTCTTCCGGCTGCAAAGTTCCTGCCTCCGCAGTGCAAGCGGCACACGCGGCGCATACCGATGGCTACAGTCTCGGTCAACATCGACCATTCAAGCCCGTTACCCACGTCGGTAATGACGTGCATCCCCGCACGCACCTGATTGGCATAGACTGGGATTTCATCGATTGACGCTCCCTGAGCGATGATGATGATTGCTTCACGAGTCGGGACCGGGGTGCTGTCGGAGACAATAATCTCGGCGCTGTTCTCCGCTATGAGGTGGTAGCAGGGCTGGGTGCTGTAATCCATATGGATGATCTCGGCGTCCTCGGTAAGAGGCAAGCCGTTCACATAATCTTCCGCCTCACCCGCAAGAGTGTTCACGGCAAAACCGAGAATTGCATCGCAGACACGATGCGTGCCGTCGAGGAACATCTCGACCGCCGGGCATCCACCCCCGCCGCCCCCGCCGCCACCTGTGATTTCATAATAGGAACCGGACGTAAGGAACGTGACGCTCAAGCCGCTAGTGGAGTCCGTCGCCCTGAACCCGAGGTTCACGCCGGGGGATGCCGGAAGATACGAAGACGATGTGAAGGAGGGACCCGCGAACGTAGTGATCCAGCCGGAGTTGCCTCCGAACGAACCCGTCGCGCGGTTTGTTTGCGTGCCTGCAACAATATTGCCTGTTGAGGAAATGAATTCCATCGTGATCGGGTTGTTCTGCTGCTGGAACACGACACCTGTGGGGGTAATCGCGATGGCTCCCGTGTAAGAGGGACCAGCGGGAGACACAGAGAACGAATACGCCTGCGGCGCTGTGAATCCCAAGCCCGTCGTGGTGATGGTGGCGATAGCTCCGGTGATATACGTGACTCCCGCCCCAATTGCGAATGAGGTGCCGTTCAAGTACGTGAGCGTCCCGGTGACGCTCGCGCTCAGCGTGGCGGTGCCGTTGGACGAGGACGAAGGAATCGTGGCCGTCACTGTCCATCCGGTGAGCCATCCGCTTCCATTATAGATAGCTACCCCATTCGGGGTTGTTACTGTGCCACCAACCATGCTGAACGAAGACGAAATACTGTTGCCCGTGGCGTACTGCGTGCCAAGCTGGCGAGGCCCGATGGGGCTCGATAGGGTCACGGTGAACGTCTGGGACGTGCCGTTGGCGAGCGCCGTCGTGGGGCTGACCGAGGCGACCGTTGGCTCAACCAGCCAGTTTACCAGGATGGAATCCGTCACGCCCCCGGCCGTTCCTTGCACGGCGAACAGGTCGAACGTCTTGGGCGTGGCATTGTACCATGCGATGTCGTCCGCGATGATCGTGAGATTCGTGGTGTCCACGCCGCTCGCCGGGGCGCTTCCGTTGTAGCTCAGGTTGAAGTTCGTGCCGTCGTAAGCCACGGACGTGCGTCCCTGCCAGTAGGTGTTGTCGCCCGACAGCGACCATGCGCTGCTCACCGCCGTGGCCTTGTCCACGGGGCTGCCGTTGTAGGTTTGGTACGCGAAGACGTTGCTGCTCGGATTGTTGTACAGCGGCAAAGTGCCGGAGACCCCTTGGTACAGCGGAATGTACGGGACCGACGTGTAGACGATGCCGCTCACGTTGACGGTCAGGGTTTGAACACCGCCAACGACAAGCGCGGAACCCGAGGGAATGATCGTCAGCTTGCCGGAAGGCGTTGCCAGACTCGGAGCGAGCATCGTCGTGTTGGTGGCCGGAGGAGCGGAGCCGTCTCCACGATATGGAAACATCGCGCCGTCGTCCATCCACATCTGGGTAAACGAGGGCGGGAAATTGGGACCACCACCGGCGCGAGTGCTGCTGTTGTCGCCGCCGTTGCCCGAGCCTACGCCGTGCAGCAAGCCCACGGTCGCCGACAGCCCCCCGGCTTGGCCTTGTATCGACGACGTGCAATACACATTGTAGTAGCTGACGCCCGGCACGGCGTTCCATGAGAGGTAAAAGTGGGTGTAGTTGATCGTGACGGAGTGGCTGGACCCGGTGTGCGTGCCGTCCGGCATGACGCCGATCACGACGAACGTCCAAAAGGTGGTGCTGCTCGGGCCGCCGGATGCGCCCGAGGAGTTGAATACGGGGACGATATCGGCATAGCCCCAGCGGGTCTGGGCCGTGTTGGAGGTCAGGCCCGACCCCGTGATCGTGGCAGACGCCGAGATGCTGTCCAAACCGAAGTTGGCACCGGTCCAGCTAATGGGGACGGTGCCCGTCCCCAGCGATGCACTCACGTTAACCGTGCGGGTTAACGTTTGCGGGTTGACCCCCGATATGTTTACAGTTACAATTTCATTCGGCATTTCTTCCTCTTTATGGCGTCGTCAACTGCGTCGGCAAAGTAGCGCCGATGCGAAGGGTTCCGTCGTTGTAAACCACCCACGTAAAGGTGCCCGTAACCGTCGTGCCGGAATCCGTTACCGAGACCGACAAGGGGTTGCTTCCCAGAGACCCGGCAGCGAAGCCCGTCCCCGTCAGGCTGATCTGGGCGATCCCGCCGCCGAGCGAGGCCACCGCGCCAGTGATATTGGCGTTGCCCGTGGACACGGACATCTGGGCAGGCGATGTGCTCTGCACCCCGGTGGCCACGACATAGAAGGACAAATTCGGGCGCGGATTGATCGAGCTAACTTGGCCCTGGTCGATGTACCCGAGGATTCCGGTGCTGATGCTGTCCTCATAGTCGATCCCCGAGTACAGAGTCAGGGCGGACCCCACGGACACTGTCAGCGCCTTAGTCGCGTAGGCCCCGATGCTGTCCGTGACCCGGAAGGTGATCGACTGGCTGGACCCGACGGCCGTCGAGGTGCCGCTGATGATGCCTTGGTTGGCGGAGGTGCTGAGGCTCAGCCCAGTGGGGAGCGAGCCGCTGTCGATGCTCCATGTGTACGGGGTGTTCGCACTGCCGGACGCAGCCAGTGCGAATGTGTAAGCCTGCCCGGAGATCGCCGGGGTGATTGACGTGGTTGTAATCGTCAAACCAGTCGCTTGCGATGTTAAGCTCAGCGTGGCTCGCGCAAAATTCGGAATGCCGCTGAGGCTGTCCGTGACGCGGAAAATAATAGAATCAGAAAAAATAGTGCCTGCTGGGCCTGTGATCGCTCCGGTGCTACTATTCAAACTCAGCGATGCGGGCAAGGAAGAGGGAACCGAAGTCGGATCAACCATCCATGTGTACGGCGGCACACCGCCCGATGCGGCAAGAGTGCAGTTGTACGATCCGCTGACTATGGCGTTGGGCAGACTTGTCGTAGCGATTATCAAATCTGTTCCGGTGTTGAGATAGACAGGGGCCAAAAACGCAGACTGCCCTATCGAGTCCACCGCCAGAACCTGGATCGGATACAGGTCGGTCGCGACCGTGGCGGTTCCGGTGGTTTCCGTCCCTACGACGCTGGAAGAGTATGTGAAGCTGCTGTAATCGCCAGCGACCGATGCGACGGCATGGGCACCATTGAAATTGACAGTGCCGCTGATGACAACCGTATTGGTCGCGACGAAACCAATTGCATCCTGCGTCGTCACAGTGACGGTCGCACCGCTACCCGTGATCTTGGCAATACTGTAAGGCTGGTACGGCGTGCCGGAATACGTGCCGCCGACAATGGCGTTCACGCCCTGCGTTGCACCGTCCGCCTGAAACGCCAAGCCGGACAAAATCGCATTCCCCGAGGGGGCGACCTGCCACTGGATCGGGGGCACATAATTGCTGGTTCCGTTCTCAAGGGTCAATGTGCCCTGATACGGCACGCCACGGTCAATGACGCCAACCTTGCTTTGGTCAATGTTCAAAACAGCGGGACCGGTTTGGATCAAAAACAGAGCGCCGGATGGGTACAAGCCTGTCCATGTATTGGCGGCACTATCGGTGACCGTAATCGGGAATGACGAGCTATACGGAGTCGGCGGCGACGGCACCAGCGCTGTCCCGGAGAAAACGCCAGAGCTACTGAAGGAAATGCCTGTAGGCAGGGCGGCTGTCGGCGAGCCCGTGCCGATTGACCAGGTGTATCCGATGCCCGTGCCGCCCAAGGCCGACATGGCAAAACCGTAGACCGTGAGGTCCACGATTGTCGGAATTACCGTGGTTGTGATTCGCATAATGTTGTTGTAGTTCCAGGAGAAGTTCTTGGATACGGTCGCACCACGGCTGTCGGTCAAGGTGAACGTGATCGGACTGCCAACAGTGAACAGCGGCGTCGGGCTGCTTCCCGGAGGCGAACTCAACGTTCCGGCAATGATGCCTGTGTTCGTCGCGAGCGTCAAGCCAACAATCGGAGCCGCACCCGAGCCGCTCGGGAACTGCGGAGAGGACCACGCGTAGGGCGGCACTCCGCCGAAGCCCTGCAAGGTTATTCCGTTCGATGGGAACTGCGTCGTAAGCGGGGCGGCGGAGATATCCGGCAAGCTGGAAGTCAGGATGATCATCGGCTTTGCGTAGCCGATGACCACGCGCTGGTAGACATACGAGACTTGGGAAGCGTTGTTTCCCTGCACCTGAAGCCAGATGTCGAAGTAGCCCGCCTCCGTGGGCGTGCCCGTCAACCGCACCATTGTGTTCGTGACATCCAAGCCCAACAAGAGTCCCGGAACCCCGTAGGCGACGTTGTTGGACAACGGATAAATGATCATAGGATTCGCTAGGGTGATGCCCGAAGGCGCGGTGAAGAGCGTGAGGGTGGCGGCGACGCCCATCGATCCTGCGACCGAATTTCCGGGATTGGTGGATTGGAACGTGCTCTGGTAGGTGGCCCAATTGATCGTGATGGTGCCGTGGATCGTGCCGCCAGCATCCGTGTATTCGACGATGCTGCTGCCCGTTGACAGCCCGACCAGCGTGCCGTAAATCAAACCCGTGTTGGCGTCCAGCGAAAGCCCCGGAGGAAGCGAGGAGCCGCTTTGGACCCGCGCCGTGAGTAGGGGTTCCGGAGGCGAAACGCTGCCAGCGAGGGAAGCGGGGACTGTGGCGGTTGAGTTGAAATACGGTTTCCGTGGGTTCAGCCCAACCGCGTCCCCAATGATATAGGGGCGTGGGTAGGCCGTGAATGTCCCGATGTCGCCCGTGCTCGCCTTGTCGTTGTGCGCCGAGAACGTGTATTCGCGGGACACGCTTCCGAACGCCTGCCCGGACTGGGTCAGCACGAGCGGGATTCGAAGCTGGGCGTTATTATAGGTGGTCGCCGGGCCGGTGGCATCCACCTGCGGCACGGTTGCATCGATAGCCAAGACGATGCCGTTCGAGAGGTCGGGGGAGAGGGTTCCGCCTTGCAAGGTGTATCCGGTCAAATTGCCGCGGATAGGCAAGGTCTTTGCCGTGCTGTCGGCATAGTCCCAGTAGTGCTCCGGGTCCGCCTGCACGATGCGAATGTCGCTGATTTCGCCGATAGGCGGTGTCGCGCTCGGCACTCCGACTTGGAAGTTGACAGAAACATTCCCCGTAGTTTTGGTCGGGCTGGAAGAATCCGACACGCTCAGGACGAACTGGTGGCCGCCTATGGATGTAGTCGGAAACCCGCCGCTGCTGACTGGCACTTCAACACGTCCGTCTATCAGCGCGACCGTGCCATAATACGAACCATCGCTCGGGGGTGCCGTGAAAACCAAAGAGTTGTAAGGAGACTGCCCGCCGAACACAGGAACATCCAGATTGAATTCTTGTAGGGAGAAAATGAGCGACTGGTCAATTGGACCGAATTGCAGGGCGGCGGCGATCAGCGACATCGTGTACGTCTGGGTCGCCTTGGCCCCGATAGCGTCTGTGACCTGCACAACAGCGGTATAGGTCAGACTGTAATCCGTCGTGGAATTGTAAGTGCAGGGACGGCCGCTGATGATGCCCGTGTTCGGATCGATGCTCAGCCCGATGGGAAGAGCGCCAGCAGGGATGCTCCACTGGTACGGGGGCAGTCCGCCCGCCGTGGCGGCCGAGGCGTTGATGTTGCCCACCTGCATCTGCACCGTGTACGGAGTCCCAACCTGCGCAATGCCAAAAGTAGTGCCGAGCGGAGCCAGTGCATTGCCCTTTGCATCCGTCTGTCCGGTCGCAATTTGCACAAGAAGATCAGTAATGACCGTTACGTTCAGCGTGGCTTCATCGATGGAGAATGGAATGCTGGAATCCTGCACCGCGAACGTCGGGGTGAATGCGCCAAGCTCAAGCGGGATGCCATTGATGACGCCGCTGCTGCTCATCGACACACCGGCGGGGAGCTCCGTGGCGGTCCACAGGAACGGCTGGATGCCCGTGCCCGACTTAACCGTCAGGGCCAGCGTCCCGCCGAGCGCCTGCGATATGGATTTGCCGACGATGAGATTCGGGAGGGTGCTCGTTTGGATTTTCACCGGCACCGATCCGGTGGCGGATGTGGTTGTCAACTCGTACACGGGCACAATCAGTTCCAACGAGTGCGGACGGCCCTCAACGGGGAACACGTCGATGGCCATGGTGCCGAGCAACGAGCTTGCGTTGGAGAAGCGCGTGGTGGCAACAAGCAGCTTCAATTCGTTGGTAATGGTGTCCCGCACAAAGGCGCGGGCAATAATCTCCCAAGGATTGGGAACGGCTGTCGGGCTCGACGCGTCCACGATCTCGAAGCCCTGTTGGCCGCCGATGCCGAGGTCGCCCGTGAGCCCGCCCGTGGTCGGGGTGGTCCCCGGAGCCTGCTGGTCGATGACGAAAATCTGCTGGGCGATCTGGCGGATCAACGAGGCTGGCGGAACATACTGGTTCCCGCTGTAGTCCTTGCGGACTTGAACGACGATATTCTGAGCGCCGGGGACGGAGAAGGACTTGGCGACCACGCCGGCGGAAAGAGGCAGCCAGCCCGTGGCGGTGTTGTCGGGCCAAAGAACCTGCCACTGGTCCGCGCCCGCGTAAAGCGAAGACAGGGTGAGCGTAAGCGTTTGGCCGAGCAACACAGATGCGAGGCTGAGCGCGACAGAGGATGGGGCAAAAACAGCCGGAAACGTGCGGGCGGTGGGGACATTGTTCGTTTCCCATGGGTCGGTGACCGCAACGCTCGAACTGTTGAACCCCTGCATCGTAATTGCGTGACTGCCAGAGTTCAAAATCTGCGTGAATGTCTGCGTGCTAAGATTCCCAGTGAGCGGAACGCGTTGGACGGTATAGGGCGTCGAATCAACGGTGATGACCCAATGGTCATACTGGGAGAACAACCCGCTGCCATCCGGATAGGGGGTCCAGCTAAACGTCAAGTTATTGCTAGAATCTAAAATCCCGACCGCTGGAGCGCTGGCATAAACTGACATAAGTTAAGCTCCTACCCCAGCTTTTCGACTCATAGCTGGCAATATTTCATTGCGAAGTGTCATCATTCGTTTTTTCCATTGATGGTTCCAGCAAAGTATTTGGTAAACCGCAGAAAATCTACTATCAATGGCACGTTTCCAACTGTGGTTCTTAAACTTTTTGCGTTCTTCCTTGCCGTCATTGTTTATGTGGTCTACAGTCAACAAATCGTAGTCGGTGACATTGCAGTTTGGCCATATACACATTTGTCCGTAATGATCCAAGACTTGCTGTTTTTGTCTTTGTTTTGCCGTCGCAGAATTATCAAGACATCGCTGGCATCTTTTCTTACCAGCGATTATTTCTCCTTTTCCGCAGGCCCCGCACGCGCCCCGTTCTACATTTGCAGCGTAAAGTTCTTTGAATCTATCCATACAAATTTTGCAACACCTATGCCCTGTTGCGATCTTTCTTACCGAACACGACAAACAATTCCCCTTCGCTACTCGCTTCTTCCGTGCCTCTTTATTGGCATCTCTAAAATAAACCGTGCATTTCTCACACATTTTCTTGCCCGCTATTGGGGATTGTCCACAACCGCAAAGTCCCATTTCTCTATTCTTTTGTGCAAAAGTCTTCACCTTGGTTGCCATGTTTACCCTACCTGTGTTACTACCGAAGAGGACGCATCTACCGTGACTCCGCCCAAGAACGGATTGATGCTGACCGTCTGGAGAATAACGCTGTTCGCTGTTATCGAAGCGCTGCCCGCGCTCTGGAATGTGCTATTGACCGCGATGCTGGAGTTAAGCTGGGCGGCAGCCACGACCGTAGTAGCCGAGATATTAGTTTCGTCCAGCGTACCCGTGCCGTGCTGCTGCAAAGTCATTGTCGAGCCGCGGGTGGCAACGAAGAACGCACTTTGCGGCGTCACCCCGACCGGGACAATCAGTGCGTGGGCCGACACGGTGAGGTTCGACTGTGAAAGCACGTGCCCCGTGCTTTGCGCCGACAGCGAGATCGATCCGCCGTCGAGGATGACGCTGTCGCAGCCGACGTACGCGCCCGCCTGCACGTTGTTCACCCACGAACAGGCAACCATGTCGATGTCGCTGTTGTACGCCATGATCGCGGGGTTGGTGAATCCTTGGAATTGCAAGCCGTTCAGGATCACGCGGCTGGTGTCGATGTAAAACGCCGCGGTCGGCCCGTCGCCGAATCCCGTGAAGCCCGTGGCGTCGATGATGGCCGGATTCGTCGCCGTGGCTTCTCTGGTGATGACCAGACGCCCCTCGTCCTGTATGACTCGGGACAAATTGCCCAAGGCGTACTGCTTGGCGCTGCGGATGTCCCCGTCCCCGAGGGCGATGATCTCCAGGCTGGACTGCAAGTTCTGGATGGAAAACGGCACTCCGGTGTCCCGTATGACGATCGAGCACGGATGGCGGAGAACCGGGGGCAGTTCGGACAGCGCCGCGCCGATGGTCGCTTTGGCGGTGCCGAGCGTCAATCCGGTGTTCAAATCGCTGCCGTTCACGTTGTCTACGTACAGGATGATCGATGCCTGCGTGGACTGGAGGTTCTGCCCCAATACTGTGCGGGCGGTTGGCGGGGCGATGGCGTATCCAAGATGCGGAGTTGCCAAGGAGAAGCCTCGTTGTCCCGTGGCAAGGAATCTGACCGTCTTGCGGGTGTCCTTGTTGATCGGCGGGATGAAGTCGTTTGTGTGCAGCGGGGCGTCGAACGTGTGCTCCACGTTGTTCGCGCGCATCGCCACGTAGTTGGAGTCGAAGAGGGTCGCCACCGGAGAATTTTCCAAAGTGGTGTCGTTCCAGCTAAGCTGCGCCGGAAGCATAGTGACGATGGGAAGCTCCCGATTGTACGGGTAGACATCCGAAAGCCCGATGACCGGGGCGGCACCCGTTCCGTTTGTCGTGATCAGGGCACTATCTTCCGAATGCAGGATTTCATAATCCCGGTTGATCACGCCCTCGCCTTGATACGGCACGTACTGGACCTGCAACGCGAGGGTCGAAGCCGGGATAAACGCCGGAAGGATCGAGCCGATCAACAGAAAGGGCGTAGTCGTCAAATTGACCGTCCCGCTGTTGCCCGGAACTATGATCGTCAATGTGCCGCTGCCAAAAACCGCCGAAGAAACGTTGTAAGCCGTGAGGCCGCCGAGACCGTTCTTGGTCCATATCAGGCGCACGGTGTCATCCCCGGAGATGCCCTTGATCTGGCATCCGTTGGCTCCGAACACAACTGTGTTGGCGTCGGATGCCGTGTCGTAGGATACGGATTCGATGACCACGCGGGGGTCCATGGGGAAGTTGGTGTCGGACGTGTAGTTGCCGAACAAAACCGTCTCCTCGATCTGCGTGGCTCCCTTGACCGGGGCATTATAGGCAAGCTGCACGGTGTCCTGCGCCAAGACGGAGAATACGACCATGGAACTGGGCTGCACCGCGCCGCTGAGCACGACGGTGTGCTGGACGCCATTGGACACGGAGAGCATCTGCCGGGCCACGACGTTGTAGAAATTGCCCGTCGCTAGGTCCCAAGCCCGCGTGACATAGAGCCCGTTGAGCTTCTCGTTCAGCCCCTTGCAAAGGATGGTGAATGTAGTGATTTGCGCACCGCTCACGGTCGTGACCGCGCCGCTTGAGCCCGAAACCTGAATCCAAACCTTGGTGCCAAGGATGATGTCCGAATACTCGGGGTTGACCGCCCAGATTTGGTAGGCTTCCAAGGCTGCCTGCTGGCTCTGGACCTCGTACTCCGATATGCCGTAGACCGGGAGCACCCGGCCGGAGCTTGCATCGTAAAGAACGCCGCCCTCGATCAAGGATGGAATCTTGCGGGTATCCAGACCGATGTCCGCGGGATAGGTGACCCCTATGGTCGCGTAGATTCCGTTCGATCCGGGATCGAACGCCGTGGCGGAAAGGTTCTTGGCGAGCACCACGGTGGCCGTGGTGGAGTTCAGCCCGTTGATCTGGACCTGTCCTTGGAGCAGGGAGGCGGGGGTCACGGTGCCAGCCGAGAAATTGCTGACCAAGGCGGTCACGCTTACCTCGGTGATGGTCGCCTTCGAGGATTGGGGGAGGGAGATTGCGAACGAGTCCCCCACGGCCCATGCGCTCCCGTTCGTCCCGGTGGCCTTCTGGCCGATGGTGATCTTCCGGGTCGAGTAGAATGTGCGCAGGTCGCTGCTGAACCCGTTGGAAAACCCGTCGAACGTGCCGATGGTGGACACGTTGGCGATCGACAGGGGATTCACCCCGAGATAGTAGTCGAGCAGCGAGCCGACGGCCTCCGTCTTGTTCCCCTGCGGGTCGCCGAAGCGGCTGATCGCAAGGCTGGTCCTGCCCGTGATCAAATCCGCGAAGCCCTTCCGCATCAGGTCGTCCGTGTCGATGCCGGAGAGGTCGATAGTCGTGCGGGTGTCAACGACCTCGGACGGGAAAACCTGGTCGGCGAGCTTTTGGTCGTAGCGGCCGGAGATGCGCGTGGCGAGCGTCCCGGTGCTGGACACGCCCGAGGAAGAGTCGGCGCAGCCGAAAATGTTGCTCGCAACGTCGAAGCTGCCCGTGTTGCGCTGGAAGACGACCGCTACCGGCATGGCGTAGCTGTAGCCGTCCATGGTGCCGAGGGAGTTGTTGACGTTCCCGTCGCCGCAGCGCCACAGGCCCGTGTCGCCGTTGACGCCGCCCATGCTTGTAAATTCGTAGATGGGCAAGCCGACAAGCGGGGAGACGCCTAGCGTAGTGCTGGGCCGGGACGCCTGTCCGTAGACGATCTGGCCCGGATCGCCCGTACCATTCGTGATGTAATTGCTGCTGGGAACTCGGGCGGTGGCATACCAGAATCCGAAGGTCTCCTGCGTGAAGTCGTAGTCGAGCGCCACCCGCTGGACGTTGATGCGCCACTGGATTTGCGCGCGTTCGGTCGTGAACAGCCCTTGGAACGGATCGACCGAATCGTCCGGCACGAGCTTGGCGTTCGACGGGTCGGGCAGGATGCCGCCGTAGGGGAAGAAATATTTCGGGCCGGGACTCAGCGGGTCTTGGTAATAACCAGAATTGGACGAAGCGATGGGATTGAGCGCCTGATACCAAAGTTCAAGGAACACGATGTACAAGCAGGCGTCCTCATTCCCCGACACGAGGGCCGGGGGCAAGGGAAGCTGCACGCGGTTCAGAGTCAGGTCCGAGGAAAGCTGCCCCTCAATAGTGACGACTTGCCCGTTGAAAAGTGTGTCGAATGATGGGATAAAGAACGTGTTCGGATTGTTGATGTTGAACTGGAACGGCGCATACGTGGTGCTGCCAGAGGTCACGCCAAAATTGGCAACAAGCTTGCCCCGTTTATAATCCTGAAGCTGCTGGATCAAGTTCAAATCGGCATCGGTGACTTCGTGATCGTGGAGGGCGATTATCGATAACAGGGCCTTATTGGACGGATCAAGCGTGCGGCTCACGAGGGTGGGGTACTGGAATGTGCTGGCCATTATGCTGAGACTCCTATTGCGGCGGCGCTGCATTCGCCGCAGCTTTGCTTTCCATCGCGAAGCGCCCTAGCGGAGACTTTCACCAGCCTTCCGCATTTGCACTTGCATTCCCAAACAGCGCCCGTCCCGGTCCCCTGCTTTCTCGACCCGGCACGCCAAACCACCCAAAGGTCGCCGAACCGCTGATTCACGAGGCTGTAATGCTTTTCCATCTTTGTGCGCTTGAGTCGGCTCCGGGCGCAACCACAGCTTTTAGCCGATCCGTCCAACAGACTTTCGCTGCGGATGGGTTTTCTGACCCCACACTCACACTTGCACAGCCAATAGGTCTTGGAGCACCTTGACTCTGCCCGGCCTTCTACATAGAGAAATCCGAAAGTCAGTCCTTTCAAGTCCTTAAAGGTTGTTCCCGGCTTACCCACCTATGGTTACGCCCCCGTCCTCGTTTAAGGAAACCGTAGTCGGCTAACCTCCGGGCATTGATTTTCAAAGGGCGTCAACGCGGTCTTTTTGATTGGTGTATATTTTACCGATGCGGGTTAGGAATTCTTTGGGCAACATGCTGCCCTTCATCAAGTTGCAGGGGTAGCAACACGATACTGTATTATCCTTCGTATATCCGAGTTTGCTGTCTTGGCGGTCAATGCCGCTGTAGGTAAGTCCCCCGCCGCTCCGAGTTTTCAATGTGTTGGATGGAACAGCATTACAGTAAAAGCAGCCTGACTCAATAAGTTGCTTAATTTCATCCGTTTAGCGGTTAGCTCTTTTTGCAAGCAGCCACAGCTTTGTGTCATTCCATTTCGCAAGGCTTGACTTCTGATGATTTTTATAGCGCCGCAATCACATTTGCATATCCATGTCGTTACGGCCCAGCCCGTTGCATAACAAATCGTCGAACCACGTTCTATCACGGACAAACGTCCAAACCTTCTTCCGGTGAGATCGATCAAGCTCGGATTGCCTTGTCTGTTAAGATTCGCCATGCGTTGGGACGCCGATTCCCTACTTAAACATCCGCAGCTTCTCGTATTTCCGCTACGTAGACTGCCTCTTCGCACTACAACAACATTTCCGCAATCGCACTGAGCTTTCCACATAACTTCTTGCTTATTGTTTGCGGTTTGTTCAAGAACTGTCAAACGTCCAAATCGTTTTCCAGCCAAAGCAATTATGTTTCCCAATTAAGTCCCCCTCTAATAGAAGGAGTTCAATAGTCATAACATGGGTGGATACAATTTTTTAGACCAGCCGATTGTCGCAAGTCGGCTAATACAGCCGACCGATGACGACAGTTTTTATACGCCGGGGCCTAACAACCATTACGGATACGCCTGCGACGGGAATTTTTACTTGGACGGGGTCTTGCAGGCGGGGCATCCGCAGGCGTCGTGGTTCACGGAAAGCCCCAACGCCTACCGGGGAGACGGAGCGCCGTTTCCCACGGCCGGGCTGATTTTGCTTTCCCCCGTGGCCCTAACGATACTGGACCAGGGCACGCCGACGCTCGACGCCACGAAGCTGCCCCTATGGATGCTGTTTCTTTTGTCGGATTTCTATGCGCTCGGCAACAATTTTGATAGCGGATTAAACGGCTGGACGCCCTCCGGGCTGGCGTACGCCGACGGCGTGATCAGCGTGATCTATTCTCCGGACTCCGGCAATATCTCGCCCGCTTCACCCCCGATTACCCCGCCCCCGATAGACACCGCGATGGTTGTTACTTTAGATTTCTCCCAGGACACAGTTTATTTGGATGTGGCTCTATAATTCTTTGGAAACCGTACCTTTAAGTATATTATACTCAATAGTTTGAGCGGGTAGCCATTTCCCCACGCCCGCTGTATACTAGGGGTATGGAGTTCTACTCCTATCTTTGGCTCCGCGGCAAGGATGGTTTCGCCCCCGCTGGCACTTTAAGAGCCAGCCTGCTGCGGGACTGCGTCCTGCTTCCCAGTGTAGAAATGTTTCATGATGTCTGAAAGCCAACCCTTAAATTCATCAATGGCCATATCGGCCTTAGCCTGGTTGCAACGCTTACAGCAAGGCACCGCGTTATCTGGCAGGTAGCCTCTCTCGTTGTCTATACGGTCTATCCCGTTGTATATATAGTCGGTTCCGCCGTGGGCTTTCTTTGGTCGAGTAGGGTATACCATGATTTGCTTTGGAGATGTTCCGCAATAATAACAGTTGGAACTCGTCAGACTTTTGAACAATTCTAGATTGAGAGCAAACTGTCTGCCCTATTTTGATGCTCGATGCTTGTAGTTGTCATACAACTTTCGCAAAGCCACAGTATCCCCGCCTCTATGCACGATACAGCCACAACTCAAAGTTGGACGAGTGATAGTCAGGCTTGATCCCGGCACAAGCTTTTCATTACCGCAATCACAGCGGCAAAGCCAATAAACAGTTTTGCTTCCGCTTGGAAAGTGTCGGACTTTGTCAGTCAGGGCAATTACAATCAATCTGCCAAACCGTTTTCCTATCAAATTTTGTCTGTTTCTCATTATTTCTAATACACATCATACGTAAAAGTCGTGTCTTCCGATCTTAACGGTGTGCGGATGGTCGGTGGGATTGTTCACGATGTTGCGGAAGAACCAGCCAGAGGTTGTGTACTGTAAGTCGGCGTAGTAGTGGGCACCTTGCGTGCAGTCGGCGGGGTCGGTTTGAAAGCTTTGGGCCGTGGCGACGCAGAACGCGTACTGTGAGTCGCCGTCTTTCGGCTCAAGGTTGAACTCAGGGTCGGATGGTACGCTCATACTCGTGAACTGGTTCTTGCCATAGATCACATCGTGGAGTGCGTGGGCAAAGCCGGGCGCGCCCACACGGTTCACGATGACGTGCATCACAGCGTCCATTCCTTCGTCACCCTCGCCTCGGGCTTCCTTCCAAGCCACGAGCGCAAGGCTTTGTATGTCGTTGTCGTCTAAGGTAATCATGAATGAAATCTCCCATAATAGGGGGTCGGAAAGCTAATTCGGCTCGATCGGCGCGTTCAGGCTGATCATGCGGATGTCCAGCACGCCGATGCCACCCTCTGCCAAAGACATCATGCCGTTGAGTTCGGCTTCCGAAAGCTCGCATCTGGCCCCGAGCTCCCTCAGGGTGCCGCATTCCTCCTCCGTGAGCGGCTTGTTGGCCAGCAGGTACTCGTTGGCCCATTGGGTCAGAACGACGATGTCGTCCTCGCCGTGCTCGTCGGTGGGAACCTCCGTCTTCCCGTTCTCGTCGGCTCGGGCGGCAAGGGACATGAAAAGGCAAAACCCCGCCAGCACGTGGGTCGTCGGGGTCTCGCCGTCTTCCATGTCTTCCTCGAACACGGTTACCTCGGAGGATTGGCTTTCGATTCTGTCCAAGAAACGGGGATGGGGGGATCACAGGTCGGGCAGCCCTTGGAGGTGACGCCGCGGTTGCATTCTTCCGAATGGCGGGGCGTGTCCGGCTCATGAGGATCGGCAGCGGAATGAATGCGGGGAGCCGATGGCGGATCGCCCGGAACCGGGGGAGTCCCGGCTTTCACCATCTTTTCGATCTCGGCGTCGGGAATGGTCGTTGCGCGGTTGTTGACGCAATCCCACAGGCGGGCGATTGCCATGCCCTCCTCGGGATGGATGCCGCGGGCGGCATGGGTCTCAAGCAGATGGATCAGATATTCGTGCAAAACGTCGGGGAGATTGAGTATCTTCATACTCCCCTAATACTAGTCCCGTCCAGAAATCGGCGATACGGCGAGCGACACGGCCTCCAAAGCCAACGGGGATTCAAGCTCGATCAGATCGGCCTCAAGGACCGCGGATTCAGGCTCCACATCCACAATGACCTGAATCAGAACCGTAGCGGTTCCCTGTTGAATATAATCCAGTTGTTCGGCTGCGGCTTGGGAAAGGTCTGCGACCCTATGGAGAGAATGTGCTGGGCCGCGATCGGTGATCTCCACGATGACCGATTTCCCGTTGCCAAGATTGGTGATCTGGACCATGGTGCCAAGGGGAATACCCCACGTAGCTGCGGTCGGCTTGCGGTAGTCGAAACGGTTGCCATTGGCCATTCGTCTTCCCTGCCAATAATGGCGTCCATAGAATGATGCCTTTCCCAACCAATGGGGCTTCTCGTCCCTACATACGTGCCAATCGCAATAGACCAGCTTGACGTGACTTGCCGGGTGTTTCTTGTGAGACGCAGTGCCAATTGAACCGTGGTTACTATGAACCGTGTCCTTCTGCGCCTTAGTTCTGTGAGTCGCTGCGAACGTTGGGGGCGTCCACAGCAGGGCCGCCATGAGTGTCATACCGACCACCCGAAGTAGTGTCTGCATGTGTTCTCCTAAGGTTTCAGTTTTCCCGAGCTAAGGCTGCCAATCTCGCGCCATACCTCCTCAAAACATTATAGGATACTCAGGGGTAAAAAGCTACTCCTTTTGTATCCTAGTTCTATCTAATACTCGATAGCGGAAAAAGTTGAGGAAAACTCTAATAATGCCAGTGGTTTCAAAGCTTTACGACAGGCTCACGATTCGCTGCGGCAGGTGCGGCTCGTAGATGAATGTGTCCGATGCCATCGCCCGACCGACGCAAATGATCCATTGGACCGGACCTACACTAGCATCAGGCGAGCCCGTTATCAATGATGAGTAGTCTTGGGTTAAAATTCCACCTTTACCAACATAAAGCAGCCCGCCGACCGTGAAGCTCGCCCCGGCGGCTTGAAACGCCCCGCCGTAGGTGGTGCCGCATTCCGCGGTGCCGCCCGCGGAAACCGCGGTCAGGGTCGCCCCATCGACGAACGGGAAAAGGACCGTGCCGCTGTTCGCCACGCCCGTGGTCTCCGGGGTTGGCGGATAGTCCGTGGGCGGGGAGTCCGTGTAGGCGAAGTTCGCCGTGAACTGGGTGGGGCTGGCGGTAACAATTACGGCCGACTGCCCGTTGAGGAACGCCGCCCCGGTAAGCCCGTAGAAGAAAGCGGTCTGCCCGGCTGTGAAGCTGTTAATGCAAGTGACCGTCAGGACATCGCTTATCACCGAGACTTCGGTGATCGGGGCGGTGAGGTGCCCCCGCACGATTGTGGGGTCGATGGGGGCGATCCCGCCGTCCGGCTGGATGCTGAAGGCCGTCAGCGCCGACATGCTGCCATCCGCCGTGAATTGCTTGGTGTTGTTCGTCGCGCTTGACGGCACCTGCAAGGAGGGAGCCGCAGGCCCGGATTGGATCATGGTGAACGAGCTTCCCGCCCCTACTGTCTCCGTCGAGGAGAACGAATGGCTCGCGATGACCTGCACCACGTCTCCCTCGGCGAAGTTGCCGTAGCCCGTGAACGACTGGCTGATCGGAGGCGTAAAGGACGGATCGGTGGACTCGGTCAGGATAGCCACGCTGTTTTGCAGCACGGTCACCGTGTAGAGTTCTCCTGAGTCCGTGCCCTCCCAATTGAGCGTCCCGGCGTAGGTGTATTCCCCGGTCGCCCGGATCGTGAAGGTGGTCTGGTTGGTCACATTGCCCGTGAGGTCGAAGTCCGCTTGGTCGAAAGCCACGGGGACGCCGGGAGAGCCCGCAGGCACGACCGTGGCGACGGACACCGACTCGACCGCGAAGCCAAGCTGCTGCGCCAGCGCCAACAGGCTGTTGGCGGTATTGATCTGATCATTGATCGCGTTGACTGCCTGTTGCTGATATTGCATGAGCGCGGCGTAGCTGATGTTCGTCCGCAGCATGGCCATCTGCACGGGAATCGGCTGCCCTTGTACATCCGGACGGGCTAGGAACGCGTTCGGGTCGAAATTGATGCCGGACCACCCGCTCGCCCCGGCTCCCGGCGCGCTGTCGTTCGCGTAGGTGACAACAGGGGCTACAGGAATGGCGAGCAACGGCGTGCCGGGCGTCCAAGCACGGTTGCGGATCGCCACATCCGCTTTCAGCGCCGTGTAGGCGGTCTGGTCCCCGAGGGGATTCAGCGCCCCGTTCAGCGTCCCGAAATAGGTGACGGCGAATTGGACGAGGTAGGGGTCTTGCGCCAGCAGGGAGACCGTGTTGGTGTTGAAGTCCCGCCAGAACTGCGTGAAGCGGTCCACGAGGGTCGCTTGGGCGAACTGATCGTACACGAAACGGTTCCCGAGGCGCGGAGATTCGTACGTCACATCGTTCCGGATGTCCAAGGTTGCCTGCGCCACGACCTCGTTGAAGATGGCGGCGATGGCGGTCGGGTATGTGCAAGGCGTCGGATATTCAGCGGTTCCCGTTCCAAGCGTGGCGGTAGTTGTGCTGGCGTAGTTGACGCTGGTCGGTTTGTAGTCGAGGTCGGAGCCTGTCGTGCCGCTGAGGTAATTGGCATCCTGATAGGCATCCCACGTCTTGGACCTCGTGTAACCGAGCAAGGCGGCCTCCACGTAGGACAGCTTCCACAGGGTAAGCTGCTGCTGCGCGGTCGGCATCGCTTTCAGCGTGTCGGTGAACGGGATATCCTTCGGCGTATCGCTCACGCCGGTTCCGCCGAGCACGTTGTTCCACGGCACGGCGTTGGCCGCCAAGCTCGCCATGGACGGCTGGATGTACGTCGTGAACGCGTTCTGGTATTGGGGCAGCCAATTGCCAGCGCGGCCGTTGCGGCAGATGTCGATGTAGAACAGCCATGCGGACGTGACATACGGATCAAAGCCGGAAGAAACTACGGAATCGAGATTGATGTAGTGGATCAAATCCTTCTGAAGGTTCGGCTGCCGCACCAAGAGATTGGGATTGCTGTAATCCGCGTCGCCGGGCTCCACGGTGTTGCCGGTGAGCGACGGGACGATGCTCACGATATTGCTTTGGTACGTCTGCGCGGGCATCTGGTAATCCGAGATGATCGTGCTGGGATCGGGCACCGCGCCGATCATGGAGGAATTCGGATTGAACGCCGGGCCGTAGACCGGGGTGGTTGTCGATTGCATCTGGGCGACATACAGCGGATCGGTCAAGCTCTGTCCCGCGGGCGGGACCGTCCCATCGAGGGGCGGAACGATTTGCTGCGTGCCGAGAGTGTTGCCGCTGTAGCCCGTAATGGACGCCGGGGGATTGGCCGCCGGGTTGCCGAGGTTGGGCAGCCCAAGACTGCATTGGCTGAACGAGAAGTTTGCGTTGAAATTCAGGTTGGGCTTGAGCGCCGCGAACGCCGCCAAGGAGGAGAAATTGAAGCCGTTCCAGTTGAACATGCCGTCCGGCAGCAAGTTCGGGAGCGACGGAAGCTTGGGCAGGTTCCAGTTGCAGACTTGGTTCAGCAGGAGCGCCAGCGAGTTCAGAACGGACTGCACCATCTTGAGGAGGTTCTGCTCCATCGCCGCGAGCAGGGCGATGTTCTGCGTGGTCGCTTGGACCAGCGCAACGACATCTTTCTGGAACTGGTTGACTTCCTGCAAGAAAGCGAGCGAGTCGGCGATGTACTTGAACTTGCGGGGATTGCGCTTAAGCTGCCCGTCCACGGCCAGCTTGTTCATGTCCGTGTAGGTCTTGATCTTGGCTAGGACAAGCTGCTGCTTCTGGAGCAGCCAGTGGTTGGCTTCCGCGATGTTCCGTTCCAGCCAGCGTCCGTCTTCCAGCGCTTTGTGGTAGTACTTCTCGATTGTGGGATCGCCGAGCGGGTTGTGCCGATTGATCGCGCCCTTGGCCGTGATCGGCCACATCAGCACGCTTGACGGAATGATGGGAGGGGTAGACATTAGCTGTTCTCCTTACAGCTTTGCCATCTACGTCGTGAAGCGCACGATTTAGAGCAATAAATTCTTCTATTACGCTCTTTGAATTTTATGAAGAATGTCTTCATGCAAGTCGGGCATGTTTTTTCAAGGAGCGGTTTACTCTTGGCTTTTTTGGAGGCGCTAATTCGTTGTGCCCGTAACAAGCGGGCTCCGCAATTAGTTGGGTCGTGATGCCATCGTAAGGCCCGCTTAGACTGCCCTTGTTTCCACTGTTCGGTATGTTCTATTGGGGAATGTGTCAATCTCCATGCTTGAGCCACCTTCCTGTTTTCCTTTGCAGACGATGTAGCAAAAGCGAGAGCGTGTTTCTTGCGATTCTCCGGATTTGCAAACCTCTTTCGTTGGGCGGCCGAAACATTGGTTTTAGTACTTGGACGATTCATAATTATTTTCATCAGCCCACTCATTTTCAAACAATGCTCCGAAGAATAGGAGCCCCCAACCCCGCCATCACGAATGTTATACCCGACAACCGGATTCTGACTGGCTGTAGCCTTAACAAGCAGTTTTTCGTGGGCGCAAATTTCCACATCAGTCTGTCCTTGGAAGAGCGGATGAATCGACCAAACTGTGGAGGGATATTTCTGCATCGCCGCAAAAAGGCGAGAACGTCCTCGGTATTTTTCGGTCTGAGCACACCAAACCTTTTCTCGAAGATACTTGTCCAAATCCGACCTTATCGTCTTGCCTATATAAAGCTTTAGGTTTTGAGAGTTTACAATCGCGTAAACGAACATGCCAGAAACACACTCCTGTAAGTGCTTTTGGTGGTTCAAAAAGTGGAGGCTGCTGTTTTTCCGGTTTGCTGGAAATATACTGTATCATGTTCATATGTTTGATACTAGCTGTTTTCATCGCCGGGAACGGGTTGCTGAGAGCCTTGATTTGAAACAATATCCGGTGCCTCGATGGTGTGCCGCACAAGGGACATCTCGATGGACTTCTGCTGCGTGAAAATCTTGTCCACCTTGGTGACGTGCCGCCAATTGGTGCATTCGGTGATGAAATCGCCCGTGCAGTTGTATTGGAGGTTCCCCTTGTGGGTGATGTCGATGTCGCCCTCAAGCTCTATGCGCAACGCCTTGTACTGCTTGTTCGGCCTTATGACGATCTCGCAGCCGCCGAGCAACGTAGCTGTGACCGAGCGCCCCTGCTTGTCAGCGCCAATGACTGCGACCAATCCGCCGTCCGTGTCGAGCAAAATGGATTGGCCGGAAACCGGGTTCGACCCTACGCGCACAAGGATGTCCCGTGTGGAATGCAGGTCGAGAGACAGCCCGTGCTGGTCCATCGCCGTGTTGCCTGTAGTGCTGGGATCGCTCGGGACTGGCGTGCCGCTCCACGCGGCCGTGTTGAACGGAAGCATGTTGAGAGTCGGCTGCCCCGCTACCGTAAGGTTGTTGAAAGCATAGATGCTGTCGCCAGCGCCATAGTTGGGGCGTCCCGGCGAATAGGCGTCCTTGCGACTTGTATCGCCCACAGCGTAAGCCGTTTTGCCCGGGCCATCCTGATAGCCGTTTATGAGATGGCGGCGTTTGGCGGCGGGGTTCCTAGCGCCGAGGCGCACGGCGGCGGAGCCGTCGAGCGCAGCGCGAAGCGAGACATTCTCCGCTCCTGTCTTGTTGTAGCCCTGCGTGTCCACGCCGGAGTCTCCGGGCTTCAGCTTGACGCCGCTGGCGGTCCAGTACTGGAGCGTGCGCGCAGCGGGGGCATCGCTCTTGCTTCGGATTTGCGTCTGCACCGTGCGGCGGGCGTTCGGCAATCCCGTATCGTCCGCGCCGAGCCGGATCACGGCCTGACCCAACGCCTGAACATCCAACGCCTCTTCCTCGTCGCGGTTCTTGCCGACGACCAGCTTGGCCGATCCCACGAGATGGGCTTCCAAGGAGCGCCCGGCTCCGTGCGGGTGCTCGTAATTTCCGGCCAAGGGGATATTTTCCTTCGGCAGCGTCGAGCCGATCTCGAAGCTCGTGAAGCCTTCCTTGGTCACGTCCAAGCGGGTCGTGTTGTACTCGTAGGGGAAGCGGATCGCCATGCAGGAGGCGGCCAAGCGCGCTTCGGCATGGTCTGCGGAATCAACCACGGGGAAATACGCCGACTCCACGTCCGCTCCGAAGCGTCCGTTAGCTGAGGTGCTGTTAGGACTGATGAACAGGCTCGGCTTGAGGACCTTGCCGTATGTCAGCTTGTCGAAGCGGTTGTACCCGACCAGCGTGCCCGCCGCTTTTTCGAGGATGAAAGCCCGCCGTGCCGGGGTCACGCCTTCTGCCAATGCGGGGCCTACCGGCTTTTGGCTGGTGTCGTCCGGGTGGTCCCAGCCCTGCATGACCGTGAAAGTTTCGCTGTCGTACGCCACTTGGCCGCTGGGGCTGACGACCGTGGTACGACCCCACGGATCGGCATTCGTGCCGAGGATCGTGTCCTGCAAGTCCGTCTGGATGGTTTCTATCGGCGGAACGTAATCCAGCGAGTATTCCTGCACCAGCTCGGTGTTTTCCGCGAACGGGATCACGTCCTGCTTGCCGCTGACATAGCGATCCGACGGCTGCGCGCCGGGCTGCAAGTAGGCGATATATTCTTGAGAGCCGTCCGGAAGGGTGACAGGTGCCAAACCGGGCGCATTCGGGCGATTGATCGGGCCTTGGTACGACAAGCCGCCGCCGGTCACCGTGACTTTGCGTGCGGCTATCTGCGTCCAGGTGCGGCGGTCGGTGTCGAGCTTGTCCCTGCTGAAGTCCGAGCCCAATCGGTCCCAGCCCTGGTCGATCTTTTCCGAGTAGCCCCCGGTGAACGACGATGTCTTCTGCCCCGGAAACGCCTTGCGGTACGTGCCGCGGAGGCGGTCGCTGTATCCCTGAAGCTCCGAGCCCTCGACGAAACGCTGGGAGATGGCGTCCATGTGCCGTATCGTGTCGCTGTTCACCCAGCTTAGGATAACGGTGTCGCTGAAGCCGCCGGTATAGTCGATATTGGCAGCCACGCACACGGAGGATTGCTCCGGCATGTACACCTCGCCGCCTGTCGCCGAAGAAGACGAGGCGGGGAACCACTGCACTTCCTTGTAGATGATCGCGGTGCCGACTTCTTCAAGGGTCAGGACATGCCGCTCATAGTCCACTGTGAGGACGCGCGCGATGAACGGCTTGAACTTGACATCGTCGCGCCGCCTGTCCACCAGCGATTCCCTGTAGAGTCTCCTGTTGTCCTCGACTATCATTAATCGTCCGCTCCCTTGAACTGGTCAAGCTCCGTCGAAGTGTTCGGCGTTGCACCAGCCCCCGGCGCAATTGTCGGGGGCGTGTTGGCGAACTGGGCCGCCGTCTTGCCCGGCCCGGCTCCGGCCGCTGGCGAAGGCGGCGTTGAGTTTATATTCTGCATCACTTGACGGGCATTCTTGACCGGAGAGACCGCCCCAGTTACTAATACGTCGATCAATTGATTCCCGGCATTTTGTGTCTGGCTTGCTAGCGATGCATCAAGCTGCCCCTGTATGTCGGGCTGCATAGTATTGAGCAGTTGCGTATCGTTGCTGGTCTGGCTGCCGGAATAATCGAGGACTATCACCGTATCCGTGTCCGCTTCGTTCTGTATCTGGGCCAAGGCGCTGATAAGCTGGCTGGACGGACTCGACGTGGCCGTAGGCGTGCCGAGGCCCGCGAACAGGAAGGAGTTAGTGGCGTTCAGGACATTGATGTCCTGCTGGCTCTCCTGTGCGTTTCCGCTCACATCAGTAGGTTGGGCGACGTAACCCAGTTCCGTGACATCCTTGATAACCGTGCGGAGGTCTTTGTAGCGGCCCCACGGGAAAGGAGCCAGTACTTCGTATCCCTTGCCGTCCGTGTACGGGATGACGCTGCTTGTGCCGCCGTCGCCTCCCCAAACGTCCCTGAAATACTGATTGTCTACAAGCCGCGCATTGACATAATACGAAGTGTCCTGCTTCACGACATAGCTGGCGCTTGCTGTGTCGGGCTGGAAAACCCAAGTCGAAGCGAGGCGCTGCGAGGTCAAGGTCCGCAGGATATAGTCATCGGCAGTCGGCTGCACTTCCGGCGTAGCGGGCAGGGAGCCCGGCTGGTTCGTGGGTATAGCGGGGGAATCCTGGGACTGGCTGCCGCTGGATGTGCCGCCTTGCGCGAGCGAGGCAAAATAGCTCTGGTAAAACTGGAGGCTGTTTCCGGGGGACTGCTCGGGATTCGGGCCTGTCGAAGCGTTCGAAGAGTTGTCCTTTGTCCATTGGTACACAAGATTCGGGGCGCTGTAGAAATACGTGTAGGGCGCTCCGTTGGAATCCGTCGCCTGCGCGGGGATCAAAACCCTGCGGCGGATAGAGTCGCACATGATTGTCATGGTGGCGTTGCCGCCCACCTGGTACTGGATGCTGAGGCTCTTGACGTACCCGTAGAAATCCTTGTGCGGGAAATAGATCGGAAACCCGAGCTTCAGTTCCGGGCGCAACGGTATAGTAACCGTGTAGGTGCGGTACCCGCGATTGGCCCTGACAGTCTCCACCACGGCATGGATGCTGAGAGCTAGCTTGTCATCCCCGATCCATGGCACCTTGATCGTGGGCTCCTCGCGCAGCCCGAATTTCTTGAGCTTGTCGATGTCGATCCATTCGCCCACGGAAAGAAGCACATCGTTATACGCAATCTGCATGCCGGGATTGAAGTTCCCCATGCAGGTCACGCGGGTTTTACGGATTGCCGCTTGGTCCTCCGTCTCGTTTTCCGTGAGGATTTCGGACAAGAAAACAACAAACGGATTGGTCTGCTCCTGGATTTCCGTCAGGGGATTAGAGGCGCTGGAATATGCATCTCCGGACCCTTGCGCGGTTTGCGAAGTTTTTTGATTCATCGGACCAAGGTTTGTCACGTCAAGGTTGTACAGAGGCGGCTTGATGATGATCTTGCCGTCCACGTCCTGATAGCCCTCAAACTCTATGGCTTGGATGAGTTGGCGGATGTTCTCCAGCCGAGACACGATCTTGTTGTTGAATTGATTAAAGCCGGTCATCGTCGCGTCCGGATGGTATCCCCTGATCATGCCGTAGTATATGTCCGCCTGCTGGTCGGGCGTAGCCTTTGTCGGCGACGCTACCGACTGCGCCGGAAGCGTGTTCTTCGCCCTGCTGTTTATGACATCGGAAAGTTTCACCTGCGATTTGTCGAGGACATCCTTGTACGAAACCCCGTAAATGTGGACATCCTTGGCAATGCCCGACAAAATCGCCTGCCACTTGGCGATGTAACCGGCGGAGACCGCCGCAGAGTATCTGTCGGACTGGAGGGACGGCGAGTCCTGGTTCAAGTTAGTTTGCTGGAATCCCGCCGTGTTGAGCCCGTAGACGAACATCGCCGCGAGGATCAAATAGGGGTTTTTGAAAGCGAAGATGGTGCTCCAGTTTACAGCCTCCACATGGCTGTCTATCGCGGTCTGTATGGAGGGGCTCAAGTTGATCTGCATCAATTCTAGGAAGTGCAGCGTGCCGTGGCACTGCACGGATATCTCAAGGAGTCTGCCGTTGTCCGAATATCCGATATGCGATACCAAGCCCTTGAAGACGCGGCGGTACACCGTGTCGCCGTTGCTGGCGAGAAAGTACCCCTTGGCAAAGATTTGCACCTCCATCATCGTCTGGATGAGGTTGTTGCCGCCCGGCATCATGTACAGGTTCTTCAGATAGTTGGGCACCTGAAGGCCGAAGGACGCCTGCGGAACCAAAGCCTCCGTGTCGTACCCGGCATTGAACGAGGTCACATGGTCGTTGAAGTTCACGATGCTGTAGTGCGCTTTCGTGTTGGGATCGTCGATGAAATAATTCAGCAGGTAGGGCAGACCCTCAAGGTACACGACAACATCGGGGGCGGTCTTGATTATTTCCCGCTCCTGCACCGTCTGCGAAATGTTGCGGATCGTCGACATTAGCCACCTCCGGTTGGTGGCGGGGGCGGAGACGTAGGAGCGAACAGCCCCGTCTGGTACACCGTATTCATTATGGGCGACGAATCCACCGTGGTCGTGTCAAGACTCGGCAGCAAAGCGTTCTGGGTCTCGACCTGTATCGCCGGAGACACAACCGTAGCCGATGGCTGTACTGGTTCAGGCTGGGTCGGAGGCAAGTACTGTGCCGGGGTAGCGGCGTTCGCCGGAATCCCCTGCGAGGAGCTAGCTGTCGAAGACAACCAAGCGGCGTAGGAATGCCCCCTTTGTACACCGCTCGAAAGCTGGTTCTGGTACGGGGAGCCGCTGCGGAACCGCTCGATCCATGCTACGAATTGGATGTTGAACGACGCCAGCCACGGCTCGTCGGCGTTCTGGGTGATCGTCAGGGTGTCGAACATGCCGAACCAGTCGAAGTTCCCGACGATAAGCTCCACGTCCGCGTGCATCTTGATCCTGCGGCGTGCAAAGTCCGCCGCCAGCGGACCCTCGGCTACCTGCTCGCCCTCGAACCAGTAGCCGTTGTTCTCGAATACCATCTGAAGCTGCTCAAGGTTGCGGTACGATTCCGAGAATTGCTGGTACTTGTCCGTGATGCCGAAGGCGAAATACTGCCCGGCCGTCTTGCCGCTCAGGTTGACATTGACGGAGTCCTCGCCCCATACGCCGATCTGCCATCCGGCGCGGGTCATCGCCTGCCCGTCGAGGGTCGTGCGCGAAATTGCCACCTGCGCGGGATTGATGAGGAACCTGTACACCGCCGGGACGTTATTGCTAGTCTGCTGGTTCGCAGAGGTGGACCCCCGGTTCTGGAGCCGGATGATCACGTAGTCGATGTATGGCTCCATGGCCGCCGCGACGTAGAAGTCGCTTTGCTCAACAAGGGCTGTGCGTGTCGAGCCCGGAGCATACCCTTTCTGGTCCGGAGACTGCTGTCCACCGGCGGTCCATGCGCTCTGAAACTGGGTCGCCTCGCCCGCCGGGTTCACCGGGGTGGGGATGATCCGTTTCTCGCCGCGGATGGGAATCTGCGTGGGCGATACGGTAGCGTTGTCATTCACGCCGCTCGGCCTTACGTCGCTGATATCATTAGCGGGCTGGTTTGCCATGGTTTATCCGTATGTGCCCTCGCTTGTTGCGGGTCCGGCTGCCTGCAAGGTGCTCGGCAGGCTGCTCGAAGTCGTCTGTTGCGGCTGAGAAGTAATCGGCGTAGGAACATACAGCGCTGTAAACGTCCTTTCTACTTGAAATACAAAGTTAAAAGACCAACTAAAAGGTTTTTCTGCGTCTTGGTTCCAGCTTAGGGCCTTGAAATAGCCAAGATAGACGTTGTTCTTGAATTCCATGGCCACCCAGCCGCGACTGAACACGTCGTTGTTCCGGGCGTTCTGCTGGAACGTGCTGAGTCCTGTTTGCGTTGACCAAGTCGTCGTACTGGTTTGCTGCTGCCCCGTGTGATAGCTCGCATAGTTCGGGTTGTAGAACCAGACGTTGCCGTTCATCTGGAACATCTTCAGGAATTCCACGAAGCAGTCCTGAGCCGCCACCCGCATGGCGTTGGGCTGGGCGATGAGCGCCAAGTCCTGAGCGTAGTCCCCCACGGTTTTTCCCTTTCCGGTCGTGAACGCCTGAGTAACAAGGGTGGTGACATCGGACGGTATGCTGGCGACGCTGAACCAGTCGGTCAAGCCGTACTGGTTCATGAACACGCCCGTGCTGCCCGTGCCGCTGATAAGGTCCGGCTGCATGCCCCAGAACGTCACGTGCTGCCCGGTGCGGGACGGCGTGCGGACGTAGACATGCTTGCTCATAATTTCGAGAGTTTGCAGCCCCGTGTTCAGTTGCAGGACTATGGGCTGGCCGGTATTCGCCGGGTTCTTCAGGAACTCCCCCGTCTGCTGGTTCAGGTAAATCTTGAACGCCACGGGCTGCACCGTCTTGCGGATGCGGGAATTCCCGGTGACCAAAGTCGTGTCGTCGTACCAAGCGGTCGCGCTCAGGCTGCTGTCGGCGATCTGGAGCGCCGTGACGACAGGCTCTTGGGAATCGGGCGGCGGCGCGGGAGCCAGCAACTGCGCGGAAGTCGATGCGGGGGACGTGGCCTGCCCCGCCGAGTTCATGGTGTTTTGCAGCGCTGGCGAGGCGAGCGTGTCCGATGTGCTCCCTGCGTTTGCCGCCAGCTTGGAGACGTTGTAAACATAGTTTTGCGTCTCGTTGTACGGCGGGATGCCGCCGTATTTGTTGACAGCGCCCGGCCCGGCGCTGTATGCCGCCAAGGCGGTCGGATAGTTCCCGTATGTGCTGTACTGCTGGGACAAGTAGTACGTGCCCGCCTCCATGTTCTGCTGCGGGTCGTTGATGTCCGTGAAATACGGAAGCCCGGTCGATTGGAAAACCTGTCCTGCGGGCGCGGTGAGGCCGTTGAATGTGCTCGGCTCCACCTGCATGATTCCCACTGCGCCAGCGGGGGATGTCAAGGGTGCACCGGATCGGTCGTACTGGTTCCCGCTTGATTCGACTTGGGCGACCGCCTGTACGACGTTCGAGTCGAGCCCGTATTGATTCGCAAACGACTGCAAACTCTGCGACACGGATGAAGGAAGGTTGATCGTTGTAACAGGCATTATTGGTTACCGCCCATCGCAATTCCGTGCGGCCCCAGACGCCTGGCTGGCCTTCCCGTGATGGTGTTGGGATTTTCGCCTGCCCCGCTACCGGTCACACTGTTTTGCGCTTCCTGCCTCTGGGTGACCTCCGCCAAGTAGTAGTTAGTTGTGAGCGTGATAGTACCCGCTTGCTTATCTTCTGTCTTCCACGCAGCGCCAGACTGAACCAGCGAGTTCAACTTGCTGGCGCTCTTATCGAAATCCGCCAAGGAGTAGGTGACCGAGCCCTTAGTCATGTCCGCCGTTCCCCCGGCGGCCATCAGGTTGGCCATGACCCCTCCGGCGTTCCGCTGGAGCGTCTCGGTAACGGCTTGGTTGCTTTTGGCGGCGGCGGCATATAGCTGATACATCCTGCCTTCCTCGCCGATGTCCCCGGCCGTGATCGGCTTTCCGGCACCCGTGTACTTTTGCAAGATACCGTCTATGGAATCGGAAAGGGTTTTCACATCCGCCGCGTTTTGGGGCGTGGTTTCCAAGCCCCGTCGTTTCCTCTGTATGGCTTCGAGCCTGACCGATGCTGCCTCCCTTTCGTCGGCGGTTTTGGCCGAATCCATGGCTTTCATTTGCTCGTTTGCCTGCTTGTCCAGGCTTTCCGTGGCTGCGATCAGTTTCTTGTGGAATTCGGGCGTGCTTATTGCCGCTTGGGCTGCCGCCCTGGACCCCGGGCTGGTGCCCGTGATCCGGTCCATGATCTTGGTTGTTATGCTGATGAGGTCGTTGAACCACTTGCTGAACGCGTTGGCGATTATGTCCCCGGTCGTCTGCGTGCGCAAGCCCGCCATGCGCGCCTTCTCCATCGCCTCGGACCGGTCTTTATTGTCCACCGTCTGGTTCCATTGGAACATTTTTACGCTGTATTCGCCGGTGGTATCGGTGTTGGCGGCAATGCCAGCCAGATAGGTGTGGTTCTCCTTGATGGCGTCTACTACCTCGTCGGGTGTCAGCGCGTCTATGTCCTTGTCGGCGAGTCCGACCTTTCCGTTCTTCATGGTCATCTTCAGCCCGTCGGGAAACTTTTTGGCTTCCTTCAAGAGCGTCCTAGACAGCATGATGTAATCGTTTCTCTTCTGGTTGTCGGTCTCCCCCATCGCCCCTTCCATGCCTGCGAGCATTCCCGGCACGAGCTTGGGGCGCTGCAAGGCTATGTCATTCATGGTCTGTTCGGTGAAGCCCTCGAATCCCGGTATTTGCAGGGCGGCCGTCATTCTAAGCCTCTGCTCGTCAGAAAGCCCCTGCGCCCCTCCCTTCCTCATAAACTCTTCCGGTGTCGTCTTAGCTATCCGCATCACCATTTCCGCTGCCGCTTCGTTTCTTGCCGCCAGTCCGGCCGGGGTCTGACCGTAGTTCAAGCCGGAAGCCAAGCCGAGGGCGGTGGGGCTTTGGGCTCCGGCATAGCGCATCGTCGACATGCGCAGGAGCGTGATGGCTTTTTCCCTGCTGCTCCTGTCGCTTTCGCTCAGGGTGTTCAACCACGGGGTCAAAGCGTCTTCCAATTGATTGAGGGTCTTTTGGGCGTCAGGCCCCTGTAATTGCTCTAGCCCAGGTAACTTGTCCGCCATGGGACCGAGTTCTCCCCTTGCGGCTGCAAGGGTTTGGGTCAGGTCCGCTGTAGCGCCCGACTGGATGTTTTCCCTGAGCGCGGGCATGTGCTGCAAAAGGAAGGTGTTCATCGGCAGCGCTTGCATGCCCTTGGCGGGACCGCCAGCCGTCAAGAAATTCATGTACGATTTCAAGTCCTCTGCACCGAAGCGCCCGGTCTTGCTCATTTCCGCAAGCGCCCCCAAGGCTCCGTCGAGCCCCTTGTTCATGCGGCCGAAGGCGTTGGTGATTTCATCTACGATTTCGATGTATTTTGTGGTGGACAACCCGGCGGCAGAGGAGGCCTTGGCTACCCTGATGAAAAAGTCCTCGCTCTGCGACAAGGTTTGCGCGTATTGGTCCGCGAGCTTTACGGTTTCCTTGATGCCCTCCACATCGGTCATTCCCGCCACGCGCCCCGCGCCCACGGCGATCCGTTGGTAGCGCCCGAACCCGCCGACGCCGAAATCTTCCCCGCCTTCGACTCCCTCGGCCGCTGGCCTGCCGCCTTCGCCTGTAACAAGCTCACGCATGCCGACACCGCCCTCTTGCAGCGCTTGGGCGATCTTGACGTTGCGATCAAAGCTCAATCCGAGACGCGTGAAAGGGGTTGCGGGCGTGAGATTGTGGCGGGCTTCGTCGAATCCCGCGATGCCCGGCTGGGCGAACAACCCCGCCTTGCCGAGGGAGGATTCCATGTCCTTGTTCTGCTGGGCCTGCTTGTCGAAGCCCTCGCGGAGAAGCTCTATGACGCCCGCCGCGGCGGCGAGCGGGAGAGCGGCTGCGGCCAACCCCCCGGCGGCTTCGCCGACTCCGCCTTCCACGGCTCCGGCAACCATAGAAGCTCCGGTCTTGAGCATGCCGCCTCCGCCATGCTTGAACGCCTCATCTTCGCCACCTACACCACTAAGAAACACTTTTCTTGCTGCTCCGCCAAGCCCCATTCGCTCGGCGACTGCCTCGCGCGCTGGGCCTTTAGCGAAATCCAGCGGTCCCTCAAGCTTCAGGCGTCCAGCGTTTTGTCTGACCCATTCTTGGGCTTGAACTTTTTTCTCTTGGGCTGCGGCGATGTTTCCGTCAACACGGGCCTTTTTATACTCAGCAACTCGGCCTTTGATCTCCGCCCCGGCCGCGTATTTATCCATCCTTGCGGCGAAGCCCTTGCCGATACCGATCTCCGCAAAAGCCTTGGACATGCTGTGGACTTGCCGGGTCATGTGGCCGATATTCGTGCTGCGCAAGCTGCGGTTCAAGTTGTTCCAGTTCCCAACCGTTTCTTCAACCATCTTGGAGAATTTCTTCATTTGCTCGGTGTTCATCTCGATGGCTTTTCCGCTCGCGTCGATGGATTTTTCGTTCTCCTTTTGCCAGCGCGTAAGCTGCTCCAAAGCGCGCCCGGCTTTCTTGTACTCATCTGTGTTCTTGCCAGTGAGTTTCAGTACTTTCTCTTGGCCTGCTTTGATTTCCTCTACGATTTTCGAGGCACGGTCCAAGCTCTTCGTGTCGAACATGCCGCCCTTGGTCTTGCGGGCAAACGACTGGATGGCCTGCATCGCTTCTTTCGCGTCCGTCAAGTACTCAAGCGAAGCTTTCAGTTCAAACGAGAGGTTCTCGAATTCCCGCGCGGCGTGCTGCGCGTACGAAGGCGTCTTCTGGAGTATCTCGTCCAAAGCCACGAGCAGGGCTTTGTTGTCCTTGGCCATCTGGGACATGGTAGACACAGCCTCGTTTAGCTGCTGGTTGGCTTGCGGCTGCTGCTCGGATACGCCTTGCGGGATGTTGGGTACGTTTGGCATTTAGGTTACTTCGTCTCGGCCTCGGGCTTCATCGTCACTGAGTCATAAAGCTCGGCGACCGATTCGTCGATGATCGCTTGGCTGGCCGCTTCGATTTGCTGCGCGGCGTTCTCGAAGAGACGTTTCTCGATCTCGGTCATGACGGTGCTGTCGGGAAATTCCTTCCTGAGACGGTCCTCGATGTTCTGCGCGTGCGTCATCACGACCTTCCAGAGGAGCTCCATCACTTCCTGACCCCAACTCAGGATCAGGTTGCGGAACACCACCTGCAAATCGCGCACGGACTTCTGCGGGTCGGTCGGATCGGCGACGAACCGCTTCTCCGGGGGGAGCTTGCGGATGTCGATCCCGTCGATCCAGCTAATGGCGCGAGAAAGGATTTCAGCCTTCACCCGCTTGACCCATAGGTAACCCTTGAATTCATCCGACGCCTGAATCGAGAGCATCTCGTCCGAGGTTGGGATGTTCGAAATCTTCAGGCGCACCGTCTTGCCCTTCGACCGGAGCGTGAGGATTTCCTCCAGCTCCTCGATACCGAAGCCTTTGAGCCCGGCGATCACTTCTTCAATAGATTGGGGGACCGCTTCCCCGTCGCCCGAGGGGGCGATCACTTCCATCTCTTCCTTGGCTGTTTGCACTGAGTCTTTGTCTTCCATATGTCCCTTCCTGTTAATCGGTCTCGCAGGCGAAAAAGCCGATTTCGTTGTACGTGCTGCGAAATATATTGTATTGCCTTTGTTTTCAACACTATACAGATAGCTGTTTTCCCCCCAGCGCTGTATACTAGGGGTGGAGGCAGACACCATGGAGATCATCAAGGACAGAAACGGGAAACCCGAAGGGGTTATTCGCAAGTTGGCCGGAGACCGAGAAGTGCTGACTAGCAACTCCGGCAACCAAAAGGCCTACTACGATCCCAACACGAATGCCACATACACGCCCGGCGGCAGCAAGATCGGAACCGGAAACCGCCTAGTCGGCATGGCGGGGAGAAAGTAAAATGAACCCGCAAACAGAACAAGACATCCACCTGATAGCAGCGCCGTTCCGCTTCGTCAAGGCTTGGTTGCAGATTCTCCTGTTCATCATCGTCGCGCCTATCGTCTTCATCGTCTGTCTCATCAAGTGGATGCTTACGGGCGAGCCCATTATGAGTCCTGATGAGATCATCCTGGCGAAGTGGGCTATTATTCTTCTCTCCCCCGTATGGATTCCGCTGCTCGGCATAATCATCTGGGTGGTTTCAAAACGCCTCAAGGAAAGAGAAGCAGAAAAGCTGCGTGCAAAAGAAGTCGCAGAAGAACTCCACGCAGAAGGCCTAGATGACATCAACATCCATGACCTAGCAGCCGTTGCAACAGAGAGAGAGCTTGACCTTGAGGACTTGATAGATGCCCGGTACGTACTCTGGTGCAAAAGGAGCGTGGAAACCCTTGCTTCTCCGAAGGCTGATCTCAGCAAAATGTGTCTAGGAAAATGCGCTTTTTGCCAAAAACAGGTTCCGGCAATCGGTGGCGATAACCAAAACGATTGGACGACACTCACTGCGTATCACGATGCGTCTTGCCGATGGATTGAAATGCAGGGGGAGGCGTTAAACATGTACAGGAGCACACCACTTTATCGGTGGCCGATGTATCGGTCCTCCTAACGGTACTTCCGCATCTTCTCCAAGTGCAGGTTGATCGGGTCGAACTCGAAATCGTCCCGCACCTTCGTCGCACCCGGCAGCGGCTTCCTGCCCAACCGCAAGGCCTGCTGCCGAGCCCTGATTTGCGCTTCCGTGAAAATCTCGTACCGCTCGTCCACGATGCCGGGCTTGTCGGTGCCCCGCTCCTTCCGCAGCTTCTCAAGCTTGCGCTTCTGCGCCTCCGCCTCGGCTTCCATCTGCCTCTGCCAAGCGTCCATGAGGCGCTCGTGCTTGTCGCCTTCCAGCATGCCCTTGAGTTCCCGTTTCAGGTCGGTGATGCTGTCTCCCGCATGCGCCCATCCGTCGCCCGCATCATGGGCAGCCACCGTGGCGGACACGATTTTTTCCCACGGCTCCATCGAATCGGTCTCCAGCGAGCGTGCCACGCCCTTTAGCTCGTTGCCGATGGGGTCGGCGGACCTTCCGGCCCACGGGCGGACGATGAACAGCGAGTTGAAGTTCTCCTCCAGCCTGCGCTTCGCCTGCTCCCGGTACGTGCACAAACTGGCCCAAGCCCTGGCGTGGTTGGGCGGTGCCATGATCTTCACCTGCTTGCCGTCCGGCATGCTGACGATCTTGTTCTCATACGAAGTCAGCCTCTCGCCCTTGCCGAACCACAGGTTCTCGGAGGATTGCGTCGTCACATAAGCCGACAAATACGGGTAAAGCGATACATCGTATTCGCTCATGCGCTTCACGACCTCGGCGAGCGAGCGGATTTCCGCAGCGGACATGCCCTCGATCTCCTTTGCGGCGAAGGACGTGGACAGCAGGAGGGAGTTCAGGATGAAGTCGCTGGGGTCCTTGATCCACCGCTTCAGGGCGAGGCGCTCCTGCGGGTGCAAGCCGCGGACCCAGCCGACTTGGCCGCCATCGACGAGCAGCGGGCGTATCCGGGCTCCCACCTCGACAAGCTCCTCGCAATTGTCAACGATCTCTTTCTTGACCCGCTCGATCTCTTCTATCGGGGCCTTCTGCAACTCGCCGCTGTGGATTCGATTCATTAACTCCGCCCCAAGGCTCATAATTCCTCCCTTGACCAGCGGCGGGCATTAAGGAGCCGCATTAACTCAGACTGGGCGGCCCGTCTGGCTTTTGACTTATTCCAAGCCTTTTTTTGAGATTCACTCATTCGATTGCGAGTTTCCGTTGAGTGGTGTTTGCCAAACATCGAGTTCTCTTCGCCGAATCTTGGAAGGGGCGCGAATGTTGTCTTTTTTCCTTTCCGTTGTTTGGACATTTTCTCTCTGGTTTTGGCGGATGCTTTAGTGCCGAGACGGTGCCGACGTAAGTTTTCTTTGGCCTCCATAGTAACTCGGTACCCCGAGGTGCCTTCACCTCCGTCCGTTCTATTGCGGAGAATGCCTGTGCCGTTGTCCTTGCGCCCAAAAAGATCGATGAGAGCCTTTTCGGACTCAAAAGCCAAAACCTCAGAATCCATGGGGAAGACTACAATTCGCGAACGGTCATCGGGTATTTGGCACGGGCGACCCCTGTTCCTAAACAGCCTTGGCCCACTGCCCTTCCCGGCGCAATAAGGCGTGCCGTCTTTACGAAGCCACATATACGTGTAAAACTGTTGCTGTTTAATCATTAGACATACTTCCTGACCGCGTTCTTGGGATCGGCCTTGGACGGCCTTTTCTCGGCGGCTTCGACCGTCTTCGGATCGATCTTGACTTCGTTCGCGGGGGGAGGCGCAGTCGGCGGAAGCCCCTCGGGAGAAGCCGGGGTCAGCCCCCGTCCTCGGGAATTCCTGAGCATTTCCTGCTCGATCCTGCGGGTTTCCAGCAGCTCCTGTCGGCCGAATTTCGTCTCCATCTCCTGCTCCACTCGGTCCATGATGCGTTCGCGCTCCACCTCGGCCTCCTGTATCCTCCGGACCATCCTGCTGGGTTCCGGGGCTTTATAGAGACCGACGGTCTTGAACAGGCGGGAAGCCGGGAGGCTGCCCTTGTAGATCAGGAAAACACGGTAAATAACGGTCAAAGGGATGGCTTTCAGCACGCGCATGGCGTCCTCGGGCGAGGAAATCTTCAGTCCCGACACTTCCGTGAGGGCACGCGAAAGTACCGCCCTCAGGCGGTCGTCATCCTTAGGCCCTACGTCGATCTTGAACTCTTCCCGCCACTTCACATCACGAAAAACAAACACATACTGTAGTAGCTTTACTTCTACTTTTGCCATATTTTGAACTCCGCCACTCGCTGCAAATGCGATAAGAAGTCGTCATGGGGCAAATCGCGCTTGGCATACTGACAGAATTGGCAGCACGAAACAACATTTGAAAAAAGGTACCCCCTTGTGTTGTCCTTGCGATCTACCCCGTTGGCTTGTAACACACCATCTTTATCCGCTCGGCTGGCGCTGGGCTCCTTGCCACAGTAGTAACACGGCTTGCTAATGAGTGTGTAAAACAGGTCATTTGTTAGTGCCCATATGTATCCCTTCCGTTTGGCGGTGTTTTTGTATTTTTCAAGGATGCTGTGTTTGGCTGCGTCTCCGGGTTGGCACCCTCGTCTGGCCTTTTCTCGCTGTAAACACCCACAACTTTGTGTATTTCCGGTCACTAAATTGCTGCTGCAAACTTCACATTCTGTCCCACATTCGCAGCGTACTTTCCAAGGTACGCCGTTCGTTTTAGCTGGCTTGCCTGTATCTCCCACAACCACAAGTCTCCCAAACTTACGCCCCAGCAAATTCTTACGCCTATTTTCACGTGTCCTTTCCCTTTGCCAGCATCCACAACTTTGCGAGCGGCCCTGTAATAGGTTTCCAATACGGACACTGCGCTCATTACCGCAGTCGCATCTCACTATTGCGTATGCTCGGGTTAAAGCCTTCGGAGGAAGCCCCACAACCGTTAAACGCCCAAATTTCTGGTTTAATTTCACCGTGAACTACCTCTCTATACAAAACTAAAAATCATCAAACCGCATTTAACTATCAGATTGCTGCTCATCTTAAATACCGTAAACCAAGCTCTCCATAGTATTAGTCAGCAGCAAGTGCCCTTCTGGCTTGATCACCAGAAGTTTGCGGGGGTTGGCCTCTCCCCAACCCCCTTTCTCAGGAGAGTAATGGAAAATCAGATCGAAACCATCACACCCGCCGACAAGCAGTTGGAAGAGATAAAGTCCGGTGCGCGAATCCTTTTCAATCCCAAGCAACTGGTTGAGGTGCGAATACGTCTCTGGGACGGCTATTGGCGCGGGTTCTATTTTAACGACCATGAACGCATGGCACAAGTTGTCTATCAACTTGATCAAGACTCCCGAATTCAAAGCATCTATTACGTTTTCAACGAAATCGACCAAAAGCTGGCCGAGTATCGGCAAAAATGCGGGTGTGACAAGTGCATCCGCGGCGGGCTGATCGTTGCCAATCCCACAGACGAACAGGTCGAGAAAATCCTCACCGGACCCACGCAGCACCTTACGGAAAATGATGATGTGAAGAATATTCGATGGATATTCATCGACGTGGACACCATGAGAGCCAAGGGCTTCGAGCATGAAAGCTCCACGGCAGAAGAAAAGCGGGAAACCCAAAAAGTAGCGCAGCGAATCATTAAATACCTTGACTCCAAGGGCTGGCCGAACGCCTTGCTGGCGGATAGCGGCAACGGATACCATATCCTGCCGAGGATCAATCAGGGCAACACACAGACCAACATTGAGTTGCTGGTGGATTGCCTAAGGGCCTTGACTAAATTCAACAGCGACGCCGCCAAGGTTGACGATGCGGTTTTTAACCCGGCGAGACTGACTCGTGCCTATGGCACAACCACGCGCAAAGGCACAAGCACTGAACAGCGGCCGTATCGCCGCAACCGCATAATTCCCCCTCAGGGGGCAATTTCGGTTGTACAGTTCGACCAGATTTTGGAGCTTGGCGGGTGCGCCCCCAAGGCGGAAAAGGCCCGTGGAGAAATGCCGCTTGTCCTCCCGGATTTCGACCCGCAAGACTTTTTTGACTACTACGCCAAACTGAACGCCTTCCATATCACGGGCGAAACCACCTGGCAGGGCAAGCCCATCAAAGTCACTGACATATGCATTACCGCTGGCCACAAGCACACGGGAAGCGGCCTTACGGGCTTCATCATTGGGGACACCTTCGGTTACCATTGTTTCAGCGACGACTGCACGGGCGTCACAATTGCTGATGTACTGCGCAGGCTGAACGAGGAATACGACCCCTACCCCCACTCGATCTGGCCGGACGACAGCCTCAACTGGGCGAACATCGACGCTGCGGAAGAAGCGGTAATAGAAGACGCAAAAACGTTTGCGGCGGAGGAGATATCGGATGAGCCCGATAAGCCCGCCCTCGCCACGCCTTCCCGGAGCGAAGACACGGAAGAGGTGGAGATTAGCAACCAAGCCGTAGCCGGAGACGCCAGTGACGAGGCTGTCATCAAGATTGCTCCCCCCCAAAAAGACAAGAAAAAGAAGAAACTCAAGCCCGGCGAGAAAAAGCGCCTCAAGAGCGCGCTTCCCAATGAATTGACATGCCAGATCATCGCGATGGTTCTGGAAGACCCCGTGAATACTGCACCTGATTTTCTTGCCGTCATCGAAAAGTTGCGCCAAGTGGAAAGTCTCGTCAAGATTCGCATCGCGGCGGTGCTGGATGCGATCTTCCAGTACTACGGGGCCTATAAGAAGCTTCCGAATAGGGTGCAACTCAAAGACTACCTCCTCAATGACACGGATTTCTCCAACGCGAGTGGCATGAAGGAGCTATTGGAGTTCGTTGATGGGGTGAAATTCGACCCCGGCCGGACCTTTGCGGTCACGGCCCGAAGACTGTTTCAAGAAATCGACTATATCGACGAAAAGGTCGCTTGGCTGACAGGCTGGGACTACCTCAAAAACGAAGAGTTGGCTGTCGCCGACCGCATGGATATAGCCAAGCAAATCATGGTGGGGCGCTGGCAGTCCACCATCAATACAAGCCCCGAACTTCGTGCCGAACCTTGGCAGCGTTCCGCTTATGAAATCTTCGAGAGCTTCCAGTTGGATGTGCGGGGAAGCAATGATAGGCGGAAATTCAAAACCGGATTTCCCACCATCGACAACTCAGGCATGAACGTTGGGCTCGATGGTGAGCGTTTTATCGGTGTCTATGGCCCCGCGGGGAGCCGCAAATCGACCACGGTCCTGTCCTTGGCGATGAACTTCGCCCGGCAGGGGAAGCACGGGTTGTTTCTCGCCGGGGAGCATCTGCGCATGAAAGTCCTAAAGAGGCTTACTTTGATGTACGCCTACCATCTCCGGGACAATCCGGAGGTGGGCCTGCTTCCTACCCTCTCGGGCTGGGAGGGGTTGAACTGCGTTGCGACAGAAGATGATCTGGTAAAGCTGAACATCGTCCTTAACGAACTCTACAACATGACCGCGGTGCCGGGGCTTCTGCAAGTCCAGAACATCAACAACCTAACTCGTGGATCGGAGGATAAGTGGGCGGCCATTGAGGGTTATATTGAAGCCTCTTTCCAAAAAATGCCCTATGACTTCGTTGTGATTGACCCCCTCGACAGCGTTATGCCAGTAAGCGGCTTGGGAGAAAGCCACTGGATCGAATGTGCGGAAATGCTGGAGCGGCTGTTTGACTTTAGCCGAGACTTTCACGGAAACGAAGAGCGCGGCAGGGGCATGCTGATTTTGGGCACAGCCCAGTTTAATTCCAAGGCACGCCGAGAGATTGAAAAAGTCCAACAGAAGAACGAAGGCCCCGATAAATACTACGACGATCTTGAGGCTTTGATGAAGCAGGACAGCTTCATCCAGTATTTCACCACCATAGGGCAGAAATGCGACCTAGCCATTGGCGTCTGCCCGTATATTAAAAATGGCAGCCGTGGCATGCTTATACAGGGTCGCCAGCGGGACGGCGGGAATTTTAACAGCCTAGAGTTTCAAATTGACGAGAACTCCAACTTAATGATCGAAGCCGAAGACGGTTTTCTGGTGAAAAGGGTCAATCCCGAGCAGCTTGTTCAGGAACGGATCATGCCGCTGGATTCCTATGATGAAGGGCTATGAGTAGAGAGAACAAAGACGAAGGATTTGCAAAAATCCGGAACGGCATAAATAAGCATATCAAGGAAGGCAAGCTTCATCCCTTTGATCTTGGCATCTATCTCTGGCTGCACCTGAACTGCAACTGGAAGACTGGGGTGTGCCGACAAACGGCCCTTGGTATCGCGCTCAATGGATTCAACGACGCGGGCTTAAAAGAGACAATTCAAAAGTCACTCCGCAGGCTCCGGAAGCACGGATACATCAACTACCCGAAGGGGGTTGGTAAGCGGGGTGGATACCTAATCGTAATTCATAAATTTGAACCCTCGGCACTGAGGGGATACCGCATAAACGCTTGGTTCTACACGGATAAAGTGGAACCACGGTTGGAGGAAATAAACGGTGGCAGCCACGGTAAAGCAGACGGTGAAGCCGCGGTCGAAGCAGCGGTGGATGCGCTAGTGGAGGAACAGCAGAGACACAGTGAGGACACAGTGGAGGCACCTATTCCAGACGTTCCAGACCTCCAAACTTCCAGACCGGCCAGACCTGCCACACTCCCCGTTGTTGTTGAGAGTGAAAATTCCCCCGAGGAAACAACGGATCAACCGATGGAATCTCAAAAGCCAGAAACCGTTCAATGGTCGGACGATAGGTGGGTCGATCCAAAAGCTGGGAAGTTCCAAGACCGTAAAGCAATTCCCTATAGACCCAACCGGCGGGCAACCGAGGAGAAAAAGCAGCCCATTCACACCCCCCTGTCGGCGCGTAGGGATGCTTGGACACCCGCGGATCGCCTCGCGGACCAGTTTTTCGACCAACTAGGTAAGTTGAGCAAGTTCAAGGATGATTTTGAGAATGGTCTTTGGTCGGTCCCGCTGAGGGACTTGCTCAACAAAGGCACAACCTATGAACACATTTCCCAGTGCATTAGGTGGGCCTTGCTGGATTCCGCCTTTTGGGTGGAGGCCGTCAACAAAGCCGTGAGTAAAGGCCCCGTAAAGATGTTTGTCGATAACTTCTCCAAGATCGAAAGCGCCCGCGAGGGGGAGTCCAAGGCTGGTGCCCTGCGCAAAAAGAAGATCGCGGAAATCAAAAACGAGGGCAAGGCCCAGTACCGTCAAGATGGCGGAGCATTCAAGACCGGAGACGAGGCCGTATGCTGCGACTGCGGCAAGACCGGGGCCAACGCCGAGGGGTTCCCCCGGTGCCAAGACTGCTTGAACAAGTTCGGAGATGCGGCGAATGCTTGAAACTAAGAGACCGATTTGGTATGAAAAGCTCGAACGGGAGCGTCTCGGGAACGAAGGCTATGCTTGGTTTGTAAGTCGTTTCGACGAGAAGTGCCCCAACTGCCCCCAATGTCGCGGAGAGCGCGAGATGTTGGTTCCCGATCCGGTAACGAAAAAATACAACGAAGACAACGGGAACAAGGACAGCAACCCGATGATGCTGGTGACTTGCTCCACCTGCGTCAGGTACGCCCGCCGCCTATCGAACTTTACCAGAATCTACCGGGATACGGTGCCTCCACGCTACCGCGAGATCACCCTGAAGAACCTGAAGCCTTATGGCAAGTCCACGCTTTCCACAGAGCGCCAACAGGAAGTCATTAATGCGCTTAAGGCAAATCCCGAGGGCTCTTATGCGTTTTTCGGGCCGCCGGGAACCAGCAAAACCACATGGACGACGGCGTTGTACGCGGACTTGCTGTGGAAGACCTGCATGCGCGAGGATTACAGGCGGGTTTTTCCCGTGCGCCGCATTTCCACCAAGCTTATGCTGGACCAACACACCGATTGGACGATGCACAAACACGACCCGGACGATGAATTCAAGCCCATGCTCATGGAGCCCGAGGTATCAAGCGAGAAGATCAAGGCAGCATCGGACAGCGGCGGCAAGTTCCACCTTTTCCTCGAAGAGATCGACAAAATCAAGGAGACGGAAGTTCGCCGTGCCAATTTGTTTGAAATCTTGAACTCCCTGCATGACAACTACGGGCAGCTTGTGGTGAACAGCAACCTCACGTTCAACGAATTCAGCAATGTGTTCGGCGCGGATTTCAGCCGCCGCATCAGGGACATTTGTGCCATCATCGACCTTTTTCCACCCAAAGAAAGGGGCAAAAGGACAGGTCCGGCGACCGAAGAATAGTTTGGCCTCTCCTTCCTAAGAAATTTGTCTTAGGACAGAAGTACTATCCTTTTTAGAATCAACAACGATACTTGAGGTTACATTATCCATAGGTTATTGAAACAACAACAGTTGAATTCAAAAACTCTTTGACGCGACAGTATTGTGCAGTATGAGTGGAACTTCGGAGAGCGTCCAAAATCAAAAACGCAAAGCCGCGTTAGACCTCCAAAGGGAAGGTTGCACCATCATGCAAATTGCAAAGCGTCTGGAAGCTAGCCCAAAAACCATTAAGTCATACCTGCGGCTTGAACCCGGACTTTTCTCGGGAATTTGTGGTGTAAAAGTTGAGGGTAAGGCTCTCTTAGCTCCAGTTCCGTGCTTGAGGTCTTACGGGCATACAGGACGGCACTCTCCTAACTTATCTGGCATCACAACTAAGGGCGGCCGGCGTGTTATAGAGCTTGCGGCTCGTCCGGAAAATCGGGTATCATTTCGCGGTGAGAAGGCATGGTGGCGTGTCTCCAAAGATGGTGCGACATGGGTTGCGCTTGGGTCCGAGATAATCAACGGCGATCTAACCGGCCGAAGCGTGGCTCGCCGCATCAAGTACGGTTTCACTGCAATAGTTCCAGAGTACGCCACCGTGGCAAATCACCAGCGCAACATTTTTAAGATGTCTCATCTTCAGCAATTTCGCAACTATGCTGGAATGCCCTTTTTTGATGAGTGGAATCGAGATAATGGGGGGTCGTTTTTCGCCGGGGCGAAACGGATTCGGGATAATCTAGGACCAAAACCAAATAAAAATAGCTCCATTCACATTGTAGATCAAGCAAAAGGCTTTGTTCCCAGCAATTTGGAGTGGGCGCACCCAAAGAAACAGGTTGCCGAGCAGATGTTCAAGATCATCGCTGACCAAAAGCACCACATTAAAGAACTGGAGGTGAGGATTGCGGAGTTAGGAGGATAATTCTCAAGACAAAGCTCAGGAAGTGGGAGCAGCGACCGACAGACGGGGGAATCCCGGCTCGGCCCGTTGTTCACGATTTTCCCGGTGTATGCGTTGCCCCTTAAATTTTGGCGAAAGTGTTCAGTTTTCCCACGGCTTTCCGCCAGCCCGCGGGCGCAAGCTCGTTTTCTAACGCCCGGATGAAGCGCTTTCGCCGTGACGAAGTAGTTTGTTTATTGGTGGCCGGAATCACTTCTGAGATTTCGACTCTGACACACGTTGGGGTCAGCCACTTCAACCGCGGGTCTCCTTTCCGTCCGAGCATTAGTGCTGCGATCTCTTCCGCAAGCGGAGCGACTTTTAGCGGTTTAGCAGGCTTACCCACGAGGCGGCGTTTTTCGCCGCCGAGAATCGCCACCCCCCTCGCCACATCGATCCCCCACAGTTGGACGCCAGCGTAGACCGAACCGTTAACGGTTGCGCCATGGCGCTCAATTTCAAATTTGAGAATAGGAGGCTCCCAAAGCATATTTTCCGTGCGATTTAGCAATTTGTAAGCCAGCATCCCGCCGGAATCGTTGCCGGAAAGCTCACCCCAAGATTCGCACAGTAGATGTTCAATTTTTTCCGCTTCGGCCTCGGCTATTGGGCCAGGGGCGAGTTCCGAAAGAAGGCTCCGCAGGTTGTTCATGTCGATCATATCTCCAGTATAAAAGTATACAGCGGGCCTGGAATTTTCGCTACCCAAACTGGCTTTTATTCACATAGTTCATTGGTACCAGTACCTCCGGCAATATCACACTATAATGTATTTATTGCCAACGACTTGCAAATTTTATTTTCTCCGATTTTTGGCGGGCCTTTAGTATTATAATAATTAAAGGAGAAATCGATGTCCGAAGAGATTAATCCACGAATCAAAGAGTTGGCAGCCGCCATCGTGAATAAATTCATCACCGAGGATGAGTTGCTGACGACATACGGTGTCCCACAAACTCGCCTCACAGCGACAGGCTCGGCCTACGTCACGATCGCGATTTACGGCTGCAACTTGGATTCCCCGGAGCGGTGGCTCGTGATTCGCGTAGCGGACCACAACAGCGTCGGCTACGGCTGGGACCTTGATCTCCGACCAGACGAGGATTTCGAGACCGTATGGCCCAAGGTCGAACGACTACTTAAAACCACAACTTTGGACGGCAGGCACAGAGAACGCGAGTCGGAGGACGAATGAAGAAAAGCAAGTTTTGTGAGCACGTGAACAAGAAGCTCAAGGTGCCCGTCGCAGAGTGCGACCTGTGCACCTACGAGGCGCTGGAAAAAGCCGAGGCCGAGGCACTCGCCAAAGGCCCAAGCGCGAAAAAGAGGATAAAGAAGGAGAAATGAAGATGGCTTTATACGAAACAAAATTTCCAACAATGTTTGGGCCCATGAAGTGCGGGGGTTCCGACACAGGCAAGCCGCCCGAGTGCGGTGCTCCCGTGGAGTTCTATTGGTGCGACAGCGATGATTCCTTTTTCGGGGACATGTGCTTCTTTTGCAAGAAACACCGGGTCAAATTTCGAGAGGAGAATCACGAGTTTTTGACGACGAAAGACCCGTTTACCTTCGATACCGAGTCGCAGCCTTGGAGGTGAAGCGATGAGGCAATGCTTGGGGATGAATCTGGCTTATTGGGGAGAGCCTTTCGATCTCACTTGGGATGATGACCCAGATCGTTGCCCGAATCCCGCCACCTGCCGTTACTATGTTAATGAGTGTGGACATCGGATTCCGCTTTGTGCGGAGCATTATGACATCTGGGAGGGCGGATTCCCGGACGAGCCGGACGAGTCGCTTCCCTGTCTCGGCGACGGTCCCCGCGAAGGCGGATGCGATCACGAATGGTGCGAGTCCTTTCGGGAGGTTTGGGGGTGGGGGAGGACGTATAGAGCACAAAAGTGGGGAAGGGAAACAAGCGTATAATTCCCAAAACTTCCTTAAAGTCGCAGCGGCCTAGAGTATTAAGCTCCAGGCGCAAAAAGATTCGGGTGCCGGGTTGGAGCGGCACCCGAAGATTTTTCTTCCGACTCCGCTTTTCCCAGCAATGGTTGGGAAATCGCGTCCGCTTCGAAAACCGCGAGTTAGTGAATCCGCCTAATATCTAAACCTAAGTTGTCACCCGAATCGAACTGCATTGTAACTCCACAGTTCATACCCAAGCTTCGAGAGGAATTTTCCATACCATGGTCAGCAAGGCCGTTGATGCCGCGTACAACATTTCACCCTATTCCCAATACATCCACAAGAGTCGCTATGCCCGATGGCTTCCCGAAAAAGGCCGCCGCGAACACTGGGACGAAACGGTCCATCGCTACACAGAGTTTTTTACTCCCAGGATTCCCAAGGCGGACAGGGAGTCTACCGCGAAGGAAATCGAGGAGGCGATCCTCCGCATGGAGGTCATGCCGTCCATGCGCGCGATGATGACCGCGGGGGAAGCCCTCGAAAAAGACAACTGTGCCGGGTACAATTGTTCTTATCTTGCAGTAGATGATCCGCGTGCGTTCGACGAGGCGATGTACATCAGCATGTGCGGGACGGGCGTCGGCTTCAGCGTCGAGCGCCAGTACGTCAACCAGATGCCCGTCGTCGCCGAGAAATTCTATGACACGGATACGGTCATCAAAGTCCGGGACAGCAAGATCGGCTGGGCCAGTTCCTTTCGCCAACTGGTTTCCCTTCTGTACGGCGGGCTCATCCCGAAGTGGGATTTGAGCGCCGTCCGCCCCGCGGGGTCGGTCCTCCGCACCATGGGCGGCAGGGCGAGCGGCCCAGGGCCCCTCGACCGCCTCTTCAAGTTCACCATCAGCATCTTCCAGAAGGCGGCGGGCCGCAAGCTCAACTCGCTGGAATGCCACGACCTGATGTGCACGATCGCGGACATCGTGGTCGTGGGGGGCGTCAGGCGCTCGGCAATGCTATCCCTGTCGAACCTCAGCGACGAGCGCATGCGCAACGCCAAGAACGGCCAGTGGTGGACCGATTTCGACTACCGCCGCCTCGCGAACAATTCCGTCGCCTACACGGAGAAGCCGGAACCGGAAATCTTCATCAGGGAGTTCCTCACCCTGATCGAGTCGAAATCCGGAGAGCGCGGCATCTTCAACCGGGTCGCGGCCCAGCAATGGGCGAAGAAGACGGGCCGCCGCAAGTGGGAGAACATCGATTTCGGCGTGAATCCGTGCGCGGAGATCATCCTGCGTTCCAAGGGCCTGTGCAACCTCAGCGAATGCGTGATCCGGCCGAACGACACCAAGGCGAGCATCAAAAAGAAGATACGGCTCGCCACGATCATCGGCTGCCTCCAATCCACCCTGACGAAATTCCGCTACCTGCGCAGGGAATGGCAGACGAACGCCGAGGAGGAACGCCTGCTGGGCGTGTCCCTGACCGGGATCATGGACAACAAGATGATGTCCGCCAACGGGCCCGAGCTTGAGAAGCTGCTGGACGAATTCCGCGAGTACGCCGTCGAGGTCGCCACGGAATGGGCCGCCAAGCTCCGCATCGAGGTCCCGGCCGCCATCACCTGCGTGAAGCCCAGCGGCACCGTGAGCCAGTTGGTGAACAGTTCCTCCGGCATTCACACTCGTTTCTCCCGCTGGCTCGTCCGCGCTGTGCGCGAGGACCGCAAGAGCCCGGTGTCGGCCTTCCTCAAGTCCATCGGCATACCGAACGAGCCCGAGTCGGTGAAGCCGAACGACGTGGATGTCTTTTACTTCCCAATGGAGTCCCCGGAGACGAGCGTTTGCAGGAATGACCTGAATGCCATCCAGCAATTGGAGCTTTACCTTACGTACAAGATGCATTGGACGGAGCACAACCCGTCCTGCACGATCTACGTCAAAGAGAGCGAATGGACCGAAGTGCTGGCGTGGGTGTACAAGCATTTCGACATCATCGGCGGGGTCTCCTTCCTGCCGCATTCCAACCACATCTACAAGCAGAGCCCGTACAAGGAAATATCCAAGGACGAGTATTACAGCCTGCTGGAGAAGATGCCCGCGATAGACTGGGGCCTTCTCCAGCAATTCGAGACCGAGGACATGACCGACGGGGCCAAGGAACTCGCATGCTCGGCCAACAACTGCGAGCTTGCATAGGACGACACTCCCGGAAAACGCAGTATTCAACGACAGAGATGAATATCGAACAGGTGTGCGGATTGATCGCCGACGAGCTTCGCAGGGCCGTGAAGAAGCACGGTCCCATGGCGAGCGCCCACGAAGGCTACGCCGTGATTCTCGAAGAGACGGACGAGCTTTGGGACGAGATCAAAGAGCAGTATCCGAACAAGGGCAAGCAGCTTGAAGAGGCAATCCAAGTCGCGGCGATGGCGGCCCGGTTCGTCCTCGACGTGTGCTGCAAGGAAACGGATGGAAATTAAGCTGCAATTCCGCATTACGCTCGCGGACGGGACAGAGACCTCGCAGGAGATCACCGCCCCGGCCGATCCGCAGTACCCGATTGACCAGCAGACGCAGCTTCTCATGATGCAGATGCTCAAGCAGTACGCGAGCGTGGGGCTGCTCCGCAACCCGGAGAAGAACAAGTTCATCCTGATCTGCCCGAGCCGACTCGCCACGGTGGAGTGCGAGTTGCCGAGCATCCTGCTCGCCGGGGCCAACGAAGTTCCCAAGCCCGCCATCATCGAATAGCGGAATCCCGGCTAGCGGGCTCTTTTGTATGCGAATCCTCACGATCGATAGCGTTGCCATCGAATACACCAAGACCTGCAAGGATTTCGGCTACCTCGGGGTGGAGTGCTGCGACAATTGCCACGGGGACCCGGACAACCACCTAGATGTCGTGCAAGTCAACGGGGAGCCAGCGCTCCTGTGCTGCAAGCTGAGGATGTTTTTCTATCCCGAGGGCGCTGATTCCAAGCTTTCTCCGGAAGAGAGGCTCCTCCGTGCTATCTTCGGGGAATCTTGCGGACGGGTTGACCCCCAACAATTCGACTAAAGCCTTCCTTAGTAGACGGAGGCCTCCTCCAATGGCACAGTCCGAAATTGACACGCTGGTCCAGATTCTCGCTGTGTTGATCGACCGTTTGGGCGGCGAAGTGGTTGTCAGTCGAAGGGAATTCGACATGTACGGAGGCGTCTCCGTGCTGGGGCGCAACCTGTCATCCGATCACATGCTGCTGAGGCTCGGCGGGGACATGGCTGCCGTTGCCGAGGAAGACGAACCCTCCGAATAGCGTCTCGCCAACGCTTCCCGAATCGGCGGCCAAAAAGCCCCCCAGTCCTTCACTTCGTCGAACACCAGCCTGTTCGCCTGCCAGTACAGGCCGCGCTGGATCGATCCCCGGCTCGCCGGATAGAGGCAGACTATCTGGCCGTCGCCGTCCGGGAACAACGGCACGTCGACGATCTTCAGGAACTCGAATTGGATGCTGTTGAGTTCTTCCGTTCCCGCGTTGTAGCCGATCACGACGCCGCGGGGCCTGTTTTCCTCGATCCACCAGCGTTCCTTCCCGGCGGAAATCTCCTTCAGGATTCCGCGCAGGGCTTTGACGCTGACTACGAAAGTTCGATCTATGGCGAACGGGTTACCCATACCCAAAGTATACAGAGGCGGGAGGGGTTTTAGCTAGGTTCTAAGTTGTTGATTGCACGGGGCATGAAAATAGCCAAAATTCCCCCGGCCCGTTGTATACTATGGGCATGAGCAAGAACACGACAAGCGCCTTCCAGCCGGTCAGCCGTATCAGTTATATCGCCTTGGCGGTGGGATGCGCCCTCTTCTGCGTTCCCGTATGGAAAGGCGTGGGCGGCTCGGCTGCCGCTTGCTGGACCCTAGCGGTAATAGGATGCCTCCTCAATCTCGTCGCCGTAGAAGCCAACGGAGGTCGTATGCCGGTTTTCGAGCGAGAGGGTTATGCGGCCGACTGGACCAAAAATTATCAACCAGCTACGGGGTCAACTCACGCCCCGCTGCTGTGCGACCGCATCCACATGCTGCATAGCATCTTCAGCGTGGGTGATTTCGCTATTTACATCGGCGGCTTGGCCTGTTTAGCCCGCGTAGTCCGGATGATTGCCCATTGACTTTGATTGGGGGACACTTTGGGTGTGGAGTTAAATGAATAATTCCCCAAAGTCCTGCTGGACAAAACCGCCTCCGACTTGTAGACTTGCTTTGTTGGGGAATTGCTTGTATGATCGGGATATGTGGCACAAGGGCGTCAACAAGACCGATGGCGGGAAGCGCCGGGCTCGGCGTGCGTGCCACAAGGCCGTGCGGCAAGCCGCAAGGAAAACCGTTCGGAAATCCGCGAAATGACGCGGAGCCTTGGGAGGGCGACGCGGACGATCTGACAGGGAATGTCGGACTTTTGATCTCATTAGGGTATTGACTGTACCGGTGAAGTGCGGCACGGTCCAATTCGAGTTTGGTACTCGCTCTTCGCATAGAAGTAGCGAAATTTAAACAGAAAGCAGCAGAGGTAAAGCAGTGAAAGAACAAGGAACAGTGAAGTGGTTTAACGCCAGCAAGGGCTACGGATTCATCCAGCGCCAGAGCGGCGAGGACGTTTTCGTCCATTTCTCCGCGATCCAGGCGGACGGCTACAAGTCCCTGAACGAGGGACAGGCCGTCGAGTTCGAGGTCGTGACCGGACCCAAGGGCCTGCAAGCGGCCAACGTGGTCCCGGTCTAAGGCGCGAAGCGAAGCCGCCCCCGAGACAGGGGATTATACGCTCGACTCCCCCAGCACGGGCGATGAGCAAACAGGGCAGGGGCGCTGAAGCTAGAAGTCGCATGCGCGATTAATAATCGTGACGATTTGCTTCCCGAAGGGATGACGAAGCCTAGTCCACCCCGGCCCGCGCGAAAGGGAGTCAAGCATATAATCCCCCAAATAGAGAAACTATCCTTTTAACTCCACAAGTATCTTGTAACTAGCTTGTTTTCAACACAATACAGCTAGCTAAAATCCCTCCTCGGCTGTATACTGTGGGCATGAAGACCAACTTATACGCAGCTTTAGTCTTTACGGCGATTGTGACCGCAGTCGGCGGATGCTCGAAACAAGCCGATCAATCTTTCCCGGCTCTCGATCTCCAGATGCAAACCGAGGAGTTGGCAAGGATCAACTCCAACCTTATTGACACCCCGAACAGAGTTATTAACAATCGGCTTGCCGTGGTCGGTGACAAGCTGGTCCTCACCTATGACGCCCCGCAGGGAAAACGCGGCGTGCACAACGAAACAGTCGCCTATCTTGCCGATTTGGATTTCGACACGGCGCGGTCCATCGAGTTTGCAGAACTCAGCATCGCAAGTCTCGAAGTCGAATGCAAGGGAGGGAAGAACTGCGTGAGGCACAACGCGGACGGGAAACAGGATGCATATGCGCCCACATCGAATTTCACTGTCGGACTCATCTGGGGTGGCGCTGCCCGTGCGATAGCTAGTAATCTTGAAGCCGTCCTCATTTATCAACAGAAGCTGCGGAGTCAAAGGGGTAATTCCCCAAAATAGTTCTTGACGAGGTTCGTGGTTTGTAGCATTATTGTGTCGGTGGTGCATCACCAAAAATTTTTATCCTGCTCTGCGCCATCGTAAAAAGCCCCAACAAAGTTGGGGTTTTGGTAAAGGCGATAATCGCCGGAGAACAGGAAAACATGAACAAATCAAAAATCGCTGCAAAACAATTAGACGCCGCGGGAGACAAATTTGTTGACGATTCCGTGGCGCACGTTAAACTCGCCCTAGCGTCAGGTGTGCCACTTGGGCGCGAGTGGGGAGACAAATTTGTCAACGATTCCAAGGCGCAACTTCACCGCTTGCGCGCAATGGGAATGACATCGAAACAAGTCCTAGCCACATTTTACCGCGTGAAAACGGAAATAGAAAAACTAGTCTGCTAAGCTCTGTTTGCGGTAGGCGAGTAACACGAACGGGGGACTGAGTTCCGGTCCCCCCCGCAGTTTTTTAGGAGTAGGAGGAAACAGTGGAAATTGACCTTCACGGATACTTCCCGGCAGATATCACCGATGGAATTCTCAACAAGATTGTGCAGCAGGCATGGGAGACGGGCAAGGACCGTTTGACGCTGATTCACGGCCACGGTCGTAATCGAGGAATAATCCCCGGATTCATAAATACGAACACAGGCTACCTTGGCGTTTGCATCCGTCGAGTTTTGCGTCACAACAAGTCCCTGCGTTCGTGGATCAAGTACACGACGTTAAATTGTTCTGACAAGGGCGTCACTTTAGTGAAATTGCGACGTAACCCAAATCCCACGCTAGAAGTTTGTGGAGTTAAAGGGATAATTCCCAAAAATAGTTCTTGACAAGATTCCCGCTTTCGCGGTATTGATAGGGAGTACGGGAAGCTGCCCGTAGTTTAACGTGGTTCGCCCCTGCGCAGGAGTGGATCATACGGCAGAATGCCCCCGCATAGTTCGGGGCGATGCCGCAGCGCAAGCTGCGATCCGGGCACGGATAGGGTTTTGACTCCCTACCGGGCAGCTTCCGTTAATAACCGGGAGTTTTCCGAATACGCAGTATCAAGATAGAGAGTACCGAAGACATGAACCGCAGTCTCCAATTCGTCGCCGCCGCAGACACCTTGGGCGGCGTATGCGCGGTCGGAGCCTTTGAAGGCTTCGCGGCAGGGGCCGATACCGTGTCCTCGGAGGATGGTTGGGAAGGATAAGCAGAAACCAACCAAGAGATTCCGAGGACGATCTGAAAAGGTCGTCCTTTTTGTTTTTGTTCTCTTGTCTGCACAGGGCAGGCTGGCATAGGCGACCAGCAAAGGGGGTCATTCCCTCCCCGTTCGATTCGGAACCCTGTGCAGACGGGATCGATATTTTGTGCAGCCTCTTAGCTCAGCGGTCAGAGCATTCGGTCTACACCCGAAGGGCCGTCGGTTCGATTCCGACAGGGGCTACCAAGCGGGCGTAGTATAGTGGTAGTACGGAACGTTGCCAACGTTCAGGCGTGAGTTCAATTCTCATCGTCCGCTCCAAAGTTTAGGCGATCCAAGGTGGGTTTGTGGCGACTGCTAAGTGGAATAAGAAGCGAAGGGACCGAAAGCGAGCGATAGTTGATACAAATCTTGGAAAAGAGTGTTTCTTTTGTAGTTATTCAAAGAGATCAGTTGCGCATCGAAAAGATGGTAAAGAACACAAGAGATTTGAATCAATGGGAGAGAAAGAACACCAGATTGAGATGAAAAGTGGGGAGTTTGTGAGATTGTGTTTTCGTTGCCACAAAGCAGTCCATTGGTGCATGAAGTATTTGGGTTTGTCGTGGGAACAGATTGTGGGCCTGTATGCTAACGGGAAACTGCGGCCTTTGCAAGGCTGAATTGGGAGTTCGATTCTCCTCAGGTCCACCAAGTTTGTGTCTGAAGAACGATGTGCGCTTCGGACAATGCGGTGCCATGGTCAAGCGGTACTGACACTACCCTGTCACGGTAGAAGCGCGGGTTCGACTCCCGCTGGCACCGCCAAAATTTGCATCCGTGGCGAAACGGGAACGCGGCAGTCTGCAAAACTGTTACGAGTCGGCTCGACACCGACCGGGTGCTCCAGAGTTTGTGTCAGGCTAGACAATCGCCGCCAGCAATGGGGGAGGAAAGTCCGGGCTCCACAGAGCAGCATGCCAGCTAACGGCTGGGCGTTTGGTTGAAAGGCCGGATGACGAATAGGGCAACAGAGACGAGTCGCACGGTATTATGCTTGCCAAGCAGAAACCGTGCGGGTGAAACGGGCAACCTCCATGCGGAGCAATCCCAAATAGGCCGTGAGCCCCTGCTCGGGGCGTTACCAAGCGGCGGGTTGGGAGCTTGAGGCGTGCAGCGATGTACGTCATAGATGAATGATTGTCCCAGACAGAACCCGGCTTATCGGTCTGACACAAAGTTTTGCGCGGGGTTGGCATATGGGTTGTGTACCACTCTTCCAAGGTGGAGAAACGGGTTCGAGTCCCGTACCCCGCTCCAGTTTTTGAGTTCGGCCCGGTAGAGTAACTGGCTAACTCGTCACCCTCTCAAGGTGAAGATTACGGGTTCAAGCCCCGTCCGGGCTACCAAGTTTTGGGCCTGTGGCGCAGTTGGGAGCGCGCCTCGATGGCATCGAGGAGGTCGTGGGTTCGAATCCCATCAGGTCCACCAAGATTTGAGCGGGCGTCGTACAATGGCAGTATAGTAGCTTCCCAAGCTACGGACGTGGGTTCGATTCCCATCGCCCGCTCCAAGGGTTTTGAGGAGACGATGAAGAAGACGAAGGTAGAGACGGCAACGATGGCGGTGCCGAAGCACAAGCTCCGGGAGATTTACAAGCACCTCGTCGTGTACAAGGCGCAGCTTGAAGCGAGGCACAGGGCGGAGCCGCTGAAGCCGCCCCCGCTGTTTTTGCTGAACACGGCGACCGACCAGCTTTTCGGCCTGCTGAATTCGCGCCCCTAGCTCAGCGGTCAGAGCGCTCGCTTCACACGCGAGAGGCCGCTGGTTCAATTCCAGCGGGGCGCACCAAGTTTGAGCGGAAGGCGAACTGGGCTTGAAAGAGAACATGGACCGTAGCCGGAAACGGTGAGTCCGCTCAATTAGTTTGGCGGTGGGCATGAAATGCCAGTGGTTCGATCCTAAGACGGACGGATGCGACGCTCCGGCGAGCCACGCCGTCATGGTCTATTATCAGTATCCGCTGAGGAGCGAGGAGCTAAGCCGGATGCTGCTGCACTACTGCTACGCGCACTGGATCGAGTTCCAGGATGATCCGAGCACCCAGGGTCGGATCGTGAAGTACGAATTGTAGGGTTTCGGGGCCATAGTTCAGCGGGAGAACACATCGTTCGCAGCGATGAAACCGGGGTTCGAATCCCCGTGGCTCCACCAGGTTTGAGGGCGGGTTGCGTCCGCATAGAGGGGAAACGCCCCGCTAAAGGGATGCGTAAAATCCTTAAGGTGTCCTGTCCACCAGGTTTATCCGTCTCGGCCATCGTGGCTTTCGCGAAGCTACCTTAGGTGCCGCAAGGCAAACGGGGCGGTCCAGTTTGGGCGGCAAAAAAGGGTACTGTATAAGCCGCCCCCCAGTTTGCGCCCGTAGCTCATCGGTTAGAGCACTGCCTTGACACGGCAGGGGTGGAGTGTTCGATTCACTCCGGGCGCACCAAGAGTTTGAACCCAAGATAGCTGAGATGGATTAGCGCCTGTCTGAAGAGCAGGAGTACGTGGATTCGAGCGCCACTCTTGGGACCAATTTTTTGACTTTGTATCCCTTAGATATAGCTCAACGGTAGAGCATCAAAGGAGATACAAATGAACAGTGCCGATGTATTACAAGCCATTGAAAGGGGTTTGACACAGCGTCAGATCGCTGATGAATTCAACACCTGCCAATCTAATGTGCGGTACTGGTTGGCTAAATTGGGGTTGAAAACAAAACGAATGGCGGCACCTATTCCCTCAAAGTGTAAACTTTGTGGCGGGGGTTTAGGAAAAAATATTCGGCATCGGACTAGATGTCAGTCCTGTAACACGATGATACGCCGTATTCGGGCGAAGAACGCAGCCATTATGTATCTTGGTGGAAAATGCATCCAGTGCGGGTATGACAAACATCCCGCAGGTCTGGAGTTTCATCACTGCAAAGGTGAAAAGGATTTTACGATTGGCGGAGTCGCCAATCGAGCTTGGGAATACATCAAGCGCGAGTTAGATAAGTGTGTTTTGTTGTGCTCGATCTGTCATCGCATAGAACACTCCAAAAGAACTAGACAGGTTTTCTTGGACGAGGCCGCTCTTTACAAAGGGCGGACGTTCGAGTAATAGTTTGGCCTCGTCGTCTACTGGCTAGGACACGGCCCTTTCAAGGCCGGAAAGTGGGATCGATACCCATCGAGGCTGCCAATTTAGAGCCTGCTGCGCCACCCGCGTCCCAGCCGCCCGGCCCTTTTCGCCGCCCTGATCGCCGCCTGTGCTATCGCAGGACACTCCGACCGTTTAGCGGCGCAACGAGGCGGGTCCCCGCCATTCGCGCCTCTGAGGTTGCCGAACTTGGCGGGCCTTCCGCATCCGTAGAAACAAAGAATCTCGTCCACATTATAAGGATTGCAGTATCAAATAACATGAGAATCGTATGCATTTCCGATACCCACGGCCTACATGACAGGATGTCCGCACCCATTCCTGACGGCGACATCCTGATCCATGCGGGCGACGGCACCAATATCGGGCGCGTGAATGAGGTTGCTGCATTTGGTGTGTGGTTTCGTTCCCTCCCCCATAAGCACAAGATTTTCGTCGCCGGGAATCACGACTGGCTGTTCGAGAAAAATCGCATGATGGCGCAGACTCTTCTTAACCAAGGTCTGATCGGCAATGAACGCAAGCCCGAGGTCATCTACCTTCAAGACAGCGCCACGACCGTTGAGGGGTTGAAAATTTATGGTAGCCCATGGCAGCCGAGGTTCCTCGACTGGGCTTTCAACCTTGATCGAGGGAAGCCCATCAAGGAAAAATGGGACTTGATCCCCGAGGGTCTGGACATCCTGATCACCCATGGCCCCCCGACAGGCATACTCGACCGGATCAAGCCGCAACGAGATTCTGAACATATAGGCTGCGAGGAGCTTATGAAAGCCGTCGAGCGCACGAAGCCGAAAATCCACGTTTTCGGCCATATCCACGGCGGGTACGGCAAAGCCGTGTACGTGAATACCACGTTCATCAACGCCGCCATCTGCACTGAAGCGTATAATCCGACCAATCAGCCTTGGGTCATCGAAGTATGAGCAAACGGCCATACTGCACGTACTGCGGTAGCCACGAACACGAGACGAAGTATTGCCCGAAGACTCGGGAAGGACAGGGCAACCCGCGGGCTCGTCGGTGCGATTACCGCGGGTCCAAGGAGCACGAGTACGAGAATTGCCCGAAACACGCATGGGCCCAGTATTAGGAGACATGCGGCAACACTCAACAGGCATCGGCAACAGACTCCGTCGCTGAATCTTCCGGAAGTCGCGCGGGTTGCGCTCGGTGATGAGGGTATTGAGCACGGGGGAGACGGGAGGCATTCCGCCTCCCCGCTTTTTAGGCGGCGACATGGATGAAAACAGCAAATCTTGGTGGAATTCATTCAACCGGTCCGACCTGTCCGAGCCGCAACGGGAGCGCCTTTTCGCATTCACGCTCACCGGGTCGCCGCCGCTTGTGTTCTCATTGGAGGAGAGGCGGATTTTGAAGCTGTTCGACCGAGTTGCCGACTCCATCGAGCCGGTCCATCCCCGGTGCCCGATTGAAGGTCACGAGCATATGCCGGGGCAGCACTGCGTCGGGTGCGCCGACCTGTACGGGCTTGACAAGGAGGGTCCGGCCCCGTGCGCTTCGTACTCGGAGGCGCTCCGCAGGCTGGACGCAAGGAAGGCCGCCGAGTGCTCGACCTTCACGGAAGACGACAGGAAATTCCTGAGCGACGTGGGGATCAAGCCTTGAACCAGACCACGGTGCAGAACCAGCAGCTTCTCCTCCAGGCTTTGGCTTTCCTGATCGATAACCTCGGGTACAGGATCGCCGAGGGCAGGGAGCTATTTTTCGCCGACGAGAAGATCGCCGCCCTGGGCGGCGAGGGCCAGCTTCAGGTCGGCCGCCACCCGGAAAAGCCGGGATTTTGCGTGCGGTACTTCCCGAACAGGACAATCGACATCGAGGCGGTGAAGAGTGGCGGCACAGGCGGTGGACCCATACAATCCGCCCAAGCGGACACAGGCAAAGCTTGAGGCCCCGTTGGACGTTATCTTGAACTTGAGAAAGCATTTATAGGAAGTCCGGAATCAGTATGCCATCACCTAGATTTGATTGAACTTTTGGGCTCTCTTCATAGGGAGCCTTATGCCTGTACGCCTTTCCATCGCCAAGCTGTCCGCCTCGGGGCTAGCCCCGCTCCAGACCCCCCCACGGTTCCGGAGCGAGCTTCTCCAGTCCAGCGCCATGTGGCCGGGGGAGATCAGCTACTTGCGGGGCGTCTACGATGGTATCTTCCTTCTCTGGAAAGACAACCCCGCGGACGAACAGCTATTCGCGGAGACCGAGCCGAATCTCCGGGAGCTTATCCTCGGGCTGGAAAAAGCCGCAAAAGAGGTGCCGAACCGCCCGGACATGTTCCGCATGCTGCAAAATGCGCAACGCGATTTCGAGGCTGCGGTGCGGTACGCCGCGGAAAAGAATTACAAATCCGCAGCCGCCCACGCATCGTATTCGCTCCTGAAGATCGGCGGCATCCTTGACGGGCTCACCGCCCTCGCGATCAAGAAAAGCAGCAAGCGCGTCACGGCTTACGGATACGACATTTGTCTGACGGGAGATACTAAGGTTCCGCTGCTAGACGGAACTGAGGTCGCCATGAGCGATCTTGTCGGAAGGAATAAATTTTGGGTCTACTCGCTCAATGATGGGGGTCTGCTCAGGCCAGGGCTTGGGCATTCTGCTCGTCTAACCCTAAAGGACGCAGCCGTTCTGGCGGTGACATTGGATAACGGCGAAACTATAAAATGCACCCCTAACCATCCGTTTTTGATGCGAAACGGTGAGTACAAAGCGGCTGAATTGCTTGAGACCGGGGATTCTCTCATGCCGTTGTATCGAGATTCGGCTCCATTGGAAGCTGGAGGCAATAAGTATCAAACCACCTATCAGCCGGGAGACGACTCTTGGAAATTCACGCACCGTTTTGCGGAAGCCCGCTGTCCCAAGGGCTATGTTCGCCACCACGAGGATTTGAACAGGTTCAACAATTCTCCCGACAATCTGATGTTGATAAAATGGGAAGACCATTTGAAGCTGCATCAGAGCTTGGGGGGCTCAATTGTCACCGAGAAGGCCCGAATGGCGCGCGGGCAAAATATGCTAAGGCTCAACGCTCAGTGGGCGGGAAAGCCGACACCCTTTAAGCGAGTACCGAAAGTCAATCTTTCTCAGGAAGACCGTAAAAGAGCCGCTGAACGAGGCAAAACGCAACTCGTACCTTGGAACAAGTCCGAAGAAGGCGGGAGAAAGTCGGGCGAGCGGCAAAGCAAGTTGTGGAAAAGTCTATGGCAGGATGCTGATTTTAGGCAGCAAAGCTCGGTTCGCATGAAAGAGAAAGCAAAAAGAGTCTGGAGTGACCCGAATCACCGCAAGCACATGGATGAAGTTAGGATGAGAACTAACCAGGACCGCTGGCATGTTAAAAGAAGCACTGTCAGCCCCCTATGCGGACTGTGTTCTTCATTCTTGAACCATAAGGTGGTTTCGGTTACGCATTGGGGTACGGCGGACGTGTACGACATCTCTGTAGACAAATATCACAATTTTGCTTTGTCCGCTGGCGTGTTTGTCCACAACAGCGGCCAGGTAATGGAGCCCGGCGAGCAGGAGAGCCGCAGCCCCAACCTCTGGGACCAGGGCAACTCCCCGAAGTTCGACCGCACGCCGCGGAACCCGGCGAACCAACTGGTCGATGCCGATGCCGAGAACGACTTCCCGGAACTGAAGGAATTCAAGCACAAGCGGATGCAGTGGCCAGCGAGAACACGATGACTAATCCAACACAGATTTGCGTATTCAACCCGCTCACGAACCTCGTGGATGTCGCCTATGCCGCGGTTGTCGGGCCAGGCGTGCCGGGCGCTCCGGTCGCCCTGAATTCAAACGGTGTCGTTGATTCTACATTGCTGCAACTGGGCACCGTGGCGACAACGGGCGAGGCTTTGTTCTCCGGCAACCTCGTGAACCTCTATGAGTCGGGCAGTACACTGTACGTGCAGCTTGCTTATGCTGGCACAACAGGTACTCCGCCGTCAGGCTCGTATCCTGTGCTGGCCTCCGGATTCGTCAGTCAGACTGCTGGCATCGGTAGCCCGGTCACCGTTGCCTTTTCCGGCATCTTCTACTACGCCGACACGCATGGCGACTTCAGCGTTTCAAGCATCGGGCAGGAAGTCTACTTGTCCGCCGTTGACAAGGGCGGGATCACTCTTACTCGTCCCCTCAGTCCTCCAGCCCCGGAGCAGTCCGTGGGGTACGTCCTGAGCTACAACAGCGGGACCGTCGGGGTCTTGTTCATCGCCGGGTTCAACGATTTCTCCCGCATCTCGGGCATCGCGCAGATCGGGCAGGGCGGCACGGCAGCTACAACCGGAGCGCAGGCGCTTATCAATCTTGGGGCGGCACCATCGGCTTCACCGACCTTCACAGGCACGGTAACTCTCCCAGCCACGGTGAACTCCGCCAACCTGGGTCTCAACATCGCCGACAACTCCACCTCTGGCATCAACATCACGGAGAGTAACGCTGGTGTGGGCGGCATCATCATTTCCGCGAGCGCCACGGGAGCAAACGGGGTAGCAATAAGGGCTCTTTCAGGCACCGCCTATCTGGACGCCGGCACTATAGGCATTGGAACTGTTCATTCCGGAGAAGTTATCAACATCGGGTCTGCTAATGCAACTGTGAGTATCACCGGAGGACTCACCGCGGGAAGCGTCGGAATCACAGGTCCGCTCGATCTGAACGGCGTGGTCATTTCCATTACAGCGCCTTCGGCGGGTAAAGTTCTTGTCGCGTCAAGCCCAACAGCAGCGGCATGGGGTTCGGTCCCGACCTTCGTCGGAGCCGTGGCTTCCCCCCCGACGAGCGGCGTCGCAGGTCTCGTTCCCGCCTCCACCGCCGTCGAGGCGGCGACATATTTTCTTAGGGCGGACGGGACTTGGAATGTTCCCGCGGGCGGCGGAAGCGCCGGCGTCAGCAGCCTCAACACCGAGACCGGCTCCGTGACCATCACCTCTCCCAACTCCTCGATCACGGTTGGCGGCACGAATCCCATCACGCTGGAATTGCCCGCGGTCCCGAAACCGCTGTGCATCTTCGCTCCGGGCGTCGGCACGGACAGCCAGATACTTTTCCGTGGACCCCTCGGAATACCGATGACCTTCCCGATCAATGCCACGCTCTCGCTCGCGACCGCGGGCACGGGAGCGACCCTCGGCACGACCTTCTCGTTCAGCAAGAACGGCGTTCCGTTTGCGACATGCGTCTTCGGGAGCGAAACGGGCAGTCCTCCGGCGGGGGAAACGGGCACGTACACGCAAGCCTCCGCGATCAGCTTCAGCGCTTCGGATATTCTTGAGGTTGATGGTCCGGGCACGGCGGACGCAACGCTCGCGGATATTTGCTTGACGCTAGTAGGAAACGGATAACCGATGCCTATCCAATATCAAGGTTCCCTGGGCACTATCGCCTCAACGGGCGGCCCCACTTCCAGCTTCACCGGCTTTACGACCGATTCGTCGCTGACCGCCGGTTGGGTTGCTGTCGCCTTCGTGTATTGGAATACAGCCGCCTATTATCCCACGGGGATTACCGATGGGCACAACGCTTGGGTTCTAGCGCCCAACTCAATACAGTACGCCCCCAGCGGATACAATGTCGCATTGTTTGTCTCCACCATCGCTACTGGCGGGGCTCTCACGCTCACGGTTGCTTTTTCAGGAGCCGTTTCCTCTCCGACAGTCGGCGGCTTGATGTTCAGCGGCGTTTCCGGCTTTGACTTGTCGGGCGGAAATTCCGGCAATGACATCCCGACCACTCCCGCTCTCGCCGTGACGCAAGCCAATGAAGCTCTGGTTGCCGCGTTTATTTGCAACAACGCCGCCCAAAGCACTCCGACCGGCTGGACCGCTGGGCCTACTTCCAACGCCAGCTACTACGACAGCTATTACCAGATCGTCAGCAGCAAGAAAAACTATTTCTGCCCCGGCAGCGCTGCCAACCAGTATGCCGCCGCTATCGTCTCTCTTCCAGCCGTGGCAGTCACCCAGGCCATCTGGGGCAATGCCGGGGTCTCGGGAGCTGCCGTTTCTTGGACGGGAACGGCATTGGGCTCAACGACTGCGGCAAGCGACGGAAGCTATTCCATTCCCAGCTTGGCGAACGGAACTTATACGGTTACTCCGACATCGCCTGGAGTGACATTCAATCCAGCCAACCGGACCATAACGATCCTCAACGACAGCGTGTACAACATCTGTTTCACGCCCAACTTCAATTGGTGGACGAACAAAGGGGCGGTGATCGGTGCTTCCGGCGCATTCCAGCCGGAGCAGCCTACCGTTATTTATGACATCAATCCACGAATCCTGCCGGCTAATCCGGATGGCAGGATTTTCAAGATGTGGTACGAGAGTTCGGGAACCACCAAGCTTTATTACGCCGAATCGGCGGATGGCCTAACTTGGAGCCAATACAGCGGCAATCCCATCACGTTGCCGGGAGCTACTGGCGGCGCTTTCGGACCGCGTGTTGTCAAGGTTGGGATCACGTACTATTTGTATTGCACCTCCGCCCTTTATGGGGTTCCGATCAAGGTTTATACATGCTCGGACGGCTTGTCTTGGGCTCTCCAGAACGCAAATGCCGTTGCCTTGGGAGTATCGGGGTTCGATTCCGCCGGTGTCGGACAACTCAATGTTGCTGGGATCGCGAGCGGAACTTGGTATGGATACTATTGGGGTGCCCAGACTACGAGCGCATCCACCGTGGAGTATTACCAAGGGCTGGTAACTTCGACTGACTTGATCGATTGGTCGAAAGACGGAGGCAATCCTGTTGCTGCTTTCGATGGAGGCACGCTGGCGAACGGCCAGACGTGGAACGGCGCTTCCGCTCTTGGCTTCATCGCGGTCGGAGGCAAGTATTACGCTTATGGCCAAGTAGTTCCGAATTCCTTTCCCGCCGCCGTCCCACAGCTTCCCAATGACCTGATGATGTGGAGCGCCACGAGCCCGGCGGGTCCTTGGACTGCTCTTGGCTTCTTCCCTTACTATCGGACCGTGGCGGATGAAGGCGTTGGTAGCCTAAACGGTCAAGTTGCCGATCCATGCATCATGTCGGCTCTCGGCAACGTGTATCTGTTTTATACCGCTGGGACGGGCAATGGAGCTACGTACAACGTTAATTTGGCCGTTGCGTATTCAACAACTCCCGCTTTGTTGTTCGCCGGCAACCAAGGCGTCCTGAACGTTCCCATCGTTGGCGAACCGGAATTCAACTTCAATACCTTGGCATCGGACAACTTTAGCGGCGCATTGAGCGGCAGTTGGGTCCAGCGAGTAGTTTCCAGCGGCAACTATTGCGCGGGAACAACCGCAAGCAACACATACCGGTCGGCCGTTCTGGGGGACAATGCCGATTCTTACTGGGGCGCTCTCACTTGGAATGACGACCAATGGTTCCGGATAACTGTCGGTGCCTGTTCTTCCAGTTCCTATGTCGGCGGCATTTTGCGCTCCGGGTTCAATCCCCTATACACGGCGCAAACCGCATATCGCCTTTACTGGAATGGCAGCACGGGATCAGGCGGAACTTGGACTATTCAGAAGTTTCTCAACGGTTCGTCCTCGTCCTTGGCAACAGGCAGCGCAACGTTGAACACTGGCGATACCCTGACCGGCGTCGTCATCGGCACCGGCATAATGCTTTACTGGAACGATTTGCTTTTGGGTGTCGTGTCCGATTCCGGCATGGCTTCTGGCGCTCCCGGCATTCTCGTGATCCCAGAAGGCTCTCTGTCGAACGCTTCGATTACGGCATGGAGCGCTGGGAACTTTGTGGCGAGTAGCCCAACGCCCCCGCCGCCACCCCCGCCGCCACCACCATCGTCGGCGAAGCCCGTGATTTTGTTCATACGCTAGGGGAGAACCATGGACCCCCTTTTCATCACATCAGCCTTGCTCGCCATCGGTGCCGCCCTCGACGGGAAGAGCACTGTAGACTTCTTGACAAAAAGCAAGGGCGAGCTGGTCGAGAGCGACCCCGTCATGGTGTTCTTCTTCGGGTCGGACGATCCGACTCCCGCCCGCATGTGGGCGACGGGTGCCGTCCTCATCGTGGCTGAAATCGGAGCCGCATTCTTTGTCTCTCACTTCTGGCATCCTGCCGTGTGGGCATTCGCCGTCCAGCAACTCGTTCAAGCTGGGTACCACACCCGTTGCTGGGTCAACAATGAGAACGTCTTGACTTCATACTTGAACTCCGCCAAGAAGTAGTATTAGGCTATGTGCAATTGGTGACTTTTCGGCCATAAAATGCATGCAAGTTGTTTGTTTTAAACAGCTTAAAAGTAGCAAAATCTCCCGGTCTGCCGTATACTAAGGACATGAGCGAAGAAACCGCAGCAGCGCCAGCGTCGGTGAATCTGACCCGCGAGATGTCCCGCACCATCACGGATCATTTTCCATTTGAGGAGATTCGTCCAGTGCAGGAACAAGCATTAAAGCTTGTAAGTCATTGGCTGCTCGGTCCAAAGAAGTTTTGCATCCTTGAAATTCCGACCGGAGGGGGCAAGTGTTTTTGTCTTGATACTCTTGTTTTAATGTACGACGGTACAATCAAAAAAGTGCAAGATGTACGCATTGGGGACTTGCTCATGGGCAACGATTCGACGCCCCGACGAGTACTTTCTTTGTCTCACGGCTTTGATGAAATGTACGATGTAGTTCCGATCAAGGGGGACAAATACACAGTCAATTCCCAGCACATTCTTAGCCTGAAATTCACGGGGGGTACCAAGACCAAGGGAATTTACACTAAATCCCAAGTGCCACAATTTCGCAAGTTAGGGATCAAAGCAGTATCGAATACGGTTGCGGATATTCCGTTGGAGGATTATCGTTCTTTATCTAAGACACAGAAACATCTTTTGAAGGGGTTTCGTACGGAAGTATCGTTCCCGTGGCAACCCACTACTGTTGATCCGTACTTTTTGGGGTTGTGGCTGGGTGATGGTACAAGTGACCGCCCCGAAGTTACAAGTTCGGACGTTGAGATCAGTGGATTTTTGTCCGGCTACGCTAGCGTTCTCGGGTTGGAGGTCAACTCATACTTTCATAACAACGCTTACACATTTTCATTAACTACCGGGGAGCGCGGCGGTGATCCAAAAAGCCGCAAGAAAAATCCCCTGCTTAGTATGTTGCGTGATCTCGATCTTTTGAACAACAAGCATATCCCGCAATCTTATAAATGTAATTCCCGTGAGACTCGCATGCGTGTTTTTGCTGGGCTTATTGACTCTGATGGGCATCACATAGTTCATGGTGGGTATGGGTTTATTTTTAAAATCAAACAACTTGCCGAGGATGTGGCCTATCTTTGTCGTTCCTTGGGTTTTGCCGCTTATATGAAACCGTGCAAGAAGACTTGCACAAACGCCAAAGACGGTCCAGTCGTCGGAAAGTATTGGAGAATTTCAGTATCCTCTGGGGTGGGGATTGAAAGTATCCCGTCTATTCTCCAACGTAAACAGAGTCCTCCTCGGCAACAAAAGAAAGACCCACTTGTCACGGGCATCAAGGTGTTGCCAGCGGGGCGAGGCGAGTATTTCGGCTTTTTTGTAGACGGCAACGGTCGCTTCCTTCTCGGCGATTTCACAGTAGTACATAATTCTGGTATAGGCATCGCCGCTGGCTCCTATGCGAAGACCCTTCCCACTTATGGCGCTTATGAGCCGGGGGCGTATTATCTCTCCCCGCAAAAAGTCCTCACGGAGCAATTGATGGGTGACTTTGAGAAGAACGGTCTCGTGGAACTCCGGGGTCAGGCGAATTACTATTGCCCTGAGTTCGACATGGACTGCGAGTCCGCCAGCCTCGTGTTCGAGGACATGCACAACCACGAGACCTGCCACGGGTACAAGCCAGCCAAGGCCCGCTTCATCGGCAGCCCCCTCTCTGTGACGAATTTCGCATACTATCTTGCTGAGACCACGACAGCGCACCAGCTTCCCGACCGCACATTATTGATTTTGGATGAAGCCCACGGCACGGAAGATTTGATCCTCGGCTTCACCGACACCAACATCACGCAGAAGAAATGCGACGAACACGAGGCGGGGCGGCTGCCGCTTTTCCACGAGGGCGATACCGCTCACGTGTGCGAATGGCTCAATAACATCTTCGTCCCCGCCACACAGGTAAAATACCGCCAGTATCGTACCGATCTCCAGAAGGCTCGTGACGCCGGAGATAGCGAGCAGAAATCCAAGGTTGCCAAAAAGATCAACGCTACTGACAAGTTCCTAAGCCGCATCGCCCTGTTTACCAACGCCGAGCAGCCGGAGGAATGGTTCGCCTACAGTGATTGGGACGAGAACAAGAAGAGGGGCACAGGTGATCTCATTATCAAGCCGCTCACCGCCCGGCTGTTCGCCGATCAGATTCTCTTCTGTAAGGCGAGCAAGATTTTAATTATGTCAGCCACGATTTTGGACTTCGAAACTTTTATGCGCAACCTCGGCATCGACCCCGCCGACGCGGAAGTCCTCGCTATGGACAGCGAGTTTCCTGTTGAGAACCGCCCGATATTCTTCGACGAAGTGGGCGACATGAGCTACAAGAACATCGACAGGACCCTGCCCCTGATGGCCAAGAAAGTCGAAGCCCTTATGACTCGCTACGGCAAGTACAAGGGCCTAGTGCACTGCCAAAGCTTCCGTACCAACAAGTATCTTGTGGATTATCTCGGCACGACCGCTCAAGCTGATCGTGTATTGACGCACAGCAGTGGCGTGAAAGGCAGTCGTGAGGCTGCCGTGGAGCAGCATTATGCCGATATGGATAGCCCCACAGTTTTGTTCTCGCCCTCAATGTCGGAAGGCTTGGACCTGAAAGAAGACTTGGCACGTTTCTGCATTGTCGTAAAAATCCCCTTCGCCCCCCTCACACCTTATATTCGTGCCCGAATGCAAAAAGACCCCGACTGGTATCAATGGTTGGCGGGTCTCAAGCTGATTCAAATGACGGGCCGCGTGGTGCGTTCAAAAACAGATAAAGCCCACATCTGGATTCTTGATGCTGGATTTCGCAGCTTTCTCGCCCGCAACCGCAGAAAACTGTCGCGTTGGTGGGTAGACTCCATCATTGACATGAAGAAGTTGTAGGATGAAGCTGTTCTTTAACGGCTTCCCGATTTTCCAACTTCGGACCTCCTGAGTATTACCCTAAACGGACTACGGAGGTCCACATGAAATTTCTCGCATCGTTTCTCTTGCTGGCTGCCTTGGCGGTTCCCTGCTTTGCCCAAGCCCCTCGCTATCCCGTCTCGGCAAATCGCGTCACCGATCTCAAGCAAGCCAAGCCCATGCTGCAAGAATTCTCCGGAAGCTACGGGCTCGCCGCCATCAATACGCGGACTGGCCTCGGCTTGAGCGGGACGCTCGAAGTCACGGACGGCAAGATCGATATCGTCTTCGACAAGATTTATGCCGGGCAGGGCTCCGTGGCGGACCTCGGCGCACCGCAGGTGTTCGCTTTCAGCTACATCCTCGTCGGGCGGGACACCGTGGATTCCGGTGGACTCTTTTACGCCGAGTTCAGCTACAAGACCAGCAACGGCACTACCGTAACCTTGGGCCTGCGTTTCTATCCGGCCAAACGCTGCATCGGCGCTGCGACGCTTACCGATTCCGATGGCACGGCGACGGCCAGCTTCATAGCCTTCTTCGCTCCGGTCTCCGGCGATGTGGAATTCCTCGGCCTCCTTTCGGAAGCGTCGCAGGTTTTCAAAAGCGCCGTTGCCGAAAACTCGGTAGCAGTGTTTACGTCGTGGGCGGACGGGACTTGGCATAATCCCAACGAACAGTAATAGAATCAACAACTTAGAAGCAGTGAAAATCCCCCGGCCCGTGTATACTAGGGGCATGGCCACCTTAAAGCAGTTCGACCGCACCACCATCCACCTGATGCGCCCAAACTTGAAGCTGCTCTCGCAGCCCCTCTCGCAGCCTTCGCCGCTGAGTACGGCATCGCAGCCGAACTCGGCAACGCCCGATTCAGCACTACCTACGTCACCTTCGATCTCAAACTTGCAACCAAGTCCGCTGACGGCACGGCCATCAGCAAAGAGCGCGCCGCCTACACGGAGCTTGCCGACCTGCACGACCTGAAACCCGAGTGGCTCGACAAGACCTTCCAGCACAATAGCACCACCTACAGGATCGTCGGACTCAACACTAGGGCACGCAAGGCTCCAGTGCTCGCTTCCAACCCGTCCGGCAAATGTTACAAGTTCCCCGCTTACACCGTCCTAGTCGCCATGGGCGGCAAGCCGACCGACGCCAGCCTCGACAAGGCTCGTGAAGCCAACGCCGCCGCCGACGCCACCATTGTAATCGGCCCCCGCAACCCCGACCACGCCGAGATCGAGCGCCGCGTCACCGAACTCCGTAACGACTGCCCCGAAGGCTATTACGCCGACGGCGAACTTCGCGGCAGCCAGAAGCAGATTCACGACATGCACTACCGCAGCTTTGCACGGCAGATCGCCGACTCGCGCAGCGGCAAGAAGCCGCTGTTCGGCAACACGCCCATCGTTGACCGATTCCAAGAACGGGCCTAAGTTTCCGCCCCCGCCTCGCCGCCCCCGCTCATACCGGGGGCGGTTCCTTTTTCGGGTATTATAGTGTATGGCCCTTTCCTACCGACAACGGAGACGGATGCCCAAGCTGCGGGAAATCGCCTTGGTGTGGCGCACCCTCCTGTCTTTGCTTCCCATGGAAGCCGTGGAGCACGGCTGGCGGGAGTCGCAGAAGGGCGTGATCAATTATCGCATCCAAGCGTTCACAAACGGACGGCAATGGGCTGTGGATATTTATGCGGGCTCCTTTTTTTATGTTGAGATTCAGGGCCTTTTTGGGGAGACATTCCGTGGAGTGCCATCTCTCATCTTGTTTATCAAGCGAGTCCTACAGTCGTGCTAATCTATATCGTTTTTAACTTTGTCAACGGAAAAGTGTACGTAGGCAAACACCAAGGCGATAGTTTGCAACGGCGATGGAGATGCCACATTAAAGCGGCCCAAAAGGGCAGCCAGACCTATTTCCATCATGCCCTCCGTAGGCACGGGATTGGCAGTTTTGGGGTGTATCCGCTTTCGAGCTACGCTTCGTCAGTTCAGGATTTGAACAATCAAGAACGGTTTTATATCGCCAAGTACCGCGCCATGGATCGTGAACGGGGGTATAATATGACGGAAGGCGGCGACGGCGGCGGTCCCCGCAACCGTGGAAAAAGTTCTCCGTTGAGTGGAGGAAAAACTTGGGGTTGGCCCACAAAGGAAAACCACAAACCGCTAGTCATATAGCGAAAAAAGCCGCCGCTCTTAGGATTAATGACCATACTTCACGTATTTGCCCAACTTGTGGACGGCAGTTTGTTACCCGGAATGCTGTGCACTCGACTAGGATGTTTTGTTCAAAGTCCTGTTCGGGAACCTACAATATGCAAAAACGGAAGCCACGCGTTCAAAGACGGACGGTCTGTCAGTCTTGCAACAAGGCATATCTAACCCCTGCTCATCGATCAAAATTTTGTGGCTCTACTTGCCGACAACGGGCTTTTCGTCGCCAAAAGCGAATCTTTAGCGTGAGGCCTAAATGAAGAAGAAACTCATCCCCATTCGATCCGCGGACGAACTCCAGAAAATCCTGTTCATCCAACGTTCATGCACGCGGGTGGCGAAGAACGAGATGCTGGCCCTGGTGATGCGCAACCGGGAGCCGGAGAAGTACATCCTCGCTGCGAAGAAACTCCTGGCGAAGTACGCCAGCTACCCCACGCTCACGGAGTTCGCCGACGACCCAAAATTATCTAATGTCTACAAGTGGGGGGCCACGTTCGGCACGGCGGCGCTGGTCGGCGGGTTGATCTTGCAGGAAGTGGGGACGCTCCAGCCCGAGTTCGCCCCGGTGCTGCTCCGGGCATTCCTGCTGCTCCTGAAGGAGTTGGACCAGCCGGAGCACAAATCCTTGGTCGAGCTTCTGATCGGCGAACTCAGGGCGGAGCACATCTCCGCGTGGCAGCCGGAGCGTATCCGGCTGGCGCTGGCCGGGTTGGCCGAGACTTTTGTCGCCGTGAGCGCGCAGTTCGGGCTCATGACCCAAGGCAAGGAGGGGGCGGCCCTCACGCCCGCGGGCAAGCGGGTGCTGATGCATCTCGCGTCCGCAGCCCGGTTCATAGACGAGATGAACGAGGCCCAGGAGAAATTCCAATCGAAAAAGGCAGAACTTTGAAATTGCAGTATTAGGGGCTGGGTGGATAGTCCAGACTACGCTTCACCTAAACAGGGAGACATTTATGTCATTCAAGAGTTTCATCGCATCAACATTTCTAGAAGCCGAGATCGTCAAGCTTGAGGCCGCCTTCGCGGCCATCGAATCGAAAGTCGCCACCGTCGTGACCGCCGAAGCGACGAAGATCAAGGCTGATGTGGGCGTCGAGTTGGCCTATGCCAAGGCGGTGTTCGCCACGCTCGAAGGCAAGGCCAAGGCCGAAGTCGCCGAACTGGAAGCCGATGCCTCCGCAGTTGAGGTCAAGGTGAAGGCCGAAGCCGCAAAGATCGAAGCCGACATCAAGGCCGAACTCGCAAAATTGAAGCCCTAAGCAGTATTTCCCCTTATGGGGAACAAGAAGCTCAGACCCGGCATCCGCGCGACGGAGTATCCCACGACGCCGCTCCTCTTGGAGAAGACGCCCAAAAAGCACAATGTTTTGATCGGCGAGGACGCCATGCAGATGCGCTTCGCCGAGCAATTCCTTTCCGTGCACCACCGTGCCAAGATAGCCTGCGAGCCGGTGGAGACCCTCAACGATAGCCACATCCTCGGGAAGGAAGAGCCCAAGCTCTACCGGGTGGACCGCAGCAGCCAGATCGACCTTTCGCCGAACGTCCGTCCGCAGGTCGGCATCTGGTCCCTCGACATCATCGAGAAAGGCAGCGCCGGGGCCAACGCCATCGTGCGGAAGGCGTGCCAGCTTATGGACATGCCCAAGCCTTCGAGGCGAACAATCGACTACGTGGCGGCAGAGGTGGCGAAAAGCCTGTACGACATCAAGGCCGGAGTCTGGCAGGCGGCATGGCTATTGACCGGGCCGACGCCGGAGCGCAGGACATGGCCCAGCCCATGGGAGAATTACATCGCATGGCTTCCGCAGGACGAAGACCCGGTCTATCGCCTTAACACCCTTTATTGGACTTTGGTGGAGTATGTTTTCGCCGCGGAGAACGACGACAAGGGGTTCCGCAAGACGGGCCGCACGCCGAGGCCCAGCGAATTCAAGTATCTGTCGTCCCTGGTCCTGCCCAAGAGCCGGGTCTTCGAGAGCGTTTCCGCGCTTTCCGCTTGGAGGGAGCACAAGACCGACCCGTACGTCTGCGCGTTAAGGATCGCAAGAATTTGGGAGCGCCAGTAGTTTTGTCGATATTCTTCGACAATCAGTATTATTCCCACGTAGAGGTAATCAGATGCCCACAGGTAAATCGAAAGCCGGACGCGATGAGCTTACATCCATTGTCCAGCGCGCCCTCAATCTGGGGACGAAGAAGGAAGCCGAGAAAACCATCGACACGGTGATTTCTTCCCTCGAAGAGGTTCTTCTCAACAATCTCGCCAAGGACAAGTTCACCCTGAAGCTGAATCGCTTCGGGAAATTCACAATCCGGCACAAACCCGGCATACTGAGGAAAATTCCGTTTACGGGTGAGATAAAACTCACTAAAAGCAAGCGCAAGGTTAAGTTTGTTACCCTTGGTCCTCTTCGTCAACGGGAAGTAGTAGAAAAAACAGTATCAAGTAGTAGTAGTTTGGAACAAACAGGAGAAAAATAGCACATGGCAATGCAAACGTTTGAAGATGATGAGTTGAATGATGTGAAGACCCCGGCCCCGGCCGCCCGTCCCGCCGCCGCCGCAGCCGCAGCCGCCCCGGCACAAGCGCATCAACCCAAGCAGCAACCGCGCCAAGCCGTGGCGGACGATTTCGACGACGACATGCCGAAGGTCGCAACGAAGGCCGAGGACGACTCGGACATCCACGATACGGACTTTGACGACGAGAAGGTGTACAGCCGTCCCGGCCAGCTTAACCGCATCCGTCCCGACAAGGGCCGTGCTGTCCGCATCGCCTTCATCAAGTCGGTCAAGATGAAGAGCGCCAAGTCGCACTTCGTCGAGATCGGCACGGGCAAGGACGCCAAGAAAGGCAAATACCGTTGTTTGATCCCCGTGGGCTCTGACGAGCAGGGTTGGTGCTGTACCAAGCTTGCCGAGGACTCCACGACCCACATCGTGGCGTTAGTGCTAGTCTACACGAACGCCGACCCGACGACCGGGAAGTACAGCAAGGGCGCGGACGGACACGTTCCCCCCATCGAGCAGGAACTCGGATACGTTGACCTGAGCGGCTTCAACATGAAGCAGATAAAGAAGCTGCCGGACGAGGATCAGACCCCGTATGACATCGACATCATCATGACGCACGCGGAAGGCCGTGCGTTCGGCTATGAGTTCAACCGGGCGTCGAACAAGGCCCGCTGGCACCAGAACCCCGAGCTTGTCAAGGAAGTGGAGGCCGCCTGCGAGCGGTTCCGCGACGGCAAGGCTTTGATTTATAAGCTCGGCAAGAAGCTCAATCTGATCGAATGGAAGGCGCTGTTGAGCGGCGTCTCCGGGGGCGAAGAAAAAACCCTTGAAAACATGGACGAATTGTGACGGACTTTAACCGTTAAGAGCGGTTAAAGATGCACCAATAGGTAGAGTAGTGGGGGCTTCGAAGTCTGGAGCCCCCTGTTTTTCAGGGGGATAGATTATGGCATTCGAACAACATGAGCATCACGGAGCGACCATCCGGGTGGACTCCGAACTGAAGGGGCAGCACCGCAATCATTGCCTGTGCTTCAAGTGCGGCAGCTTCAAGCCCGGCACGCCGGAGAATTGCGCGATCGCGCAGGCCACCTATGAGAACCGCGTGAAATTTAATACGGTCACTCCGGTGTACGAGTGTCCAGTGTTTGTCCAGATAACCGATGCCGCTACTGAGGACAAGTAAGTGATTTTGCTCGGAATTGACACAGAAACGACCGGACTCAAGGTTGCCACGGCATCAATCGTTGAAATAGGCATGGTTTTATGGGATACGGATTTGCACAGCCCCGTAAAGCTTCTTGGAAATCTCGTTGATCCGGGCCCTGACGCAGCGTGGGAACCCGGCGCATCCGAAAGCAACGGCCTTTCTTATGAGATTTGCGCCAAATACGGCATAACGGAAGCTGCCGCCCTCAAACAGGTCATTTCATGGTTCGACAAAGCGGACACGGTAGTCGCCCACAACGGTTTTGGGTTTGACTTTCCCCTTCTAGAGCATTGGGCGAAAAGGCACAATCTGCCGTTGCCTAGCAAGTTCCGCATCGACACCAAATGCGATCTTGAGATTTCTTCCCGTAACAGCACCAGATTGATCTATATGGCGGCGGATCACGGTTTCTTGAACCCGTTTTCGCACCGCGCCGTATTTGATGCTCTTACAATGCTGAAAATCTTGGACTGCTACAACATCGATCAGGTGGTCGAAACGGCAAAAAGCCCCGTTCTTACCATAAGGGCGCTTGTCAGTTACAATGATCGGGAAAAAGCAAAGGCCCGAGGGTACCATTGGCAGGCCGAATCCAAGATGTGGACTATGATAGTGAGGGAACGCTACCTTGAGCGCGAACGTGCTGCCGCACGGGAAGTCGGATTCGATATCGAAGTCATATCCGAAGAGTAAGTATTAGGGCTCAGACGTGTGTTGGAGCACGCCCGCATGCTCCGAGCCAAGAAAGAGCGGAAGCCGCCCGAGCTTCGCGTCCCCGATCCCAACCCGAACATAGACAACTGGCTGGTGCTGGGCCTCGACCCCAGCGTGTCCCGCACGGGGTTCGCTGTCATGGGTGCGTTTGTAGAGAGTGGTGTTCTTCAAACTCGGTGGTTGGGTATCGGCAGTGTCAAGCCGGACAAGATCGAGGACGGGCGGCATACTCGTACGACGCTGTGGGTCAGAAGTAAGTTAATCGCGCTGTATATTCGGGAATATTTGAAGCTTTTCCCAGCCAACAAGCGCACGGGGTTACTGATCAGCACAGAATTTCCAACGCCAGAAAATGATTTTTTGGTGGGCCTTTCACGCATTCTGCATGTGATCCTGTTTGAGGACGGCGTGCTGGCCGACAGCTTCGGCGACATCCGTATTCTCACACCCAATGCCAGTACTTTGCGTTCGCTTATGGGATTGAAGCGGCGTGGAGCCACAAATAAACGCGAAAATATCCTTAAAGCCTATACATTTGTGGATCAAAAAATCTACCCGCAACTGGACTCCGATTCTTGCGACGGCGTGCTCATGGCAATGGTGGGGTCATACGCAGCTAAAATTTTGATGGGCAAACCGGATGAGGTTCCGAACAGCTTTCTCACCCGTCTTTGCAACGCCACCGAAGAGATTAAAGGCAAGGGCCGGAACCAGAGGATTCAGATCGTAGGCATGCTTCACCGTCCCGAATACTGGTATTCGTACAAAAAAGCCAGCTATAGTCTTGGTGTAAAAGACGCCTCTAATCCAAAGAAGACTTTGATTCGAAAGTATTTTTTTATCTAGCTGTTCAGTATTAACTAGCGAGCTTAGCCGCCGACCTTAGGGTCTTATCGGCAACTAGCTGGAGGATCGTCACAATGGCAAAGCAACAGAAGTCCGAGACATCCGCGGAAGTTCTCCGTAATCTCACACCGGAAGCGCGTCGTGAGTTGTTCCTCAAAGCAAGAAAAGAAGAAAAGCCGGATTTCCAAGTCCTGACGAAGGACTGGGTGGACGAGCTTGTCCCCTACGGCCTCATCGTGTTCGACAGCGTGCTCGGCCTCGGGGGCATCAGCCGCCACGGCCGCGTCTCGTCGGTGCACGGCAACGAGGGCGTGGGCAAGTCCACGTGGGCCTACGTGGTCGCCAAGAACTACCAGAAATTCACCGGGGAGCCCCTCGGCATCTTCGACTTCGAGGGCACCGGCACGCCGTCCTACCTGGAGCGGATCGGCGTGGACATGGATATGTGCAGGTTGCTCCAGCCCAACTCCACCAACAAGGCGATACAGGAGACCGTGGCGCTTCTGGAAGAAGGCGTTCGCTTCTTCATCTACGATTCCATCCCCAGCATGAAATCCATGGTGGAGCGCAAGGACATCTTCAGCGGCAAGGCCATGAAGGCGTCCTACGGCAAGCACGCCCAGACGATGACCAAGTTCTTCGACATCCTCAGCCCGTACATGAAGCAATACAACGGGCACATGCTCATGGTCAACCAGACCCGCGCCCGCATCGACGACAGCATCGACGCGCAGTGGGCCAACGATTACAGCTTCACGAACCTCACCTACACACTCCCCGGCGGGCGCATCTGCCGCTTCATCCCGAGCGTCATGGTCGAGCTTCGCATGGCGAAGGACGTGAAGCCGCTTGAGCCCGACAAGGTTGACGGCAAGGGGCCGGAGAAGGACCCGTTCGTGATCCCCATGGCGACTCCGGAAACCAAGGGCAAGTCGATGTGGATGCGCGTGCGCGCCCGCACCCTGAAGAACAAGGTCACCGGGGCTGGCTACCGCGAGGGGTTCATCTGGATCGAACCGGGCGTGGGGATCGACGACAACATGAGCGTGAGGGAACTCGCCCGCGACTACGGGTTCATCGCGAACTCCGGCGCGAAGTACTACGTCGGCAAGTCCAAGGACGAAGCCATCGCCGGATATCCGTCAAAGCAGGCGGCAATCGAAGACCTCGTGGAGAAGGAGAATCCCGAGGTGCTGGGCAAGCTCAAGGAGCTTCTCACCGAGACGATCCGCAACGACAACACCGGGCGCTTCGCTTCGGAAGTCACCGCCGAGGAAGCTCGCTTCGCCGAAGGCGAAGAGGATGCCCCGGCGAGCAAGGGCTTCGATATCGAGGACGTGGATGTGGTTTAGCCGTGACTGTCGCCGAACTGATCAAAGAATTACAACAATATCCGCCAACCGATAAGGTCGTGATCGTAGGTGCTTGCTGGAGCGGCTACAATGAACCCGAACGATACGAAATCTGCCCGGAGGTTTGGCGGGACGAAAAAGAAGCCAAGGTGATTATCGGCGAATGAAGATGCAACCCAAAGATGAAGAAAAAGTCTATCGCCTGCACGTCGTTACCGATCAGGGCAACGGCGGAGCCTATTGCTCCAGCTGCGGGGCGAATCTCTCGTCCACGGGGTTCTTGGGGCTTGATCCCCCTCTTTATCCATGTCCCGGCTGTGGTGCGGAGTGGATCGATACGGACACCGTGGGATACAGCCTCGGTGGGTCAGACTTCTAATGAAATTCAGCGGCAAAAATTTCCAGCCATGGCCAGCATTTGAACTGGACATACAAGGGCTGACCATACTCATCGGTCCCTCAAACGAGGGGAAATGCCTAGCCAAGGGCACTCCTGTGTTCATGTATGACGGAACTATCAAGAACGTTGAAGACGTTCAGGTCAGCGATTTGCTCATGGGGCCGGACTCCAAACCCCGCAGAGTGTTGAGTCTTGCTCATGGCTGGGACGAGATGTATGATATCATCCCCAAAAAAGGCGACCGTTGGCGCTGCAACAGTAGGCACATCTTACCTCTTAAGTTCAACGGGAAGAAATTGCAGGGCAAATGCCCATCCTATAGACACCCAATTGAAATAGAAGTTAGGGATTTAGTGTGCCGAGGGAAATGGTTTCGCAACTCTGCCCGACTTCAGCGTTCTTCCGCCATAACATTCCCGTGTAATCGTGAAGTGTTTAATCCATATTTCGTTGGTCTATGGCTGGGGGACGGCAGCACAAACTTACATTCTCTGGCGATTACGACGGCAGACCAAGAAGTGCTTGACTATCTGAATAAAGTCGCTGACAAGTTTAACCTGAGGCTCCGGAGAAATGGTAAGAAAGGCAACAAAGCAAGCACATGGGTCTTCAGCGGCGGCAGGAAGTGGGTTGCTCCCAAGAGAGGACACTCGCAGAATGCGTTGTTGTCGAAATTCCGCTCTTTAGGCCTTGTCGTGGATGGGGAAAAACGCCTCTCTTGGGAATACAAAACCGCCAGCAGCCGTGATCGCATGTTGTTGTTGGCGGGTTTGCTGGATTCCGATGGCCACCTAGAGGGTCAAAAGCAGTTTGAGTTTGTATCAAAACTAAAGGCATTGGCGGACGATGCTGCGTTTATTGCTCGATCCCTTGGTTTCAGAGCATCGGTAAAACCCTCGAAAAAGGAAGACCAGAACGGCAGGGGAGGGGTATATTTTCGAGTGAGGATCGCTGGCGAATTGACCAGCATTCCCACCCGCATTCAACGTAAACAAGCCAAGCACGATTCAAGTAAGAATCCTCTTACAACAGGGTTCCATGCCACATCTGCCGGATGGGGGGAGTATTTTGGCTTTGAGCTTGATGGCGACGGATTGTTCTTGCTGGGGGACTTCACCATAGCCCACAACAGTTCGCTGTACAGGGCTTTGCAGGGCATCATACGCAACGAGCTTGACGTGGCGTACATCCGCGATCCCAAGGACGAGCCCCTTGAGCTTACGCTCGAACACGACGGGCACACCGTTGTTGCCACCCGCTCGAAGCGGGGCTCCGTCGCTTACACGATAGGCGAGGACAAGTTCTCCAAGCTTGACGGGGACATCCCGGAGATTGTCAAGAAATTCAATCTGGGCGAGATCAAGATCGGCGATTTCACTTTCGACCCGATCTTCGCCAGCCAGAACCGTCCGCAGTTCCTCATCGACAACAAGACCTACAAGCCGAGCGAGATCAACGCCATCCTCGGCGCTTTCGGCGGCACGGAGAAGCTGGAGGCCGGGAAGAAGCAGGCCAACCTCCTGAAGACACAGAAGGACGGCGAGGCCCGCGTGCTGGCGGCCCAGATACGCAACTCCGAGGAGCGCAAGGCGAAGCTGGAGAAGATGTCCGCGAAAGCCCACGAGTTGGCCGAAGAGCTACAGGCTTTGGAGTCCGCCGCCCGCCACTTGGAAATCGAGTCCTATTGGCTGGTGGAGTGTGCGGCCCGTTGCCTGCGGCTGGAGCCCCTGCAACGTATCGTAGAAGCCCTGATCTTGCCCGACACCACGGGAGTCGAGCGGCTTCAGCAGCTTGCGCTTCATGCGGAGCGGGCGGCTTTCGCCTACACGTTCGCCCGCTGGATGAACAAGCCGCTCCAAGCCATCGAGGCCGCCACCGAGAAATGGAACGGGATTTACGCTTTGTGGAAGCAGATCAAGGCCTTAGCTGAAACAGCTACGTTGATCGAAAGCCAATTCGACACCGGGGACTTGGCGACATTCCGCACGGAAATCCCGGTAAATGAGCTAACCCGGCTTCAGAGCAGTATTACCTTCCTAGAGAATGCGGCTGCGCTGCGGAAGGAACTGAAGGAAACGGCCGGGAAACTGGCCGAGATCGACGAGCAGCTTTCCGCCGCGCAGTCGGATTTGGCCGGCACGCAGAAGGCCCTGCATGATGCTGCTGTTGAAGCGGAACGGGGGCGGGCCGAGGAACTGATGAGCAAAGGGCTTTGTCCGAAGTGCGGCCGTTCATTGAAGCACGCATGCCAGTAACGCTTTACATTCAGGACCGTGCTGGGGATCACAGTTACGAGCAGACTTGGCCTAATTTTGATGCTGCCCAGCGGACGCTGGAAAACATCCGGGAAGCGGGTGGTTATTGGTGGAGCGATCCGAGAGCGGAAGACCTGAGGGTGAGTATCCAGACGAAGATGGTGTTCGTGCCGTGGCATCGGGTGGGTAGGACAGGAACGAGATTTTTTGGTGGAGGACTAGGGCATGGCGAGGCGAGGCGAGGCGAGGCGAGGCGAGGCGAGGCGAGGCGAGGCGAGGCGAGGCGAGGCGAGGCGAGGCGAGGCGAGGCGAGGCGAGGCGAGGCGAGGCGAGGCGAGGCGAGGCGAGGCGAGGCATGGTAGGGTGAGGCGGGGGTTTTACGATGGCAGAAGTTACAACAGAAACACTAAAAGCAATTCAGGGGCGGGTCAAAACATTGCAAGCTTCTCGCGATTCGATTTTGCGCGAGCAGGCCGTGCAACAGCAGAAGCAAAATGAGGCCTATAAAAACCTGCGCCAGAACGGGATCGAGAGCCCGGAAGGCATGACAGCAAAACAGCTTCAAGCCCTAGCCGACGAGAAGAAAAAAGAGCTAGAGCAAAAGGTTGTGGTTTTAGAAGAGCAGCTTTCGCAGGGCGAATCATTGGTGTCCAAATTCCAAGAGCTTCAGAATGAGGGGTAATTATTTTTCAATGCGGTAAGGCGCGGTATGGCTTGGCGGGGTAAGGCTTGGTACGGCATGGGCAGTACGATTGAACACACAGATTGAGGAGACAATATGGGCACGGTACCTGTAGAGCACGCAGTGGCGGTGAAAAATTCAGATGGTTCGTATTCGGTTTTAGTTACGCATAGCCAAGGAGAGGTGACCGAAGTAAATTTTCCACGAATAGCGTTCGCCGAGACGATGGCGAGTTCTTATGCGGCCTTCCTCAACGGGGTCTATAAGGCCGAAGCGGTGGCGAAGGAACTGGGCCCGGATGTCAAGACGGAAGCGAAGAAGATTCTCGCTTTAGCGAAGGCGGACGCCGAGGAGCTGGTCGCCGACGCAAAGGCTGAATACGAGAAGCTGGAAGCCGAGTGGGAGAAGGAAGGCAACGAGGTGAAGTTCGAGGCCGACAAGCTCCTCGCCGATGCTAAAGTTGAAGCCGAGAAGTTAATCGCTGAAGCCAAGGCAGAGGCGCAAAAAGTGCTCGATAAAGCCGAGGCGGATGGGGCCGGTGTGCGGGACAAGGCCGAGAAGCTTTTGGCTGACGCCAAGGCCGAAGCGAAAAAGCTGATTGCCGACGCCGAGAAAGATGCAGCCACCTTGATCTCCGCAGCCAAGACCGAAGTTGCCAAGCTGAGGACCCCGGCTCCTCCGACTACTGTTTCGCAATCTGGCCCCGCTCAGGGAGCAGTACCGCCCGCGACTCCCGCGGCGAAGGCTCAGGACGACGTAGAAGAATTGTAATCCGGATTGCGGAGTCTGCTTATGGTGCCAACCGAAGAACGGGTACGGCAAGCCATCGAATCCGGATGGCTTCAACCGGATGATTATTTTGATCGCGCCCATTTTGATGCGGATACGGCGGTAGCTACCGTGATGGCTCTTCTTGCCCCCGCACAGCTAGTCTGCTCAAGGTGCGGGGGAACGGGCGAAGAGCCGCATCTTCAGCAACCCATTAGCGATCCCGACATGCCCCATGGGCCATTCTCGAAGAGCGCATGATAGAGAAGGGCGTTTATTTCCATTAGCCAGTATTAATCGGCATGGCTCAAGAACACAAGGGGAGGCTTGTCTATCTGGCGAGCCCACATTCATCCCCCGACAAAGCTCTTCAAGAATACCGTTTCGTGGCGGCGTATGTGTAATTCAACCGGAATGTGTCAATGCAATTGCGGGCTATCGGCTCCCCCAGCAAAAAGAAATGATAAGCGTCGCGGAGTAAAGAAGGGCGAAGCTCAACGATTTGTCGCTGGGCATCAATCTAGGGGACTTTATAGGTCGGATATCAAAGGGCAAAGATTTGGAAAATTGGTAGTTGTTGAGCCTGTCGCCGAAAGAAGGAATGGTGCGGTACTTTGGCTTTGCCGTTGCGACTGCGGAAAAGACACATTAGCTACCGTGGCATATCTTCGCAACGGAAAAATAAGCTGCGGATGTGCTCGCAGAAGAAAACACCAATTTGGTGATCCCGGTTTTTTGGAATACAAGATGCTGTGTTCCGCCAAAGAACGAGCTAAGTCTAAAAAGATCAAATTCAACCTTACCATCAATGATATAGGGAAGATTCCCGCTGTTTGTCCTTTGCTGGGTATTCCTCTGGTTAAAAACAAAGGCCGGGTAGGGTTTGATAGTCCCTCGATAGATAGGATTGATAACTCCAAAGGGTATGTATGTGGAAACGTGTGGATCATAAGCTACAAGGCGAACACTATAAAACGCAATTATTCACTTGATGAATTCAGAAAAATTGTACACGGATGGGAAACCAAGCTTTCTTCCACAGAAAAAACAGACGGGTTTATCTATCTAGCCAGCCCCTATACGCACAGTGACAAACAAGTTGAAATTCAAAGATACGATACGGCCGTAGAGGCATACAGGTGGCTGTATCTAAACTATCCTAGTACTTTCTTTTTTTCTCCCATAATCTACTCCCATCCCATAAGCGCTTACGGCAAGGTTCCCGGAAATTGGGAGTTTTGGGCTAATTTTGATCGGGCTATGATCTCAAGGGCTTTAGAGGTGTGGGTGTTGTGTGTATCCGGGTTTAAGTCTTCAATAGGAATTAATGCCGAACGCGAATTAGCTACTAGATTTTGCATGCCAATTCGTTTTCTTGTGCCCAACGCCAGCGGTGGATATGATCTTACTGATATGGAGCCCCAGCCGTGAAAAAAGTCAAACTTAGCGACTCAAAAAATAGAGTGAATTTGGTGTTTTCGACAGACTGGCACCTCACCGAGGTTCCGCCCGCCCGCCGCAAGGACGACTACCGCAGCGCCATCCTCGCCAAGATCGAATATATCCGCAATCTCGTGGAGAAGCTCGGCGGCGTAGGCTTGTGCGGGGGTGACATTTTCCACCATAAAATTCCTCGGCACGCAGGCAATAGCTTCCACCTCCTCATCGACTTGATCAACGTCCTCCGCCGCTTTCCGCAAGGCAAAGTCTACGGGGCAATCGGAAATCACGACCTGACCTATGACCGCATGGATTCCCTGTCGCACCAGCCCTTGGGCCTTTTGGCAGAACTCGGGGTGTACCATGACCTGAACCGGGAGTCGATCCTCTTCGTGAACGAGGACGAGACGGTCAAGGCGAGTGTCGAGACTTTCCCCTACCTTGCGGACGGCAAGGCGCTGGGGGCGATCCTGGGAGCCGGACCCCGTTTGCCGGGGGTAAACCACAGGGTGGGGATTGTGCACGCCTACGGGCATCCGGGGGGCGCTGGGAGCCTATTCGGCGAGCCCACCATCGGGTACGACCAACTCCGGGACGCGGATTTCGATTTTCTGCTCTGGGGGCACGATCACAGCCGCGAGGAGACGCAGCAGGTCGGGAACGTCACGCATATTCGCTTGGGCTCCTTGGCCCGTGCCGCGCTTGCCTATGATGAGGTTGAGCGCCCGGTAGCCGCCGCCATACTGAGCTTCAAGCCGGACGGCAGCGTAGCATACAAGGAGCAGGGGATTCCCGTCAAGCCGCTGGAGATCGCCTTCCAGACGGCCGACAAGGGCATGGAGCGGGTCGGCAAGTCGGACGACATCAAGGCGTTCTTCGAGGGGATGGACGCGACCGTGGCCGGGCTGGACGCCGGGGACGCCAAGGGGGTCATCCATCAGCTTTGCGGCGAAGACTACAAATTGGAGCAGATGATCTGCGAGTTGTGCGAGCTTTAGGGTGTCAATCGTGTGAAAAGGAGTATTGAGTTGGGAGATATTGAGTTGATTCAGGGCAACTGTTTGGAATTAATAGGCGGACTGACCAATGGGTCGGTTCGGCTCCTCGTCACCGACCCGCCGTATTTTACTCCGCCAGCACAGTTCATCAGTGGGCGTTCAAACCACCAACGGTCACTAAGCAACCTCTCCCTGCTGGATCATTTTTACGGTGACTTGTTTGCTTTGCTAGTCCCAAAAATCTCGTTGGATGGCAGCTTGTACATTTTCTGTGATAGTCAAAGTTACCCTTTGTACTACTGTTACCTGTATGAATTCGTGAAGAACTTGCGGCTTTTAGTTTGGGATCGCGGCACGGCAATCAATGGCTACACTTGGCGGTATCGTTGCCAGTATATTCTGTTTGCTCAGATGTCAGATGCTCCAGCGATTAAAACTGGGGATAGCGATCTTTTGGTATGCCCCACCGTACCGGTGAATAAACGCACACATCCAGCGGAGAAACCAGTACCGCTTCTAGAAAAACTCATCCGCAAATCTTCGTTGCCCGGAGATTTAGTTCTTGATTGTTTTGCTGGAAGTGCTAGTGCTGCAATTGCTTGTAAGAATTCGGGAAGGAAGTTCATCGGATTCGAATTGAATGCCAAATATGCTGCTGCTGCGAGAGAACGGCTACAAGCTGGAGCGGATGATTTGTGAATCGTGCTCATTGGAATAATGCTGTTTACGATTTATAAGACGACCAACACATTGGGTGTCAGTCGCTGTGCTATGATCGTTTCCGGAGTATTAGGGAAAGGACTTCCGGAAGGAAGCCAAGGAGAACTGATGGCTATCTGGTTCACCGCCGACTACCACATAGGACATTGGAACATATTGACGCTGGGCAAAGGCCGCCCGTTTTCGTCCTTGGACGAGATGCATGCCGCCATCGCCGACCGCCACAACGCCGTAGTCCGCCCCGGAGACCTCGTTTATTTTTTGGGCGACCTCGCGCTCAAGATCAAATGGGACGAAGCGATGCGGTTCCGCAAGCGCCTTACGGGGAACTTCTACTACATCCTCGGCAACCACGACAGCGTAGCGAAGGAAATGTTCCGCCACGATCCGACTTGTTTCGTCTGGATGCATGATCTTGAGACGATCAAGCCCAAGATAGACGGCATACCCCCGATCACGCTTTGCCATTACGCCATGAGAACTTGGCCGGGCAGCCACAAGGGAAGCTGGCAAATTTACGGGCACTCGCACTCGAATCTTCCCGAGGACCATTCGCTTTCGTTCGATATTGGGGTGGATGCGTGGGATTTCGCCCCGGTCAGTATTGAACAGGTGAAGGCGAAGATGCAGAAGAAGATGCCCGCGTGGGAGGCTTACAAAGAAAGCCTCAAGGATACGGGAAGGGCGGAATAAACCAGCATGTTAGACGACCCGGAACTGGCAGCGCGGGTGCAGCCGATGCCTACGGGCAACGGAATTGATGTCGCCACGGAGGCGGCGGCCGATCTCCGGAGGATGGGGCATCCAGAGCTTGCGGAGGATATCGAGGCCCGCATCCGGCTTGGCGAACGTAAGTATGGCGTTCGGCTTAAGCCCCATAACGGGCGAGATGCCATGCTCGACCTCCACCAAGAACTATGTGATGCCCTTGTCTATTCCAAGCAGCTTGAGATCGAGGGGCGGGAGGACGACACGTTCTTCAACTGCCTCGCGGAGCTTGCCGTGGTGGTGAGGGGGAAGCTCAAATGAGTTGGGCAATCGGTTACGACGATAGTGGGCACATGTGCCCGTCCTGCGGCGAAGAGTATGCGCCCAGAGTGGAGTGCGATCTATGCAATCAGAAGACACCAGAATCTACGACGAAGTAGCCAAGACGTTCTGCGACCGGATCAATGCCGCCTTTGATACCGAGGCGACCCTTGAAACGGAATTCAAGAAAAACTACGAGCAGCTTCCTTTTTCACGCACTGATTTTTGGCAGGGGATCATTTACGGCATCATGCGCGAGGCGTGGTACGAGAGCGGCCCCGGCGTGAAGACGGAGCCCACAGGTTTCGACAGGCTGGCGATTCTCAAGGCGAGCCATCCGTTGCTCGACTATAATCTCTACTCCCAAGTCCTGCTGAATCTCCAGACGTACAATGGCATGGCGTACCAGAGCGGAGACGCCGAGAAGGAAATCGCTCGATTGAAGGAAGCATGGCCAAAAGATGCAAAGCTTGACCCCTTCGCATCCAAAGCAAAGATGGTCAAGCAAGCGGAAGTCGCCACGGAAGAGCAGAAGAATTACAACACGGCGGTTTCCTCCCTTAAGGCGCTGAGAATCATAGCGCAATTTTCTCCGCAAATTTCTTTCAGAGTGAGCCCCAAGGGCAAGACGCCCGCGCTGGCCGATTCGATGAACCTTAGCATGCTGGGGGTTGGGGCGGATCGTTACCTTAAAGTTCTTCCTGAATTGGCCGTTTGGTATTTGGCATGGCCTAATGCACCGCCGATGGCGTGTTACGCCCCCTCTGATCCCCCAAACCCTAAAGGCATAGAGTTTCACGCTGAGGGCATCCCGTATCCGTTCTTCTCCAAATCCGGAGGGGACATTTTGCAGACGGTACTTTTCGCTCGAAAGCTCATATATGAAGTCGTGCGGGACGTGGATATTACACAGGAAAATTGCACTATGATCCCGCGCATGAATAGCATTCTGGTCGTGGCGGACAAATACGGTACATCACTCAAAAAAACCGTAGAGCGGCTGAAGGCACAATATCAGATGATTGAATTGACAGAAGGCTCTCGATTTCTTGGCGGTGCTTAACAATTATGGATTTACTACAAGCAGCCCCGTATTTGAGCAGGAACTCTAAGCATCTCAAGGCCAGCCAGCAATTGGGTATGCCGGTTACTCGTGCGGCGTATAAGCTCACTCGGCTACTGATGTTCAGTATGGCGAAGCGTCTTGGTTTAGATACTTGTTTTAGGTGCGGTTTCAAAATCACGCAGGTTAAAGAATTCAGCATTGAACATAAAAAGGCATGGCGTGATGTTGACTCAAAACTTTACTGGGATTTGGACAACATTGCTTTCTCGCATTTTTCTTGCAATGCTGCCAACGGCAAGCGGCCTAATCGCAAGGATGCTCCTGCTGGGATGAATTGGTGCGGTCATTGTAATGAGTTTCGCCCTGTTGATAAGTTCTATCGCAACTGCAGTCAACGCACAGGATATAATCAAGTGTGTACAAAACATAGGAAGGCAGAGAAAGCCAAAACCTACAAAGAAAGAATATCCGTTGGTTTGTGCACACGTTGTCCGGCCCAAGCAACACGGGGTAGAACTTGCTGTCAAAAGCATCTCAATCAGCACGCTGCTCAAACCAGGGCTCGATGGAAAAAGAAACACCCCAATAAATTGGAGGGAGCCCGTGCCTGACCCTGATCCGCTCGTCCTCGCTCGGGGGGACCAAGACCTTGAGTCGGCTTGCCCGTACTGCGGCTTTGACCCGTGGAGGCCGCAAGCCCTGCACTTCAGGGCAGGGTAAGGCCGACTTTAGGGTGTTGAAAATACTTGAAAATAGGGGAATTATACGCTTGAGTCCACAAGCGTCAGAAGCTCCAGCAAATCAACGGCTTGGGGTAGTAGCCTTTTACCCAAATGTGGTATACTACACGGGAGGGTTGAGTTCAGTGCGTCCTAACCGCGGGAGGAGAAGAATGTGCTTTATCTAATGCTTGGGCTGGGGATTTTGTTTTACCTCGTTGTTTTTGGGCTGCCGCTTGTTTTGATGGTAGCCTTAATCCGCTACTTGTGGAAAAAGGCAAAGTGAGGAGACCGTGATTCTTATAGATATCCTTCTTGCTGTTCTTGTGTTCGGCGGCTTTTACCTCTGGCTCAAAAGTAGAAACCCCAAACCTCCTGTGCCCGTGACAGAAGAGCAACTTTTGGCCCAAGACTATTCCGCCAAGGAGGAATCCCCCGCATGAATGCGGGGGAGGATGTCAAAGCATTTTCTAGGAAGGAACCATGAGCAACAAATACCAACTGTATGTGAGCACCCCGACTGTATTCTGCGACGGTTACGACTTCTCCACGCTGAAGGCCGCGCTCGAATACGTGAGGACGTTCAAAGGCGAGGCGCACTTCGGCCTCTGCCACCCTAACGGGCAGTGGCACGACTGGCACCTGAACGACCGCATGACCAAGGCACAAGTCAAGAAGAGGTTCCTCCGGCTCCAAGCCGCCGCCAACCGCGCTGCGCAGCGGAGCTACCGCCACAGCGATGATCATAGCTGCATCAAATTCGTGTGCTCCTGCGGTCTGGAGAACGCCGCTTGCTGGCCGAAATGCGTGAAATGCGGGCGGGCGCTCCAGATGTTCAACACGGACAGCCAGCGGGGCTCTTTCTGGATGTGCCCGAAGGGGCACCCTCAGGGGCCGATGGAGGAAGCCGTCACGGCAGGCAAGAGCGCCGGTTGGAGGGTGGCGATGAAGCCTTTCGTAGCGCCCAAAATTCCCGGCCACAAGCATGCCTTCAGCAACGACGGTGGATGCAAGCTGAACAAGGAACTCGACGCCGTGCGCGCCTCGGCTTCGTATCGGTTCCAGAAATTCTGGGGCGAGATTCCCCGCAAAGTAATGGACAAAGACGGCCACGTCCCCCTGTCTTGGATCAAGCAGTGGTATATCGGCACGGAATTTGACTGCAACAACGGTTGCAAAAAATGAGCGAGATTTTGGAAAAACGCACTTGGGTATACGTCCAACGCCCGAAAGAATACGAGATAGCGTTCCACGGCTGCGGCCACACCGATCCCGACTGGTCGGAATACAAGGAACATCTCTGGTGCCCGAAGTGCGAGGCGGATTTTATCCCGGAAAATTGGGGAATCTTGGACGGCCCGGTGCTTGTGGGAGTCTGCCGTCTCATGGGGATTTCCTTCGACCGCTTCAACCTTGAAACCCAGCAGATCGAGCCGTTTGAGATTCCTCAAAAAGGAGAACAGCAGCCATGAAGCCCATCGATCCGAGCCCGACGCCGTGGGATTTCGGCACGTGGGGATTCTACTGCGATGCCTGCGAGAAGTTCTTCGACCTGGTGCGCGACGGAAAGGTTGTCACGCGCGAAGGCAACACCAGCACCCGGTACCACAAATGCGGGGCGGAAGCCCGGCACATCGGGTACGACCATTCCAAGCAGTAGGACTTCCTCAAAAAATAGGGGAGTCATGCAGATGACTCCAGAGCCGCATCTCCTACGGCCTTTACGTGATTATCCGAGATTTCCCAGACCTTGATTTCAGTGCCCATAGAAGCCCCCAACTGTCGCTGCCGTAATTTGAGATTTCATTTTCTGACTGCAAGTAGAACGGTTGCTAGTACAGCGATTCTGAGTTTTGGATAAGCTGTCATAGTGGGCCTTTCTCAGTATTACAACTATAGGCTTCTACTACGGAGGAATCCCATGGCTATTAAGATGGATAAGAAAAATAAGAAAACTACTGCCCTTTTTTCGGCGGAAGCCCTTGAAGCAGCTTTTTCAAGGATGTCTCATCCGACCGGTGCTCTAAAACGTCGGTTACGGCAGACCATTTGTGATGCACTAAAACCCGAAAACGATCCGAGGTTTTTACTTCTCTGTCAAAATATTGCCGAAACGATTCATCAAGTTTATCCCCAATGCTTACGGAACCAAACTTTACGGACTTTAACCAAGCGTGGAAAGCCTCGTTCTCAAGGTCAAGCTGCTCGCAGCGAGCGACCAACTGCCGGATGATTTGTTTTAATAATTCGGTTTGATCTTTTGGGTCTTCCATTATGCAGCACCCCTTGCGCGTCCTCGTCCAGTCCGCCCACGAGTTGGGCATCGCCCCGGCTTTTTGGGCTGAGCAGAATTAGAGTTGAATGGGTGTACAATTCCCAGATATGGCTTATTCCTTACGTGTAAAATGCAAAACACGAGAACCTAAACCCTGTCCCGCATGGGTTGTGTTGGACGATATTAAAGGTTTTTCGTTATCAGGGAGTTCTTTGAACTATCAAGGTCCCCCGATATATCTTCGCCGCGACACATGCGGTGAAACTCGCAATTACACTCTGAAAGATGTGCTGCTTCACCAAACGTCTGATCCTCTCGAACCGTAAAAGTCGGGCAGTCCTTAATACCGTTCCAATCCACTGTGAGGGGTATGATCTCACCGGACTTCGCAATAAATAACATAGTAGCCCCCCTAATCAGGAGGACCGTAGTTGTGTTTTGCCCGTAAACTTAGGGAATTATACACTTGAGTACGCAACCATCAAAACACCCCTAGTTCCGATACACAACAGCCATTTCCCAGTCCCGAACAGTATTAAGCTCAATGCTTCAGTGGATTGTGATTTTGGCGTTGACAGTCGCCGTTGTTGTTCTTTGGCGTAAGAACCAAAGCCTGAAAACGGCACCTCCCCGCGTTGTCGAGGTTCCTCATCTGGTTGAGATACCCAAGATTATTGAAGTTGAGAAGGTTGTTGAGGTTCCTAAGATTGTTGAAGTTGAAAAGGTTGTTGAGATTACATCGTTTTTGACGGCTTGGACGAAGGCCAGCTTAAAGAAATTGTCTTTCTGGAGATTAAGACAGGCAAGTCCTCCACCAACCCTCGGGAGACTCAGGTTCGTCCGGTTGTGGAAGAGCATAAGGTGCGGTATGATACTCTTCGACTCCCCTAAAATGGGGGAGTGCGGGAACCCTTAAGGCACTTCAAGCCGATGCAGGACGCTGCGAGGCTTGCGGACTCAAGTATATAATCCCCCAAAATAGGGGAATTATCCCTTTAAGTCCACAGCCAGTTTAGATTGACCGAAAACAACCCACTTTTTGAACGGTGAATCTTTTGCCTCGGGCAGCTTATCCCAGACGAATTCTGGAAAATGCACCCGCGCAAGCTTCAAATATTTGTCAACATCTGTTTCAGATAAGATGCAGTTCTGTTGGCATTGCTCAGTGGGACAAAATTGCTTTTCACAACCGGGTGGCAATCCAATTGAAACATTCAAATATACTTCCATAGTTTCTCACCTCAAATAAGGAGGCGGCTAGTCCGCATTTTCCGTCAACTCCTCGTAAGTAATCCGCTTCCCCGCCACGGCGTCCACCAAGCTGTCCAGCCGCTCGAAAGTATGCCTGCCAACATTTCCTTCGTTGAGCCTGAACGCAAACTCATCCATATATCGCTGTAGATGCTTCTTGCTGGCGTGATGGTAGACCCCGTGCAATCCTCGCTTCATCACGGCCCATACAGATTCAATTCCGTTCGTGTGCACGTCGCCCCGCACATACTCGTCCTTGACGTGTTTGACCGTTTGGACTTCGTAGCCTTGCTTGCCCAGTTTCGTGTAGCTGGGATTTTCGTCCGCCATGAGGCGGGTTCCCAACCCCACGCTGGCTGTGACGGCGTTCCGAATTGCGGTCCCGCCGTGACTCTGGAGAATCTTGGCAACCGTCCTGCCGCCCCGTTCCCGCATCCCGATGACGACCGTCTTTGGCGGGACTCCCCTGCGGAGCCTGACGCTCATGTGCTTGTTATCCTCCAAGCCTCCGATGACCGTCTCATCCGCCTCCACGGTGCCGTGCAGCATCTCAACCTTAGCCCCGCACGCTTCCCTGAGCCTCTGGAGCATGAACCATGCCGTATGCTGCTTGACGCCGATCTCTTTGCTCAGTTGCAGAGACGAAATGCCCTCGCGGGCTGTGACGAGCAGGTACATCGCATAGACCCACTTATGCAGAGGCACGTGGGAGCGACCGAAGATGGTTCCCGTCCTGACCGTGAATTCCAATCGGCAGGGATTGCAGAGGTGGAACCCCCTCCTGCCCTTGCGGGGCGTGCTGTCCTTCGTGCCGCACTTCGGGCAGACGATGCCACACTTCCACAGGCGGCGTTCAATGTAGGCCCGGGCGGACTTCTCGTCGGGGAACCGCTCGAATAGCTCGAAGGTGCTTATTGTGCTGCGGCTCATTACACCCCAGCCCTTTCACGCTTCTGGCGCTTTGGAAGCATGTCTTCGAGGAACGATGCGATGTTCTTGATCGTATAGGGGACGACGATCAGGGTGTAGCCGTTGCGTCCCGCCCAAGCCTTCTTGATGCGGTCACGGTGAAGCAAATCCTGAAAATTTTGCTCGGCCTGCTTTATCGACGTGTTTTTGCTCCACCGTATGGGACGGTAATGCTGCATGCCTTGGCATTCGATTAAAGTTTCTAGCTGGGTAAGGTAAAAGTCGAAAGGCAAGCGAACGCGCCCGTGGTGACCTTCCTGTCCGCGGCATTCATCGAACCTTTTTTCACAAACAAAAGAAATGTTCGATGCGGTTAAAAATTCTTTGACAGCCCTTACCAGTTTTGAAGTTTTAATGCAGCCACAGCTTGTCGATCCCCCATTTCGAAGGTTGCCGAGGGGGATTCGAAGTTCCTTACCACAAAGGCAGGCAACCAAAGCGCGCCCCGGTTTTCCATCGCGTCCTGTCTCATACCCTTGGTAAATGAAGTTTGTATCTGGAATCAACTTACCTAGCTCAAATCCACGGACGACACAGGCAGGATTTTTCATGCAGCTAGTGGTGGTTCCGCTCTTTACTTGAACTAGCGGAATCTCAAATTCGTTTCCGTGCTCGCACCGCACAATGATGCTGCGCTGCCCCCACTGATGCCTATTTCTTTTTTGGATTCCCATGTTCCGCATAAATGTAAGGCTCGTCCCCGGTATGACCTTGCCCGGCTCAAATCCATGCAGGACGCAAGCAGGATTGCTTCTGCAACTCGTCCCATATCCAGATTTCACACCACGCAAAGTAACCTCAAATGTGTTCCCGTGCGGGACGCAACGAACCACGATCATCCGCTTCCCACTGCTGTTTTTGCGGTCGGATGGGCCAACATATATCAAGTCGGTATCCGGTATCTGTTTTCCCGGCTCGAATCCATAAAGATTGCAAGCTTCATTATTTCGGCAAGTAGTGGGACTTCCGGTTTTCAAGAGGGAAAAAGACACCTCGAACTTATTTCCATGTGGCAGACACCGAACCCCCGCCATGAAATTCCCGCCGCTGGTCTTGCGGCTGGACGGACCAATGTATGCCAAGTCTGTTCCCGGTATTCGTTTTCCCGGCTTAAATCTGTCGTCCTTGTGCCACTTTTTTTCGAGTGTTAGTCGTCTATTTGCGATACATTTTTCGCGTCCGCAGATTCTACAGCCCCTTCCCGCCACATGCGACTTAAATTCTTGCTTGTACTGCCCATGATCCCCACAGATAAACCAGTACTTGGCGTGAGTGCCTTTGCATATCTGACCTTTAATCATGTCGGAACAGCGGTGCTCCATTTCCTGAATTGTGAGGCTTTGCGCCTCGGCCATACTTTCACGTCCGCATTTCTGGCAACCCGCGCCACGGGCGTGGCGATTAAATTCTTGTTCATATTCTCCGTGCACTTCGCAAAGAAATTTATATTCGGCGTGATTGCCTTTCCATGCCTGACCTTTGACCATATCAGGACAACGACGCTCGGCTTCTTCGATTGTGAGTCGTGCTGACATTATGCCCCCACCCCCTCAGCCTTCGGCGCAGCGTTCAAGAGCACGAGAAAGTTCGCCACACGGGCACAGTCGGCGCAACCAGCGGTCGGAGCGGGCAGTTCGGAGTCGAGCAACGCCTTCGCCTTCTGAAACAGGCGGGAGATGAGCGTGCCGTCGAGAGCCACGGGGAGTTCGGTCGCCTTGAACTCGACGCTGACGCCACCCTCGGCGCTGATCATCGTATCGGGCCACAAATACACTATGCTGAGCGAGGTCACTTTCCCCTCGCCGCGGGCTTCAAGCAGCGTCTTGTAGGCGTGCAATTGGGCGGCGTAAATGGCGAGCATCCTCTCGGACCACTCCGTCGCTTCGGCGGGAGGTTTGCTGCTCTTCAAATCCAAAATGGTGATGTTGCCGTCCGCATCACGGAACGCCAAATCGGGGACGCCAGTCAATTCGATGCCAGTCTCAGAGTCAGTGAAAGTCATGCGGTGGAGTTCGATACATTCTTGTCCAGCGTAGGCGCTCAAGAAAGACGGAAGCGCAGAGTTCTTGATGAGTTTCTTTTGCATGGAATCAAGGCGAGACAAAATCCCCGGTGGCGGAAATGTGAAAGGCGCTTCCTTGTCTTTGCCGCGCATCTGATTCTTGAGGATGAAACAACGCTCGCAGAAACAAGGAGTATTGAATTCCCCGAGCCCCTTGGCTGAAACTGCGAACGGGTTGCGAACTTTTGCTGTCTTCATGGGCGTTTTCTCCATGCCCATAGTATACAGCCGAGGAGGGATTTTAGCTAGCTGTATTGTGTTGAAAACAAGCTATTTACAAGATTTTTTGTGTACTTAAAGGGGTAGTTCCCCAAAATAGTTCTTGACAGTTTTCCAGCTACCGCAGTATTATGTAGACGGAGACTTTTATGACCCCGATGGCCCTATTATCGTTGCGACTGTATAGCTACCTTCGTAGCTTCGGCAGCGGTATGTCCATCGGGTAAACGAAATTACAGCCCCGGTACCGACAGAGCCGCTGAAGCGATTCGGCGGCTCTATTGTTTTTGGGGTGAAGAGTTTTGGAGCGAACGCACCAATGGCGGTGCACCGGGCTGTAGACCTGGCGTCCCTTGCGGACATGGCAGGTTCGATGCCCGCTCGCTCCACCAGTTTGAAGTGCGCAGGTGAAGGGAATCTTGGCATACCTCGTACGCTTAGAACGTACGGCTTGCGGGTTCGAGTCCCGCTCTGCGCACCAAGATATAGATTCGCGGGCGTGGCGAAACTTGGCGAGACGCACCAGCTTGAGGGGCTGGCGGAGGTTAAACTCCGTGGTGGTTCGAATCCACTCGCCCGCACCAAAATTTGGCGGATTGGCGGAACTGGCAGACGCAGCAGACTCAAAATCTGCCGGGACTTAGCAGCCCGTGAGAGTTCGAGTCTCTCATCCGCCACCAACTTTGCGGGAGCAGCCCGATTGGCCGGAGGCCGTGGACTTAAAATCCACTGGGGCGCAAGCCCCCTTGTGAGTTCGACTCTCACCTTCCGCACCAAGTTTGGCCGACTAGGAGAACCGGCATATCCGCTTCCCTCAGAAGGAAGATTTTCGGGGTTCGAATCCCCGGTCGGCCACCAAATTCATCGGTAGTGTTGTAATTGGCAGACTATCAATCTCATGTGTAGGGGAGTCTACCATGAGACATGTAAAGTACACAAAAGAGGTTTTGTCTCCGCTTGTAGCAGATAGTTTAACCCTTGCGGAAATAATCCGCAAATTGGGGCTGCGGCAAAGCGGGGGGACACAAGGAAACATTTCTCGATGGATAAGAATTTATGGGCTTGACACGTCCCACTTTTTGGGCCGACGGAGGAACAGGGGAGTACGTCCCAAAAATCGTCGTCAATGGGAGGAGATTTTAGTTCTTCGCTCGCCAGAACAACGGAAAGAACACGCCGCAGTTTTACGTCGGGCGTTGATTGAATCGGGTGTTCCGTACGAATGTTGTAAATGCCATTGTCTCCCCATTTGGCGAGGAGAACCGCTAATTCTGGAAATAGACCATGAAAGCGGACAATGGTGGGACAACCGAAAAAACAATTTGAGATTTTTGTGCCCCAATTGCCACTCGCAAACCGAAACATGGGGAAGAAAAGGCCCAAGCGTCCGTACTGAAACTTTGGCAGCCGCCATAGGCTGAACTCCCCCTCCCGGCACCACCTTTCGTACTAGTTCCCCGGTACCTAGTCAAATCTCCCGGCCCCCTGTATACTTAGGGCAGGAGGAATTGCCGTGGACCCCACCCTAGGCCAACAGATCGAAATGCTCGAAACCCGTGTCGCTCAGTACGAGGAACAGATCGGCACGGTCCAGTCCAAGTACCCGATGACGAACGAGGAAGCGCGGCTGGTGCTCTCCCTCCAAGCGCAGTTGTCGGAAGACAAAAAAAAGATACGCGCTCTCACAGGAAAGGTGTAAACTACAGTGTCCATCGCCCCACATGCACGTTTTGATTGGAAGTCCCTGTCGCACGAGATCGCGGGGTACACGCGCTAAGGCACGGAGATCGACAGGAAGCGAGAGGGCGTCGAGATCGCCTCCCTCTTCTCCACGGCCAAAGCGATTACCAATTCCGTGCCGACGCCGTTGTCCGGAAGCGGGCTGTTCCGCTGGTTCGGGAAAAGGAAATCATGATCACAAACGAATACGAAGCATTGACGCCGGAAGCAGAAATACCGCGGCTGCTAGCCCAGCGGGACGGCGAAAACTGCGATTGCGACCCGTGCGCCTATGTGCGCCGGTTGGCAAAGGAGTTGCAATGACAACCAAAGAACGCGAAATCGCCTACGACCGGGCGCAGCGCTTGCTGGCTGAAATGTGGAAGGACCGGACGGAGCTTCCCCAAGTATTGCTGCCGACGCTGGTGATTGCGCTGCAAGAGCAAATGGATTTTTGCGGCGGAAAAGCATACCTGAAGCTGCGGCGGCTCGCCAATCGCATCGAGGATTTGATCGACACGGAGGAAGACCGATGAGCCGCGTGACGCTTAACGACAACGGCGAGTTGGTGCCCCGCGTGCCGACCTGCGAAGCGGAAGTGGATGGCAAGCTGTGCGGGTGCAGGGACGTGTGGGGGAGGGCAAAAGACCGCTGGGTCTGTTTTGCCCACGGCCCCGAAGCATCGGCTTTTGAGTTTAAATGCGGGTGCGAAATTGGAGAATGTCAACAATTCCACGGGCTTGGCTTGGGCTCCCGCATACGACCTGGTGATGCGGCGGCGGTGTATATCATGTTTACTCCGAAACAAGAACAACGGCTGCAAGAACGTGCACAAGTGGTCATAGACATGGTGAATTGGTTGCGTCCACGCTTCCGGTCCTACAACAGTAACCAGAAAATGCAGGTCTTAGATACAATTGGGGCGTCCGTCTACTACCTTCCGTCTGTCTACACGAACAAGAAACAAAAAGGCTACACCAACCATCATGTCTATCCCCGGAATAAAGCAGCCCGAGACCTGCTGACGGCCCCGCAGGACGCGACGCTGGAAGAGTTCCTGAAGGCATACAAAGAGTCATACGGAATAGTCACGTGGATGACTAAAGAAGAGCACGGCAAAATCCCTAAACACAAGCACGAAGCTCCTTAATAAAATCCTGAAAGACCGCAAGCCCTAGCTCGCCAGCCTCCACAGGTCGTTGCGCTTCGCTACGTGCAGGCGCTCGATCACCCCGGCGATGCGGAGCCGCTTCTGGGCCGTGCGAAGCTCGTGATGCCACTCCAAGCCTTCCTTGCCGTGGCTGCACATGCTGCCTGACTCCAGCCGTGGAAAGAGCAGGGCAGCCAAGCGATATTGGTAGCGGGTCGTGAGCGGGCCGTTTTGCAGCACCTTCACGACCGCCTCGTCGAACTGCTTGCCTCTCGACATTGGTATCGCAGTATTCATGACTCCTCCTTGAGAGTCGCACGGAACTGCCGTGCGGCGGAGGAAGGGGGAAAATGATCGATAGAAACAGCACGCCCAGAGAGCGCAGGACTTCCAAGGGAAAGTCGAAGCCGTCCCGCGCCCCATCATCAAAGCCAACCACGGCAAATTCACGTACCGGGAAATGGGGTACCTCATCATGGAAAGCGCGTCCTTGGTCGCCGCCGAACAGGCGCTCCGATGGGCCGCCAAAAAGAGGCAACGCGGCAACGGAATGCATTGGGAGATGACAAGCGAGTGCGACGAGCATTGCGCTGATTGCCACCGCCCATACGGAGAACACCTCAAACCGGATCAAAAATGCCCGGAGACCTCAAATGGATAAGCGTGTCCTGCTTGTGGACGACGACCCCGACGTGCGGGAGGGCTTCGCTGCGTTCTTCGAGCGCAAGGGCTACAAGGTCAGCCAGCAAGCGGGGGGCCGCGGGGCATTCGAGCTTTACAAGGAGCGGGGGCCGTTCGATTTCGTCCTGACCGATTTCAATTTCATCGGCAGCAAGGAGATTCGCCACGGGGCGGACTTGCCGCGCGAGATTCGCAAGCTGGTTCCCGCCCAGCGCATGGCGCTGATGTCCGGCGACCCGAGGGCGGCCCTTGAAGCCTTGGACGATTCGGTCAAGGACGTGCCCCTGTTGGAAAAGCCATTCTCGCTGCGAAATCTTACGGAGTTGTTGCCTGGGGCCTAGTATTAGGCTTCATGGGCAAAAACCGCGATTACAACGAAGACGAGCCGGAAACAGCAACAGAAGGCCAGCCGAAACGCGACAGCGGCGGAGTCGCGGACGACGACCAGAACGAGTACTACCACTGGAGCCTGCACAAGGGGCTGTACCGCCCCGTGGGCAAGACCCAGGATACCGTCCCCGCTGGCATCTACGAGATCGACAACGACAATGCGGGCTGGTACCTCAGCAAGGTCAAGTTCCCGTCCGACACCCTGCTCCGGCTGCCGGGCATGCCCATCGACTACATCCTCGACCAGATCAAGGTCTTCTGGGAGCGCGAAAGCCTTTTCCAGCAGACGGGGCTGCTGCACAAGCGGGGCATCCTCATGTACGGCCCGGCGGGGTCGGGAAAGACCAGCATCATCCGCCTGCTGTGCGACGACGTTGTGAAGCGCGACGGCATCGTGGTCATGGTCACCAATTGCAGGCTGGCCGAGAACGCCCTCGGCGGCATCCGCCAGATCGAGGCGCGGCGGCCGATCCTCACCATCATCGAGGACATCGAGACTTTCATGGGGAGCAGCGACGAGTCCTCGTCCGCCCGCGCCCTGCTGGCGCTCCTCGACGGCGAGACGCAGGTGGAGCATATAGTCCATCTCGCTTGTCCTGCCCCTGAAACACGTATTTTGAAGGCCGATCTTTCCTGGGTACGGGCAGATGAACTAGTACCGGGAGATAGAATAGCGGCCTTTGATGAGACCCGCAAATTCGGCAAAGGTCTGGGAAGAAAGCTGAGAGTTGCTACAGTTGAAGCCTGCCCGCTGGTTACAAAAAAACGGTTTCGGGTAAAAATGGAAAGCGGCACGGAAATCGTGGTTAGCGAGCACCATCCGTTCTTAGTTAAGTTAGGCTCTTGTTCTCCTGAATGGCGTTTTGTTGAAGACCTTAAGGCGGCCAACCGAGTAGTTTCAATCGGCAAGCCATGGGAGACCGACGCTTCCGAAGCGGGAGCCTATTTGTCCGCCCAGTACGATGCGGAAGGCAGCCTCAATATCGGCGACAACAACACGGGGGGTCGGACGTTTCGTGTGAAATGGGCTCAAGCGAAGGGGATAGTAGTCGATAAGACAAAGAAATTTCTTAACGAAACGGGGTTCAACTTCACAGCTTACGACCGCAAGCCGCAAACAACCAGCGGAGGGAGGGGGGTGTGCCAAGATGGCAAGACCCCGCTACGTCCGCAGATAGGCATAGACCTCAAAGGAGGAAAATGGAAACAGCTTAAATTTCTCGGCTCCATTCGTCCGATCCGGCTTCTAGCCAACCAATTGTTGTTAAAAATTTTGGATGGAACTAAAATCTGCCCGGAGTACGACAAGGTAGTGTCTGTTGAAGAAATCGGACCTGGTCCTGTTGTTGCTCTTGGAACCAGCACCAAAACCTTTATAGGCGAGGGGTTACTTCAACACAACACCACCAACAAGCCGGACCAGCTTGAGGACCGCATCGTGAAGCGCCCCGGTCGCTTCGACCTCGTGGTGGGGCTGAACCACCCGGTGGCCGAGGCGCGGAGGGCCTACCTGCGTAACCTGCTCAAGGACCACATGCCGGAGAAGGAACTGGACGAGTTGGTCGATGCCACGGAGGGGCTGGGCTTGGCCCACCTGCGCGAGCTTGTCGTGGCGTCCTATTGCCTCGGGCTGGACCGCAAGGAGACCTTGGCCCGCCTCAAGACCAACTTCAAGAAAGGGTCGCTGAAGATCAAGTCCGGCAAGGAAACGATGGGCTTCACGGTGAATTTCCCGCAGGCGGAAGACGAAAAGCCGAGGCTCAGCCGTGTCGCCGGTGAGGAGGATGACTGATGGCCAGGAAACTCAAGAAGCTCCGCCTATACTGGAAAGACCCGGACAACGACAACCGCGGGACCTTGGAGGAATGGTGCAGGGAAAACAAGCGGGATTTTACCGAAGTAGGTGCCATCCTCGAAAAGCTAGGCGTATGGTCCGAAGACATCGTCATCGAAGTGGATGTAGAAAACAAGACGTGCCGCGTGGTGAGTCGGGAAGAACGGGGATACGATTGATGGCTAGCATCATCCTCATCACCGAGGAGCAGTACCGCCTCATCACGGCTTCCGAATTGCATGGTATACTGGACTCTGCCACGACCGACGGGACGACTCTGTATTTCGTCCTGAGGAAGGAACGAACGGCAGACAATGGACTGGAATAAGCTAGCCAGAAGGGCTTTTCTCGTGGCCGTGGTGCCGGGGGGAGCCGTCTTGGGAATTTATTGGATTGCCGAGCACCATTACAAAAAAGCCCGGCAGCCGAAACCGCAACCCAAGCCGTACAAGGATTGCGTCTGCTGCGGCGAATGCATGTTGATGCTGAAGCACAGGGCTATCCACCGCTGGATCAATCATCTTGCGGAAGAGCACGAAATTTCTTATGGGGACGCGCAAGAGACCTTGCGCTGGGCGCATGGAATGTATGAAACTCACGCCTAGAAAAGCATTGGCGAATCCGCTGGCGAAGTTCAAGCGCCGCGAGTACGTCCGCTGGGTCGCCCAGGACGAGACCGAAGGAACCGGGGAATACTATTGGCGCATGCGGAATGGTGATGGAAGAGCCGATGTCATCGACGACGAGGAATTCCAGCGGACGCTCGCCCTGACGCGGCCCCGCAGGCGGAAGAAGGCAAAGAAATGAGGCAATGGGACGAATACGAGAAGTACCGCAAGGAATATACCGGCGATATACCGGCCGAGGCGATACTGGGTATGCTTGCGACCTTGGCGTGGAGCACCGCGGAAGATTACAACTACGACCCACCGCCGCTCGTCACGTTCAAACCCACGCCGCCCGACTCTCTTGAAAGAGAAATAAAATGGGCGACTTTGAAATAAACGGGGTTCGGCTGGTGATGACTTGCGGAGCCTGCCCCGAGCAGTACGACGCTTTCATCGGCGGCGAGCTGGTCGGCTACTTGCGGCTGCGCCACGGGTATTTTCGCGCCTCGTGCCCGTGGGTAAACGGCGAAACGGTCTATTCGGCCGAGACTGTCGGCGACGGGATATTCGAGCCCGAGGAACGCGAGGCGCATCTGAACAACGCCGTCCTCGGCATCAAGAAGTGGCATGAAGATCGGGCCGTCAAGGGGGCAGAAACGTGAGAAAAATACTGTGCTTTATCGGCATGCACAGCCCCCGGATTACTCGCAAGGTTTTCTGGGCAATGTGCATCGTGCCGAATTGATGTGCGTTTGCGGGCGACGTTTCGAAGGTTTTGCGGCGGGCAAGTTCGGGCGCGTATACCCCGCCAAAACGCCGTCGGAATTTTGGGTCGCGTACGATGCGGGGAAGTTAGGCGCATAATTCCCGAAGATAGCTGTTGACAGAAACCGGACTTTCGAGTATTATCAGTGCATGCGTAACTTGAACCCAATGCGACCGCAGCCCAAGTGGCTCGGGGTTTACGTGACCGATTGACGGTCAGCGACCCTGAGCGGAATAGCCGCAGGGGTATGGTTCAGAGCAGTTCCTTCCTGTGGTAATTCCAGTAAAAAGAGTTTAACGCCGATTAGGTGGACGGACGACCGCACGTTTCGGGTACGTGACCAGCCGGTTCAATTCCGGCATCGGCGACCATCAGCCCGTAGGTGGACGGACGACCGCCTGCTTTGGGAGCAGGACCACCGAGTTCAATTCTCGGCGGGCTGACCAATTAAGGCCCATGAAGTTGGGGGTCAAGGAGTGGCAGTTGGGACAAAGTAAGTCAACATTATCGCGACGGCTGTTTTTATCATTGCCGTCTATGTGATGAAGCTGGACGGGGATGTTGCCTGTGATGGAATGGGCTTCACTCCAACCGCACCTTTGGCATTTGGCTCCGAACAGGCGGATCATTGCCCGACGTGCAAAACGCTTTGATGCAGCAAACTCGTTCTTAAGCCACAACTCTAAGTTGGACATAAATGCGGCTTCTTGATAAGAACAGGATTGTATGCAAATGGGGCAACGTTTTCCGGCCGTATTGGGAGGTCTCGTAAACTTGGCACCACAAGCAGCACAAGTGCGAGTCCTTGGTTTATTATGCGATGTTTGACCCGTCAAGTTGTGCCGGGCAGCACAGGAGTGATCGCAAAATTTCTTTGTACGAACCCAAGGGACTTTTTGGTTGTCGGGAACAAGAATGATCTTCGTGCAATGCAAACAGCGGTTTGGGTTGGCCATATATCGATCTATGGCTCGCTGGCGTTTTCTGGCGTTAGCAAGTTTTGAAGCCGCCAGAAGTTGCGGGCTTATACTGGGCATAAAAGTTCGACTCCCTACCTCTCAATAAAGAGAAAGGAAGTCAGTTTATCCGGGGACAAGTGTTATGGCCGCACGCCAGCATGGGGTGCTGGTTGTCGGAGTTCAATTCTCCGGTCCCCGACCAAGCTTTGTGGTACGATGGGAGAATGAGAGCTTTCATTAAGTGTGTGACGTGGTCTCCCGCAGCATGCTTCACCTTCGGGGTGTGGCTTTCGTTGCGGGACCAGAACAACGGTATGGCCGCCTACTGTGTGCTGATGCTGATGGTAGCGTTGATCTTGCTGCGGTATCCGGGCTTCAGGCGAAGAGTCCTTGGTGAGTAGATGAAGATCACAGAACGGCTGTACAGATTTGCACAGGCCCACTATTGGCTGTCGCCTGTGATAGACCGGATGCGCTGGATGTTCGAGCGGAGATACGATCCGGTGGGGAAGTGGTGATGGACGTTGAAGAGATGTTCGACGCATACCAGCAAGTTCTGATGAACGGGTTCGTGCCTGAAGTCATGGTCATAGCGTACCCCGAGGGGACTTGGCTGCTGAGGCTGGGAGAGGAGCCCAAGCTGCTTGGCGAGAAAAAGGAGTTTGAACCCATCATGCTCGGCATGCTGGGCATAAGGAACTTCGGGCTGTAGCGCAGTCCGGTAGCGCGCATGCCTTGGGCGCATGAGGCCGCCCGTTCGAATCGGGTCGCCCCGATCAAGTTTTGTGGCTGTGTCGTACAACGGTATAGTACGTCGGACTCATAACCCGAAGACGGTAGGTTCAACTCCTCCCACAGCCACCAAGTTTCAAAAATCCGTCTTTTGTGGTAGTATTGTAGAGCATGAAGAGATAAAAAGAGGAGACACAGATGGCTACCAACCCTGGCAAGACTACCCACGCCGCGTAATCCTGGGCGGTCAAGGAGAAACAGCCATATGTTGTCCAAACTTATCGACGCTTTGCGTCGGGTTTTGCAGTTCAAGGTCCGCCGCTGGCATGTCAGCATGGGGGGCTGGAACGAGCATAATGCCCGGATTATCATCGGGTGCGATGCTCAGATTTGGTATTGGATTCTCATTGAATTCGTTGCGTGGGACCTGCAAACGTATCTCTGCCACTGGCTCGGTTACATCCCGTTGCCGGGCTTTATTTGCCGCATCAAGGGCCACTGGGACAAGGACGAGCCCGAGTATTTCGAGCCGTTCGGGCAGTGGTTCGGCAACGACGTGGGGAGCTTGTGGCACAGCTTCGTGTGCGACCCGCTGCTCCAGTGGGTGTGGAAGCACAAGGGCCAAAACGAGGTCAGCTTCGAGTTGACGCTGGACGAGGCCCGCAAGAAGTTCGCCCACGACCCGGAGCAGTACCAGTGGGTCGAGCGGCACATCGAGGAGTACAAGCGGTACGACGCCGAGCAGACGGCCGAAATCCGGGAGAAGTACCGCAAGGGCGAACTTACCCGCGAGGAGGCCCTTGAGAAATTGGAGTGGATCGACGAAAACGACGATCTCGGCAGCGACAAGCTCGCGGAGATTCTTGACAAGGCCAGCGAATAGCAGTATCTATAGTAGGGAGCCGCGGGGTTCCCAGAGTTTCGGACGTACGGCAGCGCGGACAGCGACGCGCACCTTAAAAAGTATCGGGTTAATGAAGAAGTTAGTGCTAGTTTTTCGGTGTCTCAAACCGTGGTCGCCTACCCGAGGCTACCAAGCGGGTGCAATTCCCGCCCGTGCGTCCGGAAAGTTCGCCACTAACGCTAGAGTTTCAAATATCCATGGTCAAATTCCCAGTGGCATCTGCGACACAGCGGGATGAGATTCTCGATGTTGTTTATCTCTGTGATGAGGGTCATATCTGGAAACTCGCTCACCCCTTTCTTATGGGCGATTTCGATGTACAATGAGTAACCGCAGTTGGGGGCAACGCAGGCTTTGGGACACCCTGACCGGTCGTACACGTAAGCGGCATGATAGCGTATTGTACTTCGAGCCGATTGCCAGTTCTTGCGCCGGGCAAACAGTTCACCTTTTGTGACACCGACCATAAATACCCCAGCTTGTCTGGCATTTGATTTCTGACAAGAGCGGCAAAAACGGCGAGAGGTGGAAATACGGGCTGTTTTACAGCGACCGCAGTATTTTAATCCATCCCCGGTTCCTTTGCGGTTGTTGTTGTATTTGGCGGCGCAAGAAAAACCGCAGAATTTCTTGATAATTGTTTCTCGTAATGGAGTTTTTCTGGTATTATTTAGAGGAGCAAGAATCGGTCCTTTGCAGTATTGGCAAAGGTTCGGATTTTCGTTGTATTTCATGAGGCGTTGCCAGGCTTCGTTTTTCTGCTGTAAAGCCCTCGCAGCACCGCCCATCTTTTGGGCAACGGCTAAGTTGGGATTACGGATGTAATTAGTCATTTGGACTCCTTACTGAGCTATATGAAAGCTGTATTTTTGTGCAACTAACGCGGTGTGGAGCAGCCCGGTAGCTCGTTTGGCTCATAACCAAAAGGTCGTAGGTTCAAATCCTACCACCGCAACCAGTTTGACGTAGCGCAGCGCCGCTTTTGGAAGCGTGAGTGCTCGGAGGTCCATATGCCGACCGCGCCACAGAGTTTCCCGGCCCTGTGGTCATCGTATGGGCTTGGCCTTGAAACCTTAGGCTCGGAGCTTAGCGGCTCCCCCGTTTGGCGGTGTCCCCGCCGAGAGTTCGAACAGGGCAAATCAGGATGGGCGCACCTGAGCCGGGGATTATTGTGGCGCGGCGTGGAAGGACACGCGTGGGAGGGCCGGGCAAGCTCAACCGCCCTTTACTGGTGATGAGCGCAACACACCAGCGGGTACCAAGGCCCGCCGCCACGACATTTTATGCGGAGATGGAGCAAAGATAGCTCGGCAGCCTCCGCAACCGGTTTTGTAAAGGAACAGTCATTCGCTGTTCCCGCAGGTAAGTCCGACCCGAGCGTCGAGTGCGCCGTAGGAGCCCGAGGAGCAATCCGTAGAGGGCTGGCGAAACTCGGGTCGGCTTTGATTTCCGTGCGGGGGATGAAGCAAAGGTAGCTCAGTAGCCTCCGCAACCAGTTTAGGTGTGTATGAAAAATAGGACGCCCTTTTTTGGGCATGCTCCTCTCCCGGCGGATTGCCAGGACACGGAGCAGTTTGAATTCGAGTCCCACGAAGAACGGGACATACGAGAAAAAGAAGAGAAGTCGGGCAAGGAAAAAGACTTAGTGCAGTGCCTACCGGCACGGCGCTGAACTCGGTGTGATCAGGCCCCGATAGGCTTTCCGCTTTGAAGCCGGAGCGGGACGGAAAGCCGCGGGAACCGCAAAAGCGTGAAGCCTGTGACTCACCGCCCCCGGCATTTCGATTTCCTGTGGCATTAAGTACCATACCAAGAGCAAGGATGTATAAAATAGGAAGACGTAAAGATGCAAAAAATTTCAAAAAACGTCATCCTGAAAATGTTAGGTCTTTGTCACGAGTCGATTAATGAGTTGCAATCGGCGATAGAATACTTGAAAAAGTTCCGGGTCGTGACGGAAGAGCAACGATCCACGGAGGAAACTCCGCAGGTGAAAGCCTGAAATAGAGACGCGACGCCCCTTCACGTGCAGTATTACATTACAGATTGCGTGATCGGCTAGGCTCATTAGTATGCGGCTGCGCCGTTGGCCGACGTAGCTGTCCGGTTCCGCAAGGGCCGGGAATAAGAGCCATGTGCCGTGGAGATCGGGAATCGGCACCGACCCGGAGCAAGCTAATACGGGATTAATCTTCATTTTGCTGTTGGCCGCCGCATTGGTTCTAAGGTAGGACAGGAACGAGATTTTTTGGTGGAGGACTAGCCATTGACGACATCGAAGCCCACCAACTGGCGCGCGAGGCCCACTCCTCCCGCTGCCAATGCCCCTACCACGAATGATCCATATGGATGCCAACTGTCCTCCACGGAGTGATGAATGATGGAAGTCGAGACCAGATATTGGGTGGTTGTTACGGATGGGGACGGGGAGTTTTTGTTCAGGATTCAGGATGATGGTTCTATTGAGTACGGTCCTCATTACACGCCCGAGAAGGCGAGGGCCGTGTGGGAAGCCACTTACTTACCCGGCGTGACGGCCTTTCCTGAAGTAGTCGATCAGCAGGAACACGGCGAACAAAGCAAGAACGAGAATGACGGTCATGACACTTCTCCCGCTGTATATAGAGCACGCCGATAGCCAAACCCAAGTCGTTGATTCTACAAGCGAAAAATCTAAGGGCTTTCGAATAAGCGATGCAGATCGCAACACCCACTGATTGAATATTAAACACAACAGCGCAGCAGGCTGGGTATAAAACTCCGCGGGTTAGCCACACGGTCTTGCTCCCTGATAGACAGGCGTTCAGGGAGGATAAATCCCTGCAAAGACTCGGAACCTAGTATTAATCCCGTGGGGGGGAGTGTCGCTTGGCGGAAGAAACCGATAGCGTGCTGAATATAAGCCTTCTGCCCTCCGAGGAGGAAAATGCCGCAACCCCCAAGGCACGTAAACCCCGAGAGAAGAAACCCCCAAAGCCCAAGAAAGCCAAGCCCGCCAGGGACCTCAGGTCCGCATTCCGCGCCAAGCTCCGGGAAATCACGGTCGAAAGCATCAAGAAACCGTGGATGGCCGAAAAGGCCTTCCGGATAATAGACACCGCCGAGGCGCTGGAAGCCTGGGCCAGCGGCATTCTCGCCGACGCGTCCCGGCACCACGCCTTCATGGGCGAAACCTGCCCCGTGATCGCCGTTGACACCGAGACGACTTCCCTCGACACCCGCATCTTTTTCGACGCGCATGAAGGCATCGTCTATGAAGTGAAGGTCGAAATCGCCGGAGTATGCTTGTCCGCGGACGGCATCGAGGGCATCTACGTCCCGATCCACCATGAAAGGGGGACGAACGTTTCCCGCGAAGATGCCGCCCGAATTCTCCAAGGGCTCTTCGACCGGTCGCACCTGGTGTTCTACAACGCCAAGTTCGACCGCGAAATCCTCCGCATCTGCCTCGGGCTCGACCTGCGCCCCTATCCGCATTTCGAGGATGTGCAGGTGCTCAAGTACATCAACGACCCGAAGGCCGACCTCGGCGACAAGGGGCAATACACCGGGGACGCCGGAGGCCTGAAGGCTTTGTCCGAAACCGTGCTGGGCATCCAGCAGGTCGAGCTTGACGACCTCGCGAAGGTCCGCGCCCACAAGTGGAACGAGGAGACCCAGAAGAACGCGCTGAAGGACCAGTTTGTACCGTTCACTTGGATACCGATCGAGCTAGCCCTCTGGTACGCCGCCGCCGACGCCATCTGCACCTGGCTCCTGTGGAACCGGATGAAGGACTTGGCCCGCAGCCGCAAGCTCATCCACCGCATCGACCACGAGCTTGTGGATAGCCTGACGTTCCTCGAACGGCAGCGGTTCAACATCGACGTGCCCCGCCTCCGCCGCACCTCCCGCTGGCATACCAAGAAGACGGAGCAGTTCGCCCAGAAATTGCGGGAGATGGCGGTTGTCGCCGGGTGGCAGGAAGAATTCAACCCCGGTTCGCCCGCGCAGCTTAGCAAGCTGCTGTTCACCACCATGAAGTTCAAGCCGTATCGCACGACCGACGGAGGCAGCGATTCGACCGACAAGGAAACCATCATCGAGCTTCTAAAGGGAAGCCCCGATAACGAGTTTTTGCTGACCTACAAGAAATTCAAGGAGTATGCCGCGCTGCACCCCGAGAACCTGAAGTTCGACAAGCTGGACAACTCCGCCCGCATGTACCTCAAGCAGAACGTGGTCGGCGGCGGGCGTCTTTCCGGCGCTGGCGGCGTGTTCGAGCGGGACGGGGGATTCGAACTGAATCCCCAAGGCGTGAAAAAACTGGAGCCCGACGAGCAGTGGCGTGTTTACGGCAATGTGCTCGATCCGGATGAAATCCCGACGGACCAGGTGGACGCCTACGAGGAGTCCGACCTGCATCCGTCATGCTTCCACACGGAGGAAGAGGATGTCATCACTGGGTACACCGAGGCCACGGTCAAGCACACTCTGACCGAATGGAGCGAGGAGGTAGCGGTTCCCGTCCCCCCGCAGCCCATCAAAGAAAAGCGCATAGTCAAGAAAAAGGCTCCTGGCATCGTCAACAACCACATCGGGCAGTACCAAGGCTATGCGATTTGCCTCGTGCCCAAGTGCCAGACGTGCAAGGACAAGTTCGGCATCCTCATCGCCAACACGTCGATGGATAGCTTGGAGACAGTCAATTTGCGGTGTTTGTTTGTCGCGCAAGGGGGCTGGACATTTTTTTCAATCGATTACTGTGTTTCTATGTCAACAAAACTGCTCACTTCCGACCTGAGATGGAAGCAAGCTAAGGACGTTGTTGAGGGGGAAGAGCTAATAGGGTTTGACGAGAACCTTCCGAGTACTCGATACGGTCGGCGCAGGATGCGTGGTTCGCGCGTTCTGAGTACAAAAAACCTTAAGTTGCCGTGTGTGAAAATAACTACAAATTCAGGCGTTTTCACCGTCTCCGAGGATCACGGTTGGCTCACAGAAAGAGCCGCCGGAGGTAGAAAACTAGTTCGGGGCAGGCATGGTTGGACGGTTTCTAAAAACTTGCAAGTCGGAGATAAAATAGCACGGCTCTGCGACCCCTGGGAGGAGAATCGCAGCTATGACGCCGGGTACCTCAACGGTTTGTTCGACGGCGAGGGCTGGGCGACCGGGACCGGGGTTGGAGTAGGACAGAAGAAAGGGCCGACGCTCGATAAAGCCGAGCTACTGCTTGAAGGCATGGGTTATACACTCGCCCATGACACTCACAAATCTAATGTTGAACGTTTGCGGATTCTAGGTGGAAGAAACGCTTCTTTGAAATTCTTGGGAAGTGTCCGACCCGAACGCTTGATCAAGAACGCCCGTAAAAAACTGTGGGATGGAAAAACATGCTCTAGCAAATACACCATCCCTGACACGGTTATTTCTGTAGAGCATATTGGAATGCAAGAAGTTGTTGCGATCAAAACTTCAACAAAAACATTCATTGCCGAGGGATTGCTTTCTCACAACTGTAATATTGAGGTCCGCGAGGCCGCCAACTTGTCGGGCGAGCCCGAATTGCAGAAAATCTTCCTTGAGGGCGACGGGGACCAGCACGCCCTGACCGCCTCCAAGGTGTTCCCGCAGTACAACGACCCGAACAGCCCGCAATACAAGGCAAAATCATTGCGCGGCCTCGGCAAGATCATCAACTTCGTCCTCCAATACGGCGGCACGGCGTACGCCATTTACGAAAACATGAGCAAGAAGGACCCGACCATCACGATGGAGAAGTGCGAGGAGATGATCGCCAATTACTGGAAGGGCGTGCCGAAGTACGCCGAGTGGTGCGCTATCAAGCGCAACCGAGCCCGCTTGCAGCTTGTCTGCGAGACGGCCACCGGGCGCGTCATCAATTTCGAGTCCGCTATGCAGGCGAAGTGCATCCACAAGCCGAGTGCCGAGGAGCGCAGGAACGTCAGCAAGTACTACGATCTCTCGCGCGAGGCGAAGGCGGAGGCGAAAAAGTCGAAGGCGGACAGGGACGAGGAGCGGGCGAAAAGGTACAAGGACGCCGCCGACCGCCTCTGGAAAACCCCCGACACGGGCGTCCGCAACGCCATCGAGTACAACAAGTTCATGGGCAAGATCGAGCGCGTCGCCGTGAACGCCCCGATCCAGGGCATCTGCGGCGACTTCATGCGTATCGCCGTCAACCGTATCCGCATGTGGGTGCTGAGCGATCCCGACGTGCAGAAAGTGTTTCGCTTGCACGGGTCGGTGCACGACGAGATCGACGCGAGCATCAAGAACGAGTACGTGCCGTTCGTCCTGCCGCGGCTCACCCGGCTCATGAAGCTGCGGAAGTACCACGCACAGATGAAATGGCCTGTGCCCGTGGAAGCGGACGCCGAATACGGCCGAAGCTGGGACGTGGACTTCAGCGTCATGGACAAGAAATATCCCTACGGCTACACGTGCATTGATGGCATCTCCGGGTATATCCCGAGCGACTTCGACGTGCCGACGATCAGGAATTTGCTGAAGGCGATCCTGTCGGGCGACAAGAGCCGGGTGGACAAGGCAAAGGAATGGCTGTACGCCAACCTGCATCCGCGGGCGTTCGAGGCGACGACCGCGCTGTTCAAGACCCAAGACCCGAAGGAAGCCAAGCAGCTTTTGACGGCCGTCTGCCAGCTTCACGAGTACTGGGCAATCGACTACACGCCGGATGACGACGGCAGCAAGCTGGAGAAGCTCGCCGATTACGAGACCCGCATGGGACTCGGCGAAGCGAACCGCGGCACGGCTCCGGAGTTCGGGTTCCTCGGTGCCATACCCCTCGATGCCAGGGTCAAGCGCCCGGTGCTGGAGTTATTGGGCGACGAACCTCCGCCCGAGCAAGGAGTGCTCCAACTGTCCGCGGATGAAGAGGTTGTGGAAGAGGAAGTCCCCGTCTCTTGAGATCGATCCGCTATCCAACCGTTTAGAAGTGGGTAATCCAGATGGCAAAAAAGAAAAAGACCAGTTGGAAGGACAAGCGGTGCCCGAAGTGCGGCAGCCCGGTGGACATGCTGGAGACGTGCCGCCGGTGCGGGCGCGCATGGACGCAGGAGCTTGAGAAGGACGACACGGGGCACATCATTGAAGAGGCGGTCGGGCTGGAGGCGGGGCAGCAGCACGAATCCATCGCCAAAAAGGTCGGTCCCCGCAAGCTCCGCAAATCCCGATTCGCCAGGACCAAGGAGGAGCTTGCCGGGAAGAAGTCCAAGGCCTTCTCCGAGGACCTCCCGCCGCAATTTGCGGCTTGGGAGATCAAGGAATCGGACGACGGCGCGGAGATTTACCGCAAGCGAAGCCTGATGAGATTGGATTCCAGGCGGATTTACAATCAGATGGGCTTAAGCGTTCGCGCACAGGAAAGCTCCAAAGCCGTGCTGCTGTGGCTCAACAGGCTGTGGGGATTCCTTGAGCTTGAGGAACAGGATGCCTTGGCTCCGACCTTGAAGCGCCTGATGGATGCTTTCGGGGTGCTGACAAAGGTTCGGCGGTCAAAGATCATCCAGGCGGCCAAGATGGAAAAAGCCATGGAGAAAGCCTACCAGCAAGCCCGGAAGGCGCGGGTCCTGGCGGCGGAGAAGCAAAAGAAGTACGCTTCGAAGTTTCCCCCGCCCGAGTCGGACTCCGAGGGCCTCGGGCTCATGCCTGTCGGTCTCGAATCCGAACTCTTGGAACGGGCCAAGGAAAAGCTCTTGAAACTTGAAAAAGAGAAGAACGCGACCAAGTCCAAAGGGCGCAAAAAGCCCGAAGATCAGGACGATAATCCTCCCGACTCCGAACAGTAATCAAGTCAGCATTCCAACTTTAGGTTTTATATACAGAGGATACGATTGTGGCTATAGAGCCGGGTAATAAATTTAATAGATGGACGGTCGTCAAACGGTTAGACAACCGCAAGGGACGGGCTTGCTGGGAATGCCGCTGTGATTGCGGAACTGTCAGGGGCGTCTACGCTGACAATTTGCGTAATGAAAACAGCAAAAGCTGCGGCTGTCATAATCTTCAGGCGCTCAAAGCTCGCCATCAGGTTCCTGTGGGACAGAAATTCGGGCGATGGACGGTTATGACTCGTGTTGGGGATAGACTGCCTGTAATGTGGAAATGCCGCTGCGATTGTGGAACTGTGAAAGAAGTAAGCGCCGACAATTTAAGGCGGAGCCACACCATAAGCTGCGGATGCTATAACTTGGAGCAATTGATTAAAGGCGGGCGCTGGGGTAGTTACGGAAAAAATCACGTATGGAAGACACCGGAATACCGTCTTTGGAGAAAGGCCCGAGATCGAGCGACGGAGTGGGCGGAAAGGTCAGGCAAGCCTCTGGAGAACTTGTTCAACATTACGCCGCAGGATATTTCTATTCCCGAAGTCTGTCCTGTTCTACACATTCCTCTCCGATCCGGGCATAGGGTCGGCGATGCTAGTCCATCCTTAGATCGTATTGATTCTACAAAGGGTTACCTTAAAACCAACACCGAAGTCATCAGTCATCGAGCCAATACATTGAAAAACAACGCTACGATTGAAGAATTGGAAATGGTCATTGCTCATCTACGAAAAACCTCTAGTAGGGAAGGCACTTAGCGATGGCCGAGAACAAAGAACCGAAAAGCAGGGTACGAAACGGAAGCGTTGGGACCAACAAGACTACTGACATTCGCAAGGTAGCCAAGGCGTTGAATGCGCAGGGGCGAGTGCAGGAGTTTGCCTCTGCCGGAAGATATACCACGATCCAAAACGGCGAAATCCATGACGACGCCGCCTATCGCAACAAGCTCCGTTCCCTCCGGGGCATGGCGGACGTGCTGCTTGGCGACGACCCCAGCGTGAAGACCGCAGGCTTGTTCAATGACGGCGGAATCGGGTATGCCGACATCGCCGACTCGAACAACATCGGCTACTACTCGTACGAGTTCCCGGTCGATGCGCTGGAGCTTCCAGCGTCCCGCGCCGAAGAGCTTCGTTTCTACCGCCTCGCCTATGACCGCGACCCCATCGTCGGCCGCGCCATCGACATGCACACCGAGCTTCCGCTCTCCAAGATGGAGTCTGCCAAGCCCAAGTGCTCCTCGGAGGAGTTCTCCGACTACGTATTCGACGAGTACCAGCGGTTCCAGCAGCACACCAAGCTCTTCCAGACGCTCATCGACGCCTGCCGCGAATACTGGACCATCGGCGAAGCCTTCATCTGGGTCGAGAAGCCGACTAAGGTCGAGCCTTGCAAAGAAGCCCAAAAGATCATCGACAAGGAAAACGGCGGTGCAGGCGGGGACAGCACGGAGCCCGGTAAGGAGTCGGAGTTCCACTCCCCCCTCGGTGGCACTTCTGCCCGGATTCTCGATTATCTGGAGCCGACCCACCGCGCCTCATGGCTAAAGAAACACGCTTCGGCAATTGACGAACTGACGAAGGATGGCATCGCCTTTGATGTCTGGGAGGACGTGGGCAGGACTCTTTCCGAGATTAAAACCAAACGTGCAACCCTTAACAAGAAGACACGCGAGGTCGCCAAGAATATCGGCGTATCCGCGAAGTCGCTCGCGAAGCTCATCATCGCTTCGGAGACCGATAAGGCATCTTTCGTAAAACTCGGCAAGCTCCTCAGCCGCACAAACGGCGAGGACGAGTACCCGATCCAAGTCACGGCGGAATTCGAGAAGGTGGCGCAGCCGCCCGCGGCTCCTCCTGTGGCTCCCCCCGCGGGCGATGCAGGTGCGGGCGCTCCTCTGGCTGGTGATCCGGCTGCGGCTGGCGTCGATCCGGGCGCTCCCCTCGGGGACGCAGGGCTCGGTGATGTCGCTGGTGCTGATCCTATGGGCGGCGACCCCGGCATGGCTGGCGCTGGCGCTCCCCCGATGGGCGGTGGCGGTGGAGGAGGTATGTCGGTTTCCCCCGATATGGCGGGAGACGCGCAGTCGGCGATTGGCATGGGCATGAGCGTAACCTCGCAGCGCGAGTTGATGGAACTGAAGCACTACCTCCGTTTGCTCGAACGTAAGAAGGAATTGCTGGAGGAACTCAAGGAAACCCGCGAGAAGAGACAAGAAGATATGGAGTTATTCCAGCATGTGATCAACCGCGAATATGATGGCCCGACCCGCCTCCAGATTCTCCCGCCGGAGCAGATCGAGATCACCAACGAGGGTACGATGGAAGCCGGGCCGACGATCTATTACAAGCCGCCCGAGCAGCAGAAGCAGGCGTACCTTGAAGACCCGGACGTGCCGTCCGAGGTCAAGGAAAAGATACAGCTTGAGGGCAAGATTCCCCTGAACCAAGACCCGATGAAGGGCAGCTACGTGATCCACTTCGCCCGCAAGAAGAGCGGGTACGAGCTTCACGGACGTTCGATCCTCCAGCGCTGCATCCGCACGGTCATCTACAGGGAGAAGCTCCGTCAAGTACAAAGTACGTTGGCGTCCCGCAACATGACGCCGAAGACCATGGTCATCGCACCGGGCATCCCGGCGAACGAGGTCATGGCATTGCGTGCCCACGTGGACGAGGCGAAGGCGGACCCCGATTACAGCGTCGTGCTCAATTATGACGCCCGTTGGGAGGAGATCGGCAGCGAAGGCCGCCTGCTCTCGCTCGACGGCGAATGGCAGCATACCAACTCCGACTTGGCGATAGGCTTGGGGCTCTCCCCGGAAATCCTGATCGGCGAAGGTTTATATAGCGGTAACAGAATTCAACTCCAAATAATGGAAGTATCATACGTGCAATTTAGAGACTTGATAACAACCATCGTTGAAGACCAAATATTTCGCCCGATTGCAATGGAGCGTGGTTTTTACGAGATGGACAACTACGGCCGCCCGCGCTGGATTTATCCAAAGATCACGTTCTCAAGGATGGCACTTCGTGACAGCGGCGACCTATATGACGTTTTGTTCAACCTATACAGTAAAGGAAGCTTGCCCATCAGTATTTTGTATGAGCTTCTTAGCATTGATCCCGAAGATGCCAAGCGCAAGCTTGAGGACGATATGTTTACTGTAAATGATAGTAAATTTAATGAGGTTTTGGGCAACATATACAACAGCGTCGGCGAGTGGCTCATGGCTAACACCAATCTTGGCGATAAGCTCACCGAAGGGTTGCAACTTGAGAAAATCGATCAAAGCGTAGAGGCTGACAAAGGTCCGGAGGGCACTGGTGAAGGTATGTGATGCCCCGGCTTATTGATTTAAGCAACAAAAAATTCGATAGATTAACGGTTATTTCCCGAGAAGGGATAGATTCTCGGAAAAAGCCGACTTGGCTCTGCTTATGCAAATGCGGTGAGCAATGGTCAGCAGACAGTCGCAGGGGAGGTCTATCGGCGGCTAAAACTAATGTTCAAAGTGGACAAATACAGGCATTGGGACGTATTTGGGGTAAGAAATCCGTTGAAAGCGGGCGCTTGTTAGCCGTCGCAAGCGCCGGTGGCAGTGTTGGCGGTCGTATAGCGGTAGAGACCGGGCAATTAGCTTCTGTTAGAACACGAGAAACTTGTGCCAAAGGTGGGAGATCAAATGTTGAAAGCGGACATATGGCTCGCATCCAAATACTGGGCGCGCGTGCGAGAGGAAAAGCCAATGTCGATAGTGGTCACATTCAAAGGCTGGGCCGTCAGAATGTAACAAATGGAGTGCTGGAAAAGGGGCGTCATATTAGATGGCACACCAACAGAGATATCATTAATTCCGATTGCAGATTTTGCAAGGAAGCGGCCCAGTGATAACAATTTTAGACTCGAATTCTTGGGCGGCCGAGTTGCGCACAGGCGGGGCTCAGTTCGTCGTCGTCACGTCCGTCTCCCCGCCGACCGAGACTATTTTCATCGTCTCGAACGTGCTTACGACCGGCCCGTATGCCGGGCAATTCAAAGTGCTCCGCAGCAACTCTGTCCCTCCCGATCCCGGCCCCGGCTCATCGTTCGCCGTCGTCGCTACCGGAAATCTGGGTGCTACAACCATCGATTTCGATCCCGTTGTCTGTTACGACAGCAGCACGGGGCTACTGCATATCGTCGGCACGATGGACGATCCTTCGGCCAACCCGACTCTGACCGATCTGGTCAAGTTCACCTACGACACCACCTACCTTGGTCCGTATCCGTTGGACATCACTTCGTCGCGTGTCACACTGGTGACCGCCAGCGACATTCAAACCGCCTACGACATTTGCATCTTGGACAGCGGGCACAAGCTCATAGCAGCGGTTGCCGACAATCCCTCGGGGGCCATCAGCAATTCCCCTCCGATCCCCTCGGGGCAGAGCCTCATGGCATTCGAGCTTGACGGCAGCGACGCCTATGTTCCGAACAGCTTGGTAGTGCTGGCAAGCTCGCCGCCCCGATCAGGCAACACGGTTAGCGCCGTGTCCGTATTGTCGCCGGACGGCACAGACGTTGAACTCTATTACGAGTCGCACCCGAAGGTCTTCAACTTCGTGGACCAGCTTTTCAGTTTCTATGTGACCCACAGGACGGGTGCAACATGGGACGCCTCGCCGACTCCTTTGACACAGGCTGTTGGCCGTTACACGGACGACCGCATGACCGTGCAATACAGTCATAGCAGCGGCAACCGGTACCTCAGCCAGATTTACTACACGCAGCTTAACCATCCCGAGGGACTGGTCGGGAACGCTCTCCTCGGCATACAGCCCTTTTCTTCTGGCTCATGGCTCTTCCATGCGACTCCGGGCACGGTCGCGGGCGGATCGATCGTGCAGGGCGATTTGGTGGAGTCTGTCCTGACATCGCCTTCAGGTCTGGAACTGAATTTCGTCTATCTCCTCCAGCCGTTCGACGCCCTTCCGCAGCAACCGGGGCTCCCGGCCGCCTATCCGTTCCGCGTGGGATTGGTCAACACAGCCGCCATGAGTTTCACCGACGTGCCAGGCTTCTACAACCGGCAGACGTTCACATGGCTGCGCAGCACGAAATCGACTATGGACCTCGCCTCTCTTTGGGCCGTCGTGGGCGAACAGGAAGTCCTCACGGCCGCATCCGAGGTGCGGCTGATCCCGGCGACGGAGCCGTACGATTTCTTGGTGGCCCATGCTACAACGTTTTGGCAGGACGGCGGCGTCACGGACAACACCAACAACGTCTCCTACACGGAGGTTGTTCCTCCCCCCGCGAGGGGGCAGTATTCCGCCGAGCCGAACGGGCTCTACACGTTCAGCGCCTCGGACGCCAGCGTGGGAATCAAGGGGATCGACCTGACCGGGGGGCAACTCACGGTGACGGGCTCGAACATCGCCAACCTGCAAGTCGGCACGAAGGTCCTGTTCTCCGGGTTGACTCACTCACCGATTTATTTGAACGGGCAGATCGTGACTGTGATCGGGACCGACATCGCCCGTTCCACCTTCACGGCGCTCTTCAGCCATGCGGACGATCCCGAGCATTCGGACACGGGGCTGGCCGGGAAGCCGCTCACCGTCGCCTATGACTACGTGAGCAGCATCGTGCCCATGTACCTCTCGGATTTCAACGTGCCCCCGGTGGCGGAGATATCGCCGATTCCTAGCGTGTCGCCGCCCACCAATGTGACGGTATACCGTGCGCAGCCACGGACATTTTCGGCTGCCGGATCGTATGACCGCGACAACGACCCGCTGGAATACATCTGGTCGGAGAACGACCTGGATGCTGCGGATATTACGTTGGTTCCCTCGGGCAGCACAGCTACCCTGACTGTCGTCCGCGCCGTTGGCGGCGGGCTACGCACCTTCAATGTCGGCGTGGCGGTCGTAGACCTGTATCCCGACCTGATCACAGAGCGCCATCCCCCGATCCCGGTGACAAACATAGGGATCGCCTTGAATATCATCACGGTCACGGCCAACACCGACCTAGCGCCGGGCGAGACGGTGATGCTGTATGGCACTGGCATCCCGTATGTGAACGACCTCGCATACACGGTAGTCGCTCCGGGTCCGACCTCCTTCACCGCCGCCCCGGTCGTCGGCATCATCGCCGATCTTTCGTCCACTCCAGTCACGGGCTGGATGATCCCCCAGTACCAGTATGCGGTCTCCACGGTCACGGTGCCTTTCAACGCCGCGCCGACGATCACCTTCCCATCGCCGCCATGGTATGCGACGAGTCCTCCGACCTATCTAAACGTTGATGTGCCGCGCAACATGACGATCTCGATCTCTCACCTTCCGGTGACCTCGCCCCCGGTTCCCAACCAGTTCCCCGTGGTGATCACCGGGGACAAGGATCAGGACGACCTGACCACGTACCAATGGATACAGCTTTCCGGCACCAATGTCCTTCCCGGCACGGTGCAGCCCGGCCAGACGCAGATTATCGTCACGACGGAAGACCTCGTGTTCCATACCAACGGCGTCGATCTGAGCGGGGAATCCTTGGTGTTCCAGCTTACGGTGGACGACGGGGTCAACCCACCCGCGATCGCTACTTGCCAAGCCACTGTGGCGGGCTACGATTTCCTCATCGGGACGGACACCGAGCGGCTCTCGCGCTCCGTATGGGTGGAGCAGGACAAGATCACGAACATCGCTGTCGGCCCCACCTCCAACATCCTGACGGTCGTGGTTCCCAACACCTTTGTGGTCGGCCAGCAAGTCGCATTCTCGGGCCTAGCCATCGCAACGTTCCTCAACGGCCAGACGGTGACTGTTGACACCCTCATCGGCAGCGGCCCGGCCTACACGGGGTTCGAGGCGTATTTTTCCTATCCGAATCAGGCTTCCACTGCGGACACCGGATTCGCTACCGCCGCGGGCCGCGTCTCGCAGCGGAACACGGCGCTCGCCTGGGCACCGCTTGACGAATCCGTGCTCTACACCGATCTCCGGACGGTCAAGCGCCTGTCCGTGACGGACGGCACGAACCGCTACATCGCGATCTCGCCCTACTCGGTCCTAGTGTATGGCGTGTTCGGCGGGATTCCCCCGATGACCGTATTGCTCCGCAGGCTCTTCACCCCGCTGGCAACCGCCATAATCGATGCGGTGCACACCGAGGACGACTACACTCTGGTGCTGGACAACGTGCCGGGCGATCAGCACATCTACCGCTACACGACCGCCCCGCTGATCAACACGGACAATCCCGACACGACACTTGACCTGCGTAACCTGTCCTCGATGCAGTTCGACAGCATCTTCTCCACGACCAGCCACGGGAACGTCCGGATACTGGCTCTGTCCGGCCCCGATGGCTGCCTGCTGGTCCAAGTCGCCAATGACACGCTGGCGGTGCAGGGCACCTTGGCCCTGACTACCGCCTCGAACCTCGTCGCCGGAGCGGACAACGTGCAGTTCGTGCGCCTGTCCAACGTGGAGAGCCTGAAATCAGGCAAGGTCTTGATCGGCACCATCGACGGCAGCGGCGGCAAGACCTACGAGACCCTGATCGACCTGCAATACGGGCAGATCATCGGCACGTGGGACGCCAGCAAGCTGAAGAACCAGTTCGTGAACACTGGCGAAATCCTGTTCGAGCCCGACTCCACGTATTCCGGCCGCCCGGTTTCTCCGGTGCTGCTGAATATACCGCCTCCGAGCGGCGGCAAACTGACCCTCGCATGGGTGCAGCAGCGTCCCGACCTTGTCTCCGGGTACAGCGTGGAATACGCCGTGCGCCCGACGGCCAGCTTCACCTTGGGGATCGGCAAGCAGTACACGGCGTCGAATTATGGCTCGGATGTCGGAGTCACGGAGAGCGTCCCGATTACCCGGATTCAGGTTAACGGCGGCACCCTGACGGTTACCTGCAATAACAGCTACGCGACAGGAACGCCTGTCACGCTGAACGGCTTGGCGAACGCCGCCTTCCTCAACGGCCTGCCGCCGTTCATTGTGCTCGGGTCCACGGGCACGGCGTTCACTGCCGCCTACGCCCATACGAATTACGGCCCGACATCCGACTTGGGCACATCTACTCAGGCGCTTGTCCAGACGAGCGCCATGAGCCCGCTGGTGAACCAGTACATGGTGGACGTGACCGGACTGTATACATTCAACGCGGCGCAGGTGGGCAACACCCTAACGGTCTCGTTCCAGTCCCCGTTCGCCGCCCTGCAACAGGTCAATTCCGGAGCCATCCAAAAGGTGGCATTCTCCATCGCATCGGGAAGCTACGCGTTCGAGATTCAGGCGCTCTCGAACGACGGGGCCTCCGGCTTTTCCAACGTCCAGATAATTTCCTTTTAGCCAGTATTGAAGAGTATGGCGATACTCGTCCCCAAAGCAGACCTGCTCCAGCCGCTCAAGGCCCTGGCGGCGTTCGACCCCAAGGGGTCGCCCTACATCGGCGTGCAGCTTGGCGACGCCCCGCAATTCTACCGCTCCAGCGCCAACGGCTTCATCCAAACCAAGAATTTCGGCTCCGGAAAGACCACCTACGTCTCCCTGTCCAACCTCATCGACTGCCTGAGGAACCTGCCCGAGGATGCCGTGCAGCTTGGCATCGACCGTAGCGGCATCCTGCGCATCTACGGCACGTCCAGCGACGTGTTCGAGAGCGAGACCCACGTCCATACGGTTTCCGAGGGGCAGGCGGGCTCCAAAAGGCACGACATCGGCGAGACGCGGTTCGACGTGGACAGGAACGCCTTTTCAAGGATCAACGCCAAGGCGTTCAAGACGGTGACCCCGCCCGTCCTCGTCAAGGGAAGGCTGATGCTGGCGACCGACGCCGGAGCGACCGTGATGTGGGACGGGCCGGAATCCATCCAAAAGCTCCCCGATTTGTACCCCCGCGAGAGCTTTCTCCGCATGGTCAGCGGCGATGTCGAGGTCCGGCGGATCACCATCACCGCCAACGGATACTGGGGGGCCGAGATCGAGGACATGGTCGCCTACACCAAGGGGCATGGCATCGGGCGGCAGATATTCGACAATTATGCCGCATCGGGCACGGAGATCGCCAGACTGCCCGCCCAGCGCCTTGTGGTGGGTCTGGACGCAGCCGTGGGGCTGCTGGAGCCCATGGAGCGGGTAGAGGTCGATCCTAAGCTGGGAATCCTCGCTACTGGACGGTTTGGAGACAACCGAAACTCTTTAGGGGAGACCGGGGACTGGCCACGGTTTGCCATGCTTGCCAAAACCGCTAAGGTAATATCTGAGGCTCTAAGCCAAGCGGTCGAGGATGAAGCCATACTGTATTCCATCGCTCCGACACCGGGCGGCTCCACCTTGCTCAGGCTGAAGCGTGGCCCGTTTGAAATCAATTTCCGGGCCTATAGTTAGAATGCTGATCTCTACGAAACCTGAGTTTTTGTACGGCTACAAAGACTTTGCCACCGGCAAATATCTTCGTTGGCACATCAAGCGCAACATTGTCAATCCCAGTTGTCCATTATGCGGTTGATTCCGCAAATACAGTATTAAACTCTGAGGTGCATTATGAGCAAAGATGAAGCAAGATTGGGCCTCCCGTTTGATAAATTGAACGAGGAAGTCCAAGAAGCCGCCCCCCAAAAGCGGAAATATACCAGAAAGCCCAAGCCAGCGATGACGCCCGTTACTACAGTCCGCAAGCACAAGGTCGAGAACGTCAATCGCAATGGTCTGGCACAGGCGCTTGACGCCTATGCCGCCGAGGGCCGGGTGGTGATCGCCTTGAACATCAGCCGGGACATAGGCGGTTGTTATGAATGCGTATCCTTCAAAAACGAACCTGTAAACTAGTTTATGCCGATTCGACTGGGGAAAACTTGTCGTTACGGCCGACATCCCAACACTCCCGAAAACAGAATTAAAGAGGGTGGGGGAACTCGTTGTCGTTTGTGTAGAATCGATGCTGACAAACGTAGGCTGCCCAAGAAACGACAGCGACGAACATCTTCTACAAAAGCCATAACTTATGCCAGACAATACTACGCTGACAACAGAAAACACATTCAAGAGCAGCAACGGGAGAGACAAAATCAAACAAGAGAAAAAGTTCTGCAAATCTTGGGCGGACGTTGTTCAAGTTCGTATTGTCGCTGGGTAAACGAGGATGGAACTTTTGGATGTTCTAATCTTGAAATGCTGCACATTGATCATGTATTTGGTGGAGGAAACGTTGAACGCAAGCAGGGATACACCGCAATGATTCGTAAAATTTTGAATCTAGGCACTGAGGCTAAAAAACAATATCAATTGCTTTGTGCCAACTGTAATTGGTGGAAAAGACAACACTACCATGAGTTCAAATCTTGGAATTTAGGCGACAATCGAGGAAAAAGTTCTCACCTTGATACTCGTTGGGCATCAAAAAATGGTATTAATAGGAGAGTCCCCCTGAGGGAACTCAAATCTCACATTGCGGATGGGTGGCAAGCTGGACGCGCTTCGGTGAAAGCCGGAATCTAATGGACACATTACTCACAACTCGATTGGGCCGCATGCATATGGGCGTATCGGCCATCGACCAGCAGCTTGAGTACGAGGCCGCCGTCATCGCCCGGCATACCGCCCGGATTAGCCAACTCGAAGAAGAGAAGTCCATGCTGGTAAAATGCGTCGGCACCATTGACCGCTGCATCCAGATCGTGAGCGCGAACGGCATCGGCAAGATCGAGGGCATGGTCACGGACGGGCTCCAGCGGGTGTTCAACAACGACCACATCGGGCTGGTGGTCGAAAAGAAGGAAAGCGCCCGAGGCAACAGCTACCGCATCCTCGTCAAGAGGGGCGACACCATAGGCAACCCCATGGACTCGTTCGGGGGCGGCATCCAGAACGTTGTGTCGTTTTTGCTCCGCGTGATTTTGATCAAGAGATTCAAACTTGCTCCTTTCCTTTGTCTGGACGAACAATTCTCGAACGTGTCGCCCGAGTACCAGCCGCGGATCGCCCAACTGCTGAAGACCTTGGCGGGGCTGGGATTCACGATCTTCGCCGTGAGCCACCAAGCGGCGATCACCGGGGGCGCGGACGCGGTATACGAATTGACCGTGCATTGCCCGAAATGCGGATACGACATAACGCCGCAATACCCGTACACCGAGCCTGCCCCGAAGACCTGCCCCGGCTGCCAAACGGAACGGAAGAGCGATGCGGTCCCCCGCCTCCGCAAAGTCGAGGGACTGAAGCTGGAGGAACTTTACGGTGAAAGACCCCCTGCTGGCGCTAGTCAGCCTTAAGCCATTGGAAGAGATCATCGCGGCTGCCAAGGAAACCATCCACAGGCACAGGCGCAGGTTTTTGCAACACAACCTCAGGCCATGCCCCGCCAACTGTTTTGCCTATGAAACTCCCGTTTTGATTAGAGATAGGGGGTTTGTTCCCATCGGAGCCAATGTAGGCAAAGCGATTTTGTTAGGATCAAATGGGAGTTGGATAAGCGGTGAAATACAAAATTTCGGTAAGCAATACTTGATGGGCGTAGAGTTGATGTACGGTCGTGGGCATACTAAGGTCAATTTTAACGCTACTCCAGACCATCGCTGGAAATTAACAGATGGATCAGAACGTACAACCCTTGAACTTCAACAAGGCGACACAGTCCCCTTTATACGTTATCAGCGCAAAGAAGTCTATGACTCAGTAGATTATCTGCTCGGAGTACGCCACGGTTTGATATATGGCGACGGAACAGCAACTTGGGTACCCGGAAGACGAAGCCGGGGGGCTATTCATGCGTGTAAGCGCATAGAGGGGTACTGTATTCGATTGTGCCGGGATGCTGAGGAATTATTGCCCTATTTCGACGGCTATTCGGTTGCCTATCCCGCATCTTTTGGGGGTGATCCGGTTGTTCGTCTTTATGATAGTTTTGCAGCAACCCATGAGCTTAAACGGCTTCCTTCTACGAATGAGACGGAGGACTACCTTGTGGGGTTTTTTAGGGGTTGGATAGCAGCAGACGGTACGGCTAGTCACGCTAATCGCGCAGCCCCATCAATTTGCTGCGGCTCCGAAGAGGAGACTTGGCTGCGACAAATTATGCCCAATTTCGGGTACTATTTTATGGTTAGTTCTCCTCTTCCAGAAAGGACCAATTTTGGCAAACGCAATAAAGACTCTCGTAATCTTCCGTTGTTTAGGCCTTCTTTAACAGAGAGAGACTTTCTTATAAAACGAAAACGCCGTGGTTTTATGGGGTCTTCTTTTGAGATCAAATTGCAGGTATACTCTATCGTTGAAACCAATAGGCTAGAAGAGACCTTTTGTGCGGTAGTTCCCAGCACTGAAGATTTTGTTATCGATAAGGGCGTTCTTACGGGGAATTGTCAAAAAGCTGATATGGTCGGGCACAAGGTCGTGGGATGCTCCGGTTGCGGGAGCCCCAACTCCGACAAATGCCTCAAGGAATCCAAGTTCGAACCGATCCTCACCAAGGACGAGCTTGCCCGGCAGTTCGCCGATCAGTTGCGGAATCCGGAGGTCTTGCTTCGGGAGTACAGAGATATTATAGTTTTCTTATGGGTGCTTGGAGCATTTGACAAACAAAAACGGACGGTGGACGAGCACATCGTCAGCAAGGTGGAACAACGTGAGGACAAAGCTAGGAAAATGGCTGTCGGTCGGGCTGGTGGCGGCGATAATCCTGATAGCGCTCTTGATGTACGTGAACCGCAGTCAGGATCAAACGATCCGGCAACAGGTAGCGGAACTTCAAGCCCAGCTTCAGACGATGACAAACGCCCAGCGGCAGACAATGTCGTGCCGCGCCGAGTTGCATCGCAATCGGCACCTGGAACAAGGTAAATAACTTCTCTCTGATTTCCCTGTAAAACCGCAAAATCGAGTATTACCCGCTATGGGTGTGCGAATCATAGCGGGCTACAAGGCCTTCAGGATTGACGAGAAGGGGCGGCTGCGTTTCCTGTTCCACGCGCACAAGGGATCGAGCATCGTTCCCTTGGACGAATGGATCACGGCGAAGCGCCGATGGGGGCGGGAGGCCAAGGGCAGGAAATACCGCGTGGCATTCCACTTCCTGCGGCTGGTCGAGAAAGTCCGATACGAGGGGTCTCGGGCATAAAGGAGTATTAATTGTCATGAGCACAAAACCCGAACAAAAACTGGAAGAACGCATCAACATCATGCATACCGTCAATGGAGTGCACGTGCTGGGAAACAGGATGCGGTTGTTTTTGGTTCAAAAAACCAATGATAAGCTGGTTCCTGAGGGGGTCGGCGTCCGCTATTCTTTGGATAAGTTGCGGCTTCTTGCTACCGCCGTGCGCAAGGCCCGAGCAAGCGAATTCTCTACCGAGCAGACGCGGGCCTTCTTGCCCCCGTACGGGGAAGAGCTTCAAGAGCGCCTCGACAAGGCTGTTCGAGACTTTCTTCAGGAGAAACTCGGATGAAACTGAAACTGAAGCTGAAATCGCTATACATCATTCTGGGCAGGTTTCTTTTCACGCTCGCGCTCCTGGCGGTCATATGGATGCACGCCCACTGGTCGGTGGCTTTGGCGCTCACTCTTATCTTCATCGCACGGGAGGTTGACAATTTTGTGTTCGGGACGCTCGTCCGCACATTCAAGCGACTGTTCGAAAGCGAGGCGGAAGTCCGGCACAGGGCTGAAATAGATCGTGTATTGGAAGAGATGCTGGAGAAAGCGAGGGCGAGAAATGTCTACCAACAAACAAAAACCGACCAAAGTAACTAAGGACGACCTTGAATTGGCGGCGGAGCTTGAGCGCATCACCACCATCAGGGGGCTGCTCGACAGCTTCCGCGTGGAATTGACGGAGGCCTTCGAGGCCCTGATAGACGTGGCGGAGACGGGCAACAACCCGGTCACTACTTACCTTGAGGCCTTCAACACGCGGGATTCCCTGGCTACCTCGTTACAGTTCTTGCAGGCGGAACTCCTGCGGGAACTCGGGCAAGTGGACGAGGAAGACGCCCATGCGCTGGCCGACCCGCAAGCCGAGGAAGAGACGGAGCCTGTTGCTGGCGGCGACGCTGTTGAAATCGACGAAGCCTTGGGCAACGATCCCGAGAACGAAAAGGAATAGGGTACCATTTGTTCATCTACGTTGTGTGGAACACTCGAAACGGAAAGCTGTACATAGGCAAAACCCGAGGTAGTGTTGCCAAGAGATGGACAGCCCACGTCAAAGCCGCTGAAAAGGGAAGCAAACTGTGTTTTCATGCGGCAATTCGTAAGTATGGAATTGAAAGCTTTAGGGTAGCTTTACTGTCTTCATTTGCCTCATCGGTTGAGGATTTGAACAACCAAGAATGCTACTTTATTGGAAAGTACAGAACCTATCCCCCAACACTAGGCTACGGGTATAACTTGAGTCCGGGCGGCGATGGCGGGGCGGTAGTGGCAAAGTTTAAGAAAATCACTGACGCTACTCGTGAAAAGATGTCCGCGGCTAAACGTGGACGACCTTTATCCGCCGCACATAAACAGCATCTTTCTGAAGCAATTCGAGCAAACCCGCTTGAGTTCACCCCAGCATTCCGTAAGAAACTCAGTGAGAGGCAGCGGGGGGCAAAAAATCATAATTGGGGAAAAACGGCTACGCTGGAAACTAGACAAAGACTGAGCATATCCGCAAAAATCCGAGTATTAAACAGGAAGAGAAATAAGAAAGGCAGATTCACAAAGGATGGTTTATGAGTCTTTTTGCTCGCGGTATGTGGTCGATTTTTGGGATTAGAAAGGCATCGCAGACTTCGTTTGAAGCTACGATTCAAAGTGACAAGCTTCAACAGATCAGTCAGGCCGTGGTTTTTTCTAGAGTAAAGGTCGAAGGAGGTTCTGCTTTTGGTATAAATCCGTACGAATTTCCTCGCTTGGATGAACAAGGCGACCAGACATTTACCGCTGATTTGTTGAAGCTGGATGATGGCGTTTATGGGTTTTGGGGAATAGTGAATGGGTTTGAAGATGTGACCGATCCCAAGTCCAAGGCCGAGGCGCTGGCATACAAGGATGCCGGACGGCCGTTCAGGTTCCTGTCGAAGGACGAAAAGAAAGTCGTCGAGGCGAGCGTCATCGCGTCGGCGGTGCTGTCCCGCGCCCAGTTCCCCGTGCTGGTGGACTTCAACAGCGAGACGGTCTACGCGGCTTCCGGAAACGCGGACGAAGTGGGGATGGTGCGCTCCATCATCACCGCCCTCGGCGGCGAGGACTTCAGCCTCGCATGGCAGTTCGACACCCCCGATTGGCCGACGAAATTCCTCGACACCGTAGCGGGCAAGAACAAGTTCGAGGCCGAGATGGCGACCCGTGCCGACGAGCTTACCCGCTTCCGCCCCGACGAGGTCGAGAAGCTGGACGACAGGGTGCTGGAGAACATCGTCGCCAACTATTTCTCCATGTCCGAACTGGAGACCGGGCTGTGGGCCGGGCTGTCCACTCCCGCCCGCATCCGGCTTTGCAGGACGGGCGATCCCTTGTCCGCGTCCAGCCCCAGCACGGCGTTTTCGGTCCTGCACGAATTCGGCAAGTCCGAGGTCGCCGGGGCGGCCGTCGTGTTCCAGAGCTTGGATTCCAGATTCAACAAGAAGACCGACAAAGAGACGCAGTTCCGCACGAACCTGTTCACCATCGACGTGAACGACAACATCAACCTCACGGATGCCGGGGCGGCCATGCTGCGGGGCTTCGACCTCCCGACGTTCAAGCGGGAGATGAAACAGGCAGCCAAGAATCGCAGCCTGACAATCGGTGACTACTGGAAAGAGTGGCTGCTTAAGATGAAAGAAGCGGTTCTTCTATTCACAGATAATGCGACTGAGACTCTGAAAACTGATCCAAAGAAATGCGGACTTAAACCATATGACGGAGAAACGTCAAAGGATGCCTAAAAGATGCCCCAAGTGCGACACGGAAGACTTGTCACGGTTCGCTAAGAACAAAGGCAGAGCGGATGGATTACAAGTTTGGTGTCGTACTTGCCGTCAAGAGTACTATCTCAAGAATCGAAGCAGATGCTTAGCAAGCAATAAGCACTATCGTCAAACCAATGCTGAATACCGGGAACGCAAAGATAGACTGGCTTGGTTGAATCCGATCCGAAGATCAGCGAGTAAAAAGCGGACACTATAATGCCGAACTTGACAGTAGCGACGATCATCATGAAGGACCGGGCGAACGTATTGCTCGTGAAGCCCAACGAGGGACCGGACGACAACCTTTGGGCTATCCCAGAGGGAGTTGTCGCTGAGGGCGAAACCGTCCGTAACGCCTGCATCCGCTCGGTGAAGGAAGCACTCGGGCTGGACATTGAGCCGAAGATGACGTTGTTCATCTGCGAGCGTGTCGTGCCCAACGACCACCGCCTCGGTATTTTTGTCCTTGCCGAGCCCGTCCCGCTGACGGAATTGAACGAGGGATTCGGCCAAGGCGAGATGCTCATCCTCAAGGGTGGAATCGAAGAGGCACGCTGGGTCGGCGTGCAGTCCCTCGGAGAGCTTCAGAAAAAGGAAGGCATGAGCGAGTTCACCGCCAGTGCGTTTTTCAAATTCAGTGAATTTTTAAAATCTAATATCCCATCCGTTAGTAGGAGTAATTAGTCAAGGGCCCCATAGCTAAAGCTGGGGGTATCCGCAGCGACATAAGAGATGAGCCACGAATGCACGAACCCGCCCGAGTGCCGCAAGCCTTCCGCGCACTGCTATAGCATGACGATTACGCTGGACGGCAAAGAATATTTTACGGAGCAGTATTGGATGTGCGAAGCGTGCTTCGAGCGATGGCTCAAGGTCAACAAGGAGAGCGGGTATGACGAAATCGAGTAAGGACTATCCCGCCCCAAGGTCAATTAAATTTTGAGAATTATACGCTTGACAATGGGAGGTGAGTTATGAGGCTTTACTGGTTTGGCTACCGCTGGTTTATGCGACTAGCCCACAAATTTGATTGGCATTATGCTCCAGTTATCGGCCCTTTTGACGATGGTCGCTATCAGCGTTGGTGCAAGTGGTGCGGTTTTAGAGAAAGTTTTCGCAATTTTATCGCAATAAAGCAGGACGGCCTAAGTGTTAATCGATGCGATGAGTATTTAGGTCCTTTCCGCTGTGAAAATAAGATAGGGCACAAAGGTGCTTGTGCGTTTGATTCGAAAACAAGGGAGATAAAAAGTTGAAAAATCTTCCCATTGCAAAGCGTATAGTTCCCAAAATTAAGAAGCATTTCGTCACATTCTACAGCCCCGGCACGCTTTTCGCCGAGACGACCCAAAAGCCCATCGATTCGTGGGATGTCAAGAAAGCGACGGGCATGGCCCGAGCGGTCAAGGAGCGGTACGACGCCGTGCCCTACGGCTTTCGGTTCTCGACTAGCGGCCGCGGGGACGAGGACTTGGATTCCAAGGTCACGGCGACAAGCCCGTTTTATTTCCTCGGCGGGAAAATCGAGACGCTGGAGCAGGTGAAAGCGCGGGCGACCAAAGGCGGCACGATCCTGGTATCCAACATGGAGATCAACGGCTGGGACCGCGTCATCACGAACACGAACTCGTGGAAATGCACGCTGCCGCTAAATCCCGGCGACGTGGTGCTGGATTTCAAGGTGAAGAATGGAAAGAGACGTTCGAAAAAACCCTAAGCCCCAGCGGATGTGGGCGGTGTACAATTAGGGCATCCTGTTGCACGCCTACCGCATGAGGCGGGAAGCTCTCGAATGGTGCCGTAAGGAAGCCGCCAAGTATCCCGTTAGTGGCCCAGCCGTCCTATGGCAGGATGTGTTCGAAATCCACAAGGTCCTTGTCGCCGAGTCGGAGAAAGCGGTGCGGTGATGGCAGAGGGCGAATGGGCGGGGCTCACGGTTTTTGCGATTCTGGGCGGCAGTGTTCCGTTTGCTTCGTCGGCGCGAGCATACTGGAAAAAGCGGGGCCGGTTATGAGGAACAAGGAGCTTTTTACCGCCTGCACAAGCCAATGCGTCTGGTGCAAGGAGCAGTGGCCTGTCGTCAACCATCGGGGTGGAATCGTCCATACGGCCCCTTACACCAAGGACCCCAAGCTCTTCTGCTGGGGCTGCCAGTCGGGGACGATCCGCAAGGCCTTCAATTACATGGACTACACCGGGGGCAAGCGAATCCGGTGGAAGGTGCCGCCCGCCGAAACGATCAGGAAGACCACGCCCAATTCCATCATCGTCAGACCGAGCACCCGCGACTTCTGGCGCAACATCATCGAAGCCAGCCTCAGCGTATCGTCTTGGCCCGAGTGGAAGCGCGGCATCAGCCTCACGGGCAAGGAGTCTCCCAAGGCGACCGAGGAAGACCTGAAGCGCATGCGGGACGAGCTTCTGCAATACGATGCCTTGGACTATTGGTCCCGCCGACCCTGCACCGATAATTTCCGGTTCCGCCCCGGCTACGTATTGGGGAAGGGATTCACGGGAGGAGTTTTTGCGCAACCGACATGCAACTGGGGCATCGGCTGCACAGCATGCTGGGAGAAGTACGAGAAGTTCTACGAAGAGCGATCCAAGGACTGGTGCGACTGATGGTTACAGGCACGCTCGATCTTCCGAAGATGGACGGGGCGGAAATCCGGCCCGGAATCGTCCTCATCGGGGAGCCCGCCCCCATGCCGGGCACGGGCAAGCTGCGCTGCCTAGCGAATGTCACGGGGATGCTTTGCCTCGTGGAGCTATCGAGCAAGTTTGGAAACCCCAATGAGCCTCGAACTTAAAACAGTCGCGATGCGGCATGAGTATGAGATCGTGGGCGAGTCCGGCTATAGGTACGCGGTTTATGCCACGAAGGACGATGAGTTCGGCTCGTGGTCGGCTTCCGTGATGATTTCGGATTGGGGAGCCTTGACGCCGGAGGCAGCCGTCGAGCAGTTGGCCCCGGCGCTCAAGAACCTGCCGGACATGCAACTTTGCCAAACGCGACTTACCTTATCTCACGTTTCTTCAGTATTTGAATCGTATAAAGAGTTTTACTAGGCTATCTAAGCCATGAATCTGATTTCACAGCGTCCTCAAACTTGGTCCAATATTGTTGGGCAACAACGGGCTATCGATGTACTCCAAGCTGTGTTGCGGAACCAGAACTTTCTTACCCGAGGTGTTATTTTATACGGTGTTCTTGGAGTTGGCAAGACCACGGCTGCTTATGTGTTCAGCAAGGCCCTGATGTGCACGGGGGAAGACCCGCTCGGCTGCGGGACATGCCCCTCCTGCGCCCTGATCGCCGAATCCGGCATCGACCAGCATCCTGATTTCATGGAGGTGGACGGCGCTCTGAGGTCGGGCGTCGAGGCTGCCCGAGATATCGTGGAAGTCACCCTGTCCCTGCCCGTGCTAGGAAAGCGCAAGGTGAGCGTGATCGACGAGGCCCAATCCCTCAGCCCCGAGGCTTGGGGCGCGTATCTCAAGATATTGGAACAGGGCGAAACCGAATCCGTGTTCATCTTCGTGAGCAACGAGGCGGAGCGCATCAAGCGCACCATCATGTCCCGCTGCATCAAGATTCCGTTCGAGCGTGTCGGCCGCAGCACGATGGTCGGGCTGCTCTCGAAGATCGCCATGGAGAACGGCATCAAGTACGAGCTTGAGGGGCTGGAAGCGATCGCCCGGCACTCCAAGGGCATCGTCCGGGATGCCGTGCAATGGCTCAACACCGCGGCCGCGCTCGGGGAAGTCAAGTCCGACCTTGTCCGCACGGTGATCGACATCTCGCTTGAGGACAAATGCACGAAGCTCCTGCTTATCGTGGCGAGGAAGGACCAAGTGGCGGCGGCCAAGCTGGCGGACGAAATCGGGCTGAACGCCACGCCGCAGCGGATCGTGGAGACGCTGCTCTCGATTTACAGCCGCTCGGTGTGGCAGGCCGACCCGGAGTCCGAGCTCAAGCGGATATACGTGGGCCTGCCCAACGTCGGGGAGGTGACGGGCATCTTGATCAAGTGGTCCGCCATCGGCATGCCCGCCGACGTGCTCCCCCTCATCGTGTTCGAGCTACTCAAGACCCAGCAAAACAAGGCGGCCCGGTCCATGGCCGCCACCGCCATAGCCCACCCCGCCCCGGCCCCGATCCGCCCGAAAACCTCCTCCCTCGCCGCCCTGCTGGGAGACGAAGAAGCTATCTGATCCTATTTGTGGGGGAATTATGCACCACCTGCTTGTCGTCTTGGAATGGATTCTCGGGCTTTCCGCCACCACCATCGGCGGGCTGCTTGTCATAGGCTTCATCCTCGCCAGCATCCGCGCGCTTCTGGGCCACAAAGATGCGCCGTGGGTCATTGGCGACGTGGCCGCCGCCGAGGCCCTCGCTGCCGCCGAAGGCTGGCCGCACAGGGCGCTGGTCGCTTTCGACATCTTTTGCAACGTCGTCTTTTTCTTTGGCGATCAGGATGAGACTATAAGCTGCCACGCGTATCGGGCTTCGCTTTGGGGCCATTGGTGGGGGATCGCCATGACTTGGTGGCTATGCCTTCTCCAGCCGTCGCACGGGCAGCTTGCGGCTTCCGGAGACCTCCAGAGAGCTACCGCCCGTGTCTCGATTTTGACTAGATTACTGGGAGTTTCCAGCTAAGCCCGCGTTTCCTGATTCTTCCGCTTTCTTTCGCTTTTCTACCCTTGCCAGACCCGCCTTCCGTGCCGCTTCTTGTCTCTTGGCGCTGGGTGCGGTCTTTCTTCTTGTCAACCGTTTGCTGATTTCCACGGCATATCTCGCCAGATGTTTGTTGCTGTACGAATCCCTTTGGTAAGGCCCAATAGGCGTTTTCTCGGCGTGCTCGCGGACAAGCTGCTCCACCACGCCCGGAGTCAAATGGTCACGCATGAGAACATAGAGAAACGTCACTAAGCGGTCGTTCATTTTTCTATTATAAACAAAAAAACTTCTGTTTGCAACAGAAACTCAGTATTAGTCCCTGATGATCCTTTTATACGGCGACACCGCTAAGGTTAAAAACCTCACTTGGTACATGTTGGAACTCCGTTCGGAGAAGACCATTGAAAGCACTATGAAACGTGTGGGGAAGGCCCTACACGGTATTTTTCGTAATGAGCCTGTTGAAATTTTTATACCGGTTGTTGAACGAGATTTGGATGTTTTTTCTCTAAGCACCGGGCCATATATTTTTGTCCGCAGCACGTCTTTTAGTTGCCTGCTGCGTCTCAAGCAAATCACCGGATGTGTATCATTGGTCACGGAAGGAGAATCCAACCGCCCGTCCAAGGCGATCCCCGTGGAGGACAGCTATGTCCAAACACTCATCAAACAAGCAGAGGAAGAACACCGCAAGAGAGCAATTGGCATCGAGGTTGGCAGCTTCGTCCGTATCCTAAACGGTGAAACGCGAGATTTTTGTGGGCATGTGGAAATTATCGGCGACGGCAAGGCGGTCGTGCGGGTGACACTAAAGACCAAGAGCATACTTTTGGAGACGCCCGTGAGAAATTTGCTTAATATTTCGCATGTTCCGCCCTGTATGAGGGTGTTTTACTTTGGGCCTATTGTCGAACAACTCTTCAAGGATGCCGATGAAGCAAAAGCGTTGATCGAGGAAGACCTCCACATGGATGAGAGCGCCCAGCCCGTCGAGGCCATCGAGGAGCAGCCCGCGGGCGAGCCCAAGCGCCACAGCCGCCAGCGCACGGTCACGGCGCTGGTGAAGAAGCTCGTATTGATCGAGGGGCAGCACAACCCCATGGAGATCACCAAAATCGTCGTGGCGGCGCTAAAGCGGAAAGAGATCAAGGCCCCAAAGAACCTCTTCATCCTGTACTGCATCGTGAAGGACCGCCTGATGAAGGACTACTTCAAGAAGATCGATCCCGGCATAAAGAACTACCGCGATGCCATTAAGAAATTCGGGCGCGAATACAAGTTTTCCGCCAGTCAGATTGCCAAATTGGACCCGGAATTGGGTATTCCTGTATTGACGCAGGAAGTCTGCAAGGACGGGCGCAGCCGCGAGGCCCGCCAGAAGTCCAAGAAATCCGTGGTCGAAGTGCGGAAAATCTCGCAAAAACCGCAGAAACGGGAATCCGCCAAGAAGAGGAAGCTCCCGACAGACAAGTGCGGCGACTGTTTTCATGAGCGTCGGGCTCACAGGCTATCCCCGCGGGGCACTTGGGCTCGGTGCCAAGACGTAAGCAACCATGCGATTCATCCTTGGGTAAAAGAAAAAGGTTCGGCACCTTGCTTTTGCAAGCGTTTTGCGGAACGGCATAAGTAATGTGGTTACTTAAACTTGGTAACTATCCTTTGAGTCTGCAAGCCGGGCTAGCCCCAAGCGACCACAAGGCCCTGCTCGGAGCACAGGGGGCAGCGCACGCTGGGCTTCGGGGGAAAATGCTTGCCGGTTTTCTCGCTGAACCAACCCTTGACGTGGTAGCGGTTGTGGCTGCCCTTGCGGTTCGCCTCCTGCCACTCGGGGTCGGCGGCCTTCTTGCGGTTCGCTTCTGCGACGTTCTTCTGGTACTTGGGGCTGGCGAACATTTCCGCCCTCGCCATCCCCTCTGCCTGCGCCTGCTGCCACTTGGAGTCGGCGGCCTGCTTGCGATTTTTTTCGGTCACCCTGCGAAGCTGGTCTTCGGTGAATTTGTAGCCGGATGGTCCATCCCCTCCGTCCGTTCTATTGCGGAGGATTCCCGTCCCGTTGTCCTGGCGACCGAACAACTCGATCAGCGCCATCTCGGATTCGAAGGCTTCCGCTTCGTTCAGCATCGGGAAGATGACGATGAGGGAGCGGTCCTTCGGGGGGCGGACATTGTGGTTGGTGGAATAAGCTCGCCCGTTGCTTCCCTTCCCCGCATAGTACGGGGTGCCGTCCTTGCTGCGGAGCCAAAGATAGGAGTAGAAGGTCGTCGACGAGGGCTGGTCCCCCGTGA